TGGGGCTGGTGGGAGTGGCACAACTTTACGAGCGTTCGGGCCTACTGGGGCTGGTGGGAGTGGCACAACTTTATGAGCGTTCGGGCCTACTGGGGCTGGTGGGAGTGGCACAACTTTACGAGCGTTCGGGCCTACTGGGGCTGGTGGGAGTGGCACAACTTTATGAGCGTTCGGGCCTACTGATGGAGACGGAACAACTTTTGGTACTGTCGGAACAACCGCTGGGACAGGGGCGGTAGCAACCGCCTGAGAATTTTTATTTTTTTCGTACATAAGAACACGAATTCTCTTTGATTTTTCAGCCTGACTTATGTTCTTCATTAACTCGATTTCGCGTATTTGCTGATCGTAATTTACTTTGGACATATTTTATATTATAAGTTATAAAATATTTTATTATAAAAATTCATTAATAGGAATTCCTGAAATATAAGCCGCGACTACGTACCCGTGACCAAACGGAAAACGAGTATCGTTGATTTTTTCACGAAGAAATTCCAAATCTACCTCTTTGCATATAACACTTCCATCGGCCAAACGAGGCCCGTCGAAATCATAAATAACGACGTCTACACCCTGCTCAACGCTCTTCTTCCATTCATTCGCCATCTCTGTATCCTTCATCATATCGTAGTAAAGTGGAACGTAAACATTTTTACGCGAATCGACCCAATTCATTTTATCAGGATTGCCATCCCATTTCGCGTACAATACCTTCATACCTTTTGACCCTGGATAACGCCGCTTTGGCTCACGCACATTTTTCCAAAACTTCTTTGTTTTTTCTTCCGGAATACCGTCATACACCTTCCCACTCTGCCAAAAGGCCTCGAAATTATAGAATTCTGTTCCGTCAAACGGCGATTTATACCACGTCTCAGTCATGGGCGAGAAATCTCTGCGATTTTTGCTATTTTTTGCCTGAGCCGACGTAACATTAATTTTTTGAGCTCCATCAGGAGATTCCGCCCACTTTCCACGCAAATTCATGCTAGCGATATATACCTTCCCCATTTTACTTTTTTGTCGTATATTTTTACGTCTAGATTCATTTTTAATTTTTTTTATGGGCGATCGTTTCGTCGACCGTCGAGATTTCCTAGGTGAACGTCTTGATTTCACGGCAGTCTGTTTTCGAGATTTACTAGGCGAACGTCTTGATTTCACGGCCGTCTGTTTTCGAGATTTACTAGTCGACTGTCTTGATTTCACGGCCGTCTGTTTTCGAGATTTACTAGTCGACTGTCTTGATTTCACGGCCGTCTGTTTTCGAGATTTACTAGGCGAACGTCTTGATTTCACGGCAGTCTGTTTTCTAGTCGACTGTCTTGATTTCGCGGCCGTCTGTTTTCTATGCGAACGGATTGATTTAACGGCTGACTGCGTTTTCATAATTTATTATACAAATAATAAAAAATTATACAATTACGCAACTGCATTTAGAGACGGCCGTAACCAACTCGGATTCGCCATTACTTACCGCAATCATAATATCAATTGTATTTGGCACAACCGTATCGATCAACAAATTGACAGCTTCCTTGTCATCTGGTGACAAATCGTCGTGATTATTAACTAGCCAATGCAAACAGTCGACTGCCAACTGTTTTTTCTGGTCACTCGTAATATTTTCCATAATTTGAAGAGTCTTCAAGGACTCAATCGATTCCATCACATCGTGCGCGACAAGAAGAATATTGGCCGACGTCATCTGGGTCTCTTTTAACAACGAACGACCGCAAATCGTAAGAATAGTAGACAAAGGCGACTTATATAAATCCTTTGCGGTTACCGACATAGCCGAAGCCACATCTGCAACCTCATTGGACAAGGTTGTTAGATCTGAAACGACGGCACTTGAAATAGCAGTCGCCGTTGGATCGACTTTTGAAAGACTAGAAGAGTTTATAGCTTGGATAACTGTTGCCGAAGATGATGCAACAGTTGCCGATACGGAGGCGGCAGCCGACGCCGCCATAGTTGCCGCACTAGAAATTGCAGCCGAGTTTGAATCAATCGCAATCGCTACTGCGGCAGCGTCGGTTGAAGAAGATGTCATTTCGGTAGACATTTATTCTTAATATTTTTTTAAATTTATTTTAAATTTTAGTTTACGACTTTCCATGCACATCGGCCATTCTTATCTGCCCGTGATACATATAGACGCCCGTCATTGCCCATCATTTCTTGATCGCAGCACTCATTTGCCGGGTAGGGCGGCGACGACCGGCCAGTGTATTTCTTAGTTGTCTGTACCGAACACGATTTAGACTTAGGCGATCTCTTTGCAGCCTTAGGCGACTTCTTAGGAGATCTTTTTGCCCTAGTCGACTTCTTAGGAGACGCTCTTTTCTTAGGAGATGCTTTCAAATTCCAAAATTTAGTGGACAGACCTTTTTTCGGTGACATCATCCCGGGAGACTTCTTCCAAAAACCGGTAGAGAGAGCCTTGCTCTTTTTAACAGATTTCTTCATTTATTACTAGTAAAAAAATAAAAATGTTTAACATTTGTAACATTTTTAATACTGTAAACGTTTGTATAAAAAGAATGATCGAAATTGCAGATATCACTAAAACCATATGCGTTACACCATCTATTATGGACGAAAACATGGAGGAAACCATCTCAACACTTATTAGGCAAAAATACGAACGTGTTTGCGACGAACACGACGGCGTCATTCTAGAAATTCACGATATTCTAGACATCCAAAATCAAATCAGCAAAGACTCCTGCCATATCAATATACGCGTCAAGATGCGCGTAAGCGTCGTCCGACCAAAGAAAGGCTCCATATTTACGTTCAAACCTACTCTGATCATAGCAAAAGGAATTTTTGGAAAAATTCACGATTTGATCAGCTTGTTTATCCCAGATACCTACTTGCCAGGCTGGGTCTACAAAAACGAGACGTTTACGGCGGGTAACAACACAATCACAAAAGATACGTTTGTAGATGTCGCCGTCACGGACATCAAATTTAATACCACCAAATATAATTGTATATGCAAGCTTAACTAAAAGAAATTTCAGAGGAGAAAATCAACCATAAATTATATTTTCAGTATGAAAATCGCATTTAAACGTTAAATGAATTATAAAAAATGTCCGACTCCATTCAATCCATGCAATCCCTTCACAAGAATCTTGTCTCCTTTTTCGACGAACTCATAGACATGTTTCCCAATGAAGGCGATTTCGTAATCTTTCGAATTATGGTAAAAGACCGCGTTCCAATCACCGAACTCGTTCCGCACCTCGCGCGCTATCTCTTACCCGAAAAAGAGACCGTCAAGAATGCCATCAAAAACGCAATTGCCGGCAATCCATCAGCATTTAATGAACGAATCAATGACATGTTTGCACAATTTGGAGGCACATCGCAAACTACAAACTATAAGAATCTATTTGACGGAATGGACAACGAAAACAAGGTCGTCATCTGGAAATGGCTCCATGTTTTTATCCACCTCCTCGAAAAATGCCAAAGGTAATTTTTATTTTTTTATTATTTTAATAAAATGCGTAGTATACGTCGATCGAAACGATCGCCTAAAAAGAAAAGTATGAGAAAGAGAAAGTCATACAAAATGGATCCAGGACAGAGTCTTGACGAAGACCGCATGGTAATTTATGAACGCCTTGTTGAGAGGGAACAAGAAGGCAATATAATAAGTATAAATGCAACTCGTGATGTAAAATGGGACGAATTATTTACTGTCATTGAACAAAAGGAAGTATTCTTTCTTAGGTTGGAGAGTAACTTTGTAAACGACGAAGAAGTAGTTCAGAAATTTTTAGAAAATCTGTCAAATAACACAACCCTAACCGTCATATATATGGAACGCCCCAATAAGTTTTTGATGATGCCGCAATACTTTTCTCAATTATATTCCATCTGCTACAAACACCCACGCCTAAGAATGATAGGTACAGGTATGGAAGGGAATAGTTTTAAATTTGGAAATGAAGTTTATAACAGAAATATCATCGTATTTAATAAGGGCTAAAAATGATTATTCACATCTTTATATTATCAGAATATAAAGAATCCCCAATGTCCTCCATTTTTGTCAAGACACTCGCAGGTGATCTTCTTCCTATTGATCTCCCCCAAAATTATCGAACGGAGCATTTTGGACACGCCCTACGCCGGTCAATATGCCAAAAATATTCCGGATATTTACCAGAAAATACCGACCCGACCCAAATTTCACTCTTCCGTTCCTTCCCCAAACGCGCCGGGTTCAGCAATAACCTGAAAGGCATAAAACCCGGCGACACCATCTGTATGTTTTTGAAGGAACCACACAACACCGTATTGGTGAAGATAGAATACCCATTTTTCCGATACTCTTTTAGCGACGCCGATGTTAAGGTATGCTTCGAATACAACGTCGTCGAAAAACGATACATGTACCAAAAACAACTCTTTTCGTCTGTCGAAAAAATGATTACGCATCTTGAAAAAAGTGGCGTAGTTTCCTGCCAAAACGCCTCCGATTTTAACCATATATGGTGGGTCTATAATTAGGGGGTATAATAAAATTGATCATAGGCTTTAAAAACAGTTAATAAGATTACAACCTAACAAAAGAAAATGGAAGTTGATTTTGAATATGAAAACGTCATTGACGGTAACGTCAGTGGAATAGTTGATATGTATAACGACGAGAATAATACGAATGAAATCGACGATGAGGAAGATTATGAGATTGAAGAACTCGAAGAAGAAGAGGATGACGAAGAGGAGGATGACGAAGACGAGGATGACGAAGAGGAGGATGACGAAGACGAGGACGAAGAAGAGGAGGACGAAGAAGAAGAGGAGGACGAAGAAGAAGAGGACGAAGACGAAGAAGAGGACGAAGACGAAGAAGAGGACGAAGAAGAGGACGAAGAAGAGGACGAAGACGAAGAAGAGGACGAAGAAGAGGACGAAGAAGAGGACGAAGAAGAAGAAGAGGACGAAGAAGAGGACGAAGAAGAAGAAGAGGACGAAGAAGAGGAGGACGAAGAAGAAGAAGAGGACGAAGAAGAGGAGGACGAAGAAGAAGAAGAGGAGGAAGAAGAAGAAGAGGACGAAGAAGAAGAAGAAGAGGACGAAGAAGAAGAAGAGGACGAAGAAGAAGAGGAGGAAGAAGAAGAAGAGGAGGACGAAGACGAAGAGGAGGACGAAGAAGAAGAAGAGGAGGACGAAGACGAAGAGGATTAAAAAGTTATATTATTTGATTATAATATAAGAATAATAACAATAATAACAATAAAATTGAAAATCGGCCTCTTAAATCCTAATGTGTTTATCAAAAATGAACTCAATCGACTTTGACGAAAAAAAGGACAGTTTTAACGTTCACATATCAATCCAACAACGGAACGCCAAGAAGAATATAACTATCGTATCTGGATTTCCCGACACCTATGACCTCCCAAAAATTCTGAAATATATCAAAAAAATCTATAAATGCGGTGGAAGTCTCGTCAAAGATAAAACCGAAAACACAGTCATTCAGGTAAGCGGTGACCAACGTCAAAATATTCGAGCGTTTTTCATCGAATGCGACGTCGTAGACGAACCCAATATTATTTTGCACGGATTTTAATTTTAATTTATAAATTAAAATGGACGTACCAACTATTAACATGTCCGGCGATCCCGCCGTCATTCAGAAAAATAAGAACGTATGCTACGTTCTACTCGCACTTGCAATAGCCTCATGCATCGGCTCAATAATATTGGGCATGTCGAAAATCGCAAATCGTGTTCTTTACGCCTCTATCTTACTTGGAGCCACACTAATTCTATCAATCGCGTTAATTGTTTGCGCGTCTTCTCTAAAACCCCCCGCGTGCAACGACTCCTATGACATAAAACCTGCAACTAAGACCGCCTCTTGGACAACCCCTCAATCTTATATGATTAACGGCGCTTCTGCCGTGGCGTCAGATTGTATCGACGCATCTGGTAAGGTAATTGACCCTTCAACGCCATCGTGCTGGGCGCCTTGTCCATCCGGCTACAATTTAACCGTGTCGACTACTCACGATAAACTCGGACATAATACGTCTGTCGGAAATTGTTCCAAATTGTTACAAAAATGTGTTATCGATCCTAGCCAGCAAACTTCATACACCGGATTCCTAGCTGGCGGAATTGTGTTTACCGTTTTATCGGCAATCGTCTTACTATTACTTGCACGCAAGTTCCTTGCTTAAAAATACGATATTTATCGTTCCAATATCAGGCCCTCATCGAAATTGGTAACTCGCGTGTTGTTAGATTTTTAATACAATATAACAATATAATAGATCTAATTATAAATATATGTTTAATATTCTAAATATTCTAAATATTCTAAATATTCCTAAGATTCGTAGAATTCTTCTTACTATTTTTACGTTTTCATCATTATTTAAAACTGTCGACGCGGCTGACTGCCTTCTTGTCATGCCTCTTTTCCCGCTAACCTATAACGGAATTGTCACTCCGTACCGCCTCCAAAGTGTTAACCCGGCCGATCCATGCACGATGGAAAATCCGATGACTGCTGCCTTTGTTGAGGCAACCATGTTCGACCCAGACACGGGTCGTATAAGCGTCTATCATCCATTGGTAGTTACCGATGGAAAGATGCCTCTGATTCCGGCGACACCTTTTACTATGCCTGTAAATGCCGTTGTGTCACTGTCGTTTGGATCAAATGCCAATACTCTTCGTTTAACGCCACCCGATATCGCTCTAACTGGAAGATGCGTGAACGGCATTACCGGCAATAACGATCTTTTTGGACAGTTTGCGTATTGCAACTCCGATATGTTTTTCGATAAAGTGAATGCGTGGATGGCATCGGGAATGGCATTGATTCCACCGATTCCGCCGTTGGGTCTTGCGAATGACGGAAAGGAGTGTCTAACGACACGCCATTTCATGCTTGTCGACCAGGACCCAAGCGATAATTTGGTAACGACCTATTTATTGGACCCGGTAACCATGAAGATTTTTCAGGATACGGTATCCAATCGCGTGACGCATCCGGGCTTCACTATCATTAAAAATGGGAGCGACAATCGTCTACTGGTTGCGATAAACATTGCAATGGGATGTACGGGTTATCTAGCGCCGTTATTGAGCGATCCATCAGGCGCCAAATCGGCGTCGTTGATATTGAACGAGTTACATGCCGCGATGCGACAGATGACCCCGATGGTTAGTCTTCCCGCACGTGATCCTATGACACGTGTGCTGGTGAATGGATTGCCTGTTCCGAGTCTATTGAAAAATAATTTGTACCGAAGGGGTATCAATCAGCCGCAGCTAATGTCTTTGCAGCATGCAGATACGTTACCATTTTGCGGCCATCTGACCAATCAGTTGGGCAGAATACAGGATAACAAGGCGGTGTTTACTACACAGACATCACCGGATGTGAATGCGGCCACCAATCTTTTTACGTTTTTGGCAACGCGTTTTTTCCAGACTTACAACAATTTGAAGTGTGATATCCTGTTGGATACAGTAAATCCGGTGACGTTGGTTACGTCTAACGGTATTACTACGGATGCGACGTTTGCGGTCGTTCAGCCGTACCAGTTTTCCAGTCAGGATCCGTATTCACCGATACCTTCGCCTACCATTCCACCAACATCACCTCCTACTCCTACACAACCCGTGTTGCCGACAGATCCTCCTCCAACGGCTCCTCCACTTCCGTCGTATACGTTGGGTGGAAATATCGTGTATATTGTCTTTGGGTCTCTTTTTCTGATTATATGTGTTATTGGCGTTGTTTGGTGTATTCGTCGTAACTCGATTAAAAAAGAGGCTGAAATAAAAAATCCGATTTTATCGATTGAGGATCCACGTGAGCGTTTTTTAATTGCTGATTCTGGAAATTCTGGACATTCTGGACATTCTGGACATTCTGGAAATTCTGGTTCTAATTTTAATACCAATTTCAATAATAAGACTTATTCCAAAGTATATTCGTCACCGCGGTCTGCTCCGCGTTTTTAATATTTTAATATTAATTAAAATATTTTAAAAGTTTTCTTATTTTTCTTACTTCGTATCCAACCATCTGTAAGGGCCGTCTCCTCTCATGACCGCTTCGCTCTTGTCAACTTCGGCCTTTACACTGTCGCGCTTGCCATATACTACCCAGTGAAATGAGCATTCGGCGTTGGCGTAGACTGTAAACGAGTTATTGCGAACGCGTGTCGACCGAATATTGAGATTGGTCTCGTCTTCGATGTTTTCTTCGTCCACGATAGGCGTTAGATGCACGGTTAGGTCGACCGCAAGATTCTTGACATAGTCAGGAAGGTCTACGGTGACTTTCTTCTGGCCTTTGGCGATTACGGCTTCGCCTCGGTAGTAGACACCGGCTTCCGGTCCTTCAAGACATGCGTGGACAAGGTATTTGTCAGCTTCGTCTGGGTGCTGAATAACGAATGTCTTGGATGTGTTCAATGACGATGAGATACTGCTATATCCAAATTCGCCTGTACTATAATTATACATAAGTAACGAGGCGACATCAGATCCCCATCCTGTTGATGACGCTTGACGCATTGGTTGGATAAAAAGACCTCCATTAACGATATCACCCGTTCCACCAATATCATCTACACCACTTCCTATCACAATTGAGTTCGTACCGCGGGCTACCGCGTTACTACCAATGCAGACACTTCCAACGCCTGTTGGGTTGGTACTAGGTGATACCTGCCCCGCGTAAGCTCCAATTACAATACTTCCAGAGCCTAAACTACTTCCCGCGCCTGCTTGGTAACCAATTGCAATCGATTGACTATCTTGGAACGAAATTGGCGTGCCTGGGTCAATGTAGCCAATCGAAATTGCATAACTGCCTTGTGAATTGCCACCTGCATTTAACCCAATTGCGATACATCCTTCTCCTTGGTTCGATCCTGCTGATGTGCCGATTGCAATGGCATTGGTCGACTGAAAGGAACCAGCTTGGTATCCAATAGCAACTGTTCTTTCGCCTGGGAAGTATTGTCCGTTACTAGTATGGTAACCAATCGATACGCTTTCTTGGCTCGCTCTGGCACCTATACCTATTGCGGTTCCGTTAGTATAGGCATAGGCGTAGGATCCTAGAGCTACGCTGGTATCGCCTCCGATCGCCCAGTTGTTGTCCCATACCAAAAACTGATTAGAACCACTTCCAACTGGGATAACAGGCGGGGAGTATGCGTATACTTCATGTGAAGTTGTGTCGTACGCTAATACGTGAGGCGCTGTTGTACTCATCGAATCGCGAATGGGCGCGATGACACAAGTGGATAGTCCAGCAGATTGTATTCCTTCTAAGGCACTAATTACAATTGAATTGTTATCGGTTGCCCATGTGCGGGTTCCGATTGCTATACTATTGGAGCCTTGATTTGTTACACATGACTCCAAACCAATTGCGATTGCATTTGCCCCTTGGGAACAATTTCCGGCGTTGTAGCCTATTGCGATAGCCTGCGAACCTTGGGAATTCTGACCTGTTAAATATCCAATTGCAATTGCTCCAGACCCTTGCGTTCCACCGCCGGCTTGGTAACCAATTGCGACGGCGTTGGCACCTTGTAAATGTAGACCTGCCTGGTTACCAAGAGCGACAGCTTGTGTTCCCTGTGTAAATTGCCCAGCAAACTTCCCAATTGCAATAGCCTGATCGTGTTGGAAATATTGACCGGCGTATGCACCCAATAGAATTTGGTTTTCTCCAATTACGCCCCATCCCGTTCCCGTAGAGATGACATATTGACCTTGGATGGTAGGCGAAGGCAATGTGTATGGCGTAAAACTGGTAACCTCGTTAGTTGACGTGTTGTATCCCAGGACAAGTGTTTGTGTCTCCGATCGTATAGGTGATATGTAAAGAGCGTTCTCATAAATTTGGTCGAAACGATTAAATCCACCGCCGCTTGCGTCAATTATGATGCTTCCATTCGGCTGATTGTTATATCCTGCCTGATGTCCAATTGCAATTCCAAAGTTTCCTTGCGCAATTTGTGCGGCTCCATAACCAATTGCGACTGCTCCAACCCCTTGTGTACAATTTCCTGCATAACCCCCAATTGAGACTGAGTGGGGAGCTTGTTGAGATTGAGCTGCGAAATTACCAATGGCAACAGATTCACCGCCCTGATTGGTTTGACCAGCCGAATTTCCTAATGCAACAGCGTCTTGAGATTGCGATTGACCAGCGTTTTCACCAATCGCTATAGATCCTTCCAGTTGATAATTACCAGCATTTGAACCGATTGCAATGGCACCTGTTTTTTGCCACGAGTAACCAGCATTATATCCAATTGCGATTGCGCCAGATCCTTGGCCGTGAACTTCGGAAAATCCCGCCTGATATCCAATTGCGATCGAGTGAGCGCTAGTCTGCACAAATCCAGCTTGATAGCCAATTGCGATTGAGCCGGTACCTTGGTTGTAGGCGCCCGCTGAATAACCAATTGCGATTGCATTCGTTTGTTGGTTGGTTTGACCCGCATTGCCTCCCATTACAATGTTTGTGTCGCCAGATGCATAGGCCATTCCGTCCCAATAGAGGTAGTCGCCGTAGTTTGTTCCAGAAGGCGGCGCTGCACTGCTGTTTACAAAATAGGTAATTTCTTTGGCTTCTATATCATAGCCCAGTACGGTTGTCTGAGTAATATTGCGAATCGGGTTGACGTATAGACCAGTGACTGACGTGTCTAATTCAGTTCCCGACGCATTAATTACGATAGAGTTTGCGGCCTGCGTATTTGATCCTGCAAGATTTCCAATCGCAATTGCGTTTGTTCCCTGGTTGGTTGAGCCAGCCGACGTGCCAATCGCAATTGCGTTGGCTCCCTGACTGTTTGAGCCTGCTGTCTGACCAATCGCAATTGCGCTGTATCCCTGAATAATTGAACCGGCCGCCTGTCCAATCGCAATTGCACTTGTGCCTTGGTTAGCGGAGCCGGCCAAATCGCCAATTGCAACGGTTTCTGGATACTGAGCATTAGATCCGGCGCTGTTTCCAATGGCAATTGCATTAATTGATTGGGTAAATTGACCAGCGCTGTTTCCAATGGCAATTGAATTTGTTCCCTGTACATTTTGACCGGATTCTGACCCGATTGATATCGCATTTATATTTTGAGATTGCTGACCAGCGGATGTGCCAATTGCAATAGATTGGTAACCTTGTGTCGTTTGACCGGCGTTACTGCCAATGGCGATACCCGAGCCGCTTAATGTCACGTAGACTGTAGTTACTACCGAACCTACATAATTTCCGGTGTAGTAATCATACAAAGGCGTTGGAACAGTAGATGATGCCAGAATAGGGTAGTTTTTTGTAGGAAGTGAGAATGGGTTACTATTAGATAAGTTATAGCTGTGATAATCCCATCCAGACGACTGACTCCATGGCATTTGATCAGGGTTCAACCCGGGATAAGCAGTCCCGTCGACCGAAAGTCCATTCACGTCGATTGTTCCGCCTACTATTAGGTTAAACGCAACTAATTGAATTGTACCCCAATTTTGATTACAGTGCGTGCAAATCACTTTATAATATTGATAAGGAACAGTACTGACAATAGGGTATGTGTTATATCCAGTTGTGGGAGGTATTGGTGGTTGATTACCTAATTGTCGATCAATTTGATTCCAGGTTGAATTGTCGTTCGAACCAGCGAGTATCCACCCATTTAGAGATTGTCCGATCATACTAACTTGATAGTAAGTAGGAACGATTTGACTACCAACGTCATACTGAAACCAGCTACCGGCTGCACTAAATGATACTTCGAAAGGCGCTGATTGGCAAACCTGGCCAGCATTCTGACCGATTGAAATTGACGTAATGCCCTGATTGGTGTAACCAGAACTATTTCCGATTGCTATTGATGATGTTCCTTGGTTAGTATATCCAGAGTTATTGCCAATTGCAACAGCAAGCGATCCTTGGTTATACTGAGCGGAACCAGGTCCTACTGCAACCGAAAATTCACCTTGGGTATATTGGCCAGAGCATGCGCCGATTGCTACCGCCATGGTCGCCTGGTTTACATTTCCGGCGTTCTGACCAACAGCGACCGCTTGCAGTCCTTGTCCAGTCATACCGGCGCCTCCGCCTAGAACGATATTGGTATCGCCAACTACGTAGGCACCTGTTGGACCCGCCATCGGGTTCCAGTAAAGGTAGTCTCCGTAATTGGTTCCGGTGGGGATGATTGGACCCGACGGCGTATCAAAGTAGGTCACTTCATTTGTAAGCACATTGTAGCCTAGCACGCTTGTCTGTGTAACTGGTCGAACCGGTGCAACGTATAAAGCGGCCGATTCACAGGCGTTCAATTGGATGCCACTTGCATTGATTACGATGGAGTTTGGCATCTGGTTATTGCTGCCTGCAAAATTTCCGATAGCAATTGCGTTTACACCTTGGTTGGTTGCACCTGCCAATTGGCCGATTGCAATGGCGTTTCCGGACGAAGTATATTCAACTGGTGACATACCATTAAAGAACGGGTTGTATACCTGATTGGGGCTAGTTGTTCCGGCTCGTAGGCCAAAGAAGTTATTGAATTGCGCATTGTTACCGCTTAATACATACCACCCGGTTGGAGTGTCAACTGGTGAATAGAAGTATGTAATCTCGACCGAAGATGTTGTTACGTAGCCATTCTGAGAAGGTGATGACAACACTTCAGTTGGGTAGACTGTTCCGCCTACGGAGAAACCGTTTGCGTCCAGTGTACCTCCTTGAACCAAATTGAACGCCATCAGCGAAATGTAGCCTAAATCGGATGACAATGGGTCGGATTCGGTCACAACAAGTCGGTAGTATTGATAGGCTACATTATTATTTGGAACGGCATAGGTGTTATACCTCTGTGGGGTATTGTATGTCGGGTCCCATGACCACGTAGATCCGGCTTGGTTGTTTTGCGAATCGATGAGGTTCCACGAAGACCCGTCATTGGATGCTACCAGAATCCATGCGTATAGAGTATACTGACTGTATGCCGCGAGCTGGTAGTATGATAGCACAATGGGAGATGGCAATTGCATCTGAAACCAGGCGCCATTGGCAACTACTGTGACCGGTGATGACGCCTGGTTTACGAGACCTGCCGATGAACCGATTGCGATTGACCTCATACCTTGATATTGGGAGCCAGCTGAATAACCAATGGCGATCGTATTAGACTGTAATGAATTAATCAACACAGGTGTTACAACCGATCCTACGTAACTTCCACTTCCGTCATAAACGCCTGTAATTCCCTGTACATTCATAAAAGCAATACTTGCAAATGTTTGTAAACGATTTTGACTTAGGACATAACAACCACTTCCTGTGCCGTTGAAAAAATTGAAACCACTTGATTGTGATGTTTCATAACCGTCTTGTGATGCAGATGTTAATAATTCATTAGGATAAACGTTTCCAGATGTGACAAAACCGTCGCCGTCAAGAGTAGCACCTTGTTGTACAAAATTAAAAGCCGATAAAATTATACCACCATCAGGTGTTGTTTTTGTAAAAATAATACGATAATAACTATATGCTATATTAGCCGCATTATATTGTACAGCGATAGTTTTATAGGTAGCAGGTGGGTAAGTTAAAGGCCACGTATAAGGATTTTGATTAGATTGACTATCGATAATAACCCATGACACACCATCGTTTGATGCAACAAGGTCCCACGAATCTGGTACATAGTTGAGATAACCAGCACACTCTGCAGATAATTGATAATATTCAAGTACAATTGCAACCGGAAGTTTGTATTGTATCCATTCGCCTGCAATGTTTGTAAATGGGTTTGTTGATAGGTTTCCTGCAAGATTTCCGATTGCAATTGAATTGGCTGGTTGATAGCTTAAACCGGTATTGCTACCGATCGCGATCGCACCAGACCCTTGACAGACACCACCGGCATTCGAGCCTACGGCAATCGCATTTTGAAGTTGGCTAGTTTGACCGGCGTTCGTTCCGATGGCGATTGACGACACCGCCTGATTATTTGCGCCGGCATTCGAGCCGAGTGCGATCGCATTTTGAAGTTGGCTAGTTTGACCTGCGTTAGATCCGATTGCGATTGACGAAACAGCCTGATTATTTGCGCCGGCATTCGAGCCTACGGCAATCGCATTTTGAAGCTGGCTAGTTTGACCGGCGTTCGCTCCTATGGCGATACTATTACCAGTTGGCGGCGGATTAGGCCCTACTAATGTAGTTGATCCGAATGCTACATCGTAAGTATTATTTGCACCGTCATATATAGAAATGTTTGGAGTGATATTTGCGTTTGCATTAATACTACCTAGTGTCTGATTATTATAGTTTACACTTAATACATAGCACCCCGATGCAGGGTTATTATTATTATCGAAAGAGACGTTAAAGTAATTAGATTGTGTTGTAGTATACCCATCTTGTGAAGACGACATCAATAACTCGTTAGGGTATACGGTGCCACCGACAGAAAATCCATTTCCGTCAAGACTGCCTCCCTCAACCAGATTAAAAGCATAAATGTCAGGCAATCCATATCCAGAAGTTTGTGTTGGATCAACTTGCGTGATTACTAGACGATAATATCTGTATGCCGTGGTGTTATTTTGGATCGTATATGTGTTGTAATATTGGGGAGTAGAGTTACCAGTATTTGGATCAAGGTAACCAAATGAATTGCTCCACAACGTCCATGATTGGCCTGTTTGAGAATCAATACTAGTCCATAACATACCGTCATTAGATGCCAAAAGAGACCACGCATATGGTATATAATAGTTTGGAGATGGATTACTTGGATCAACATATACATACGCAGATAATTGGTAGTATGATAGCATGATTGGTGCAGGAAGTTCATATTGCAGCCATTCACCTGCAATTACGTTAGACGGCTGTGAATAAGCACCAGCGTTATTGCCGATTGCAATTGCGTTAGTGGCCTGATTGCTACTTCCGGCATAACTGCCTATTGCGACTGCGCTTCCACCTTGTACGCTATTTCCGGCATAACTGCCTATTGCAACGGCGCTGCCACCTTGTACGCTATTTCCGGAGTTATTGCCTATTGCGACTGCGCCATATTGTTGTGAATTGGCCCCGGCATTTGACCCAAGGCTAATTTGGGAGTCACCTACTGCGTAAGTAGAACCGTCCCAGTAGAGGTAGTCGCCGTAGTTGGTTCCAGATGGGACGCCGCCACCACCTCCGCCGCCTGTGTAGTAGGTAATCTCACCGGAAGCTGTATCATAACCTAGAACGGTTGTTTGATCAATATTGCGAATGGGTGCAATGTATAGACCGGGGTTATAGGGCTGAACTGTACCACCAGTTGCATCAATTGCGATAGAGTTCGCGGACATATTATTAAAGCCAGCACCACTGCCAATGGCAATTGAAGATGCTCCTTGATAATAAGCCCCTGCAAGTTGACCAATTGCAACAGCGTTTGGTCCCTGAGTAAAATTACCAGCGTTTTGACCAATTGCAATAGCGTTTGTTCCCTGATTTGACTGACCTGCATATTGACCAATTGCAACGGCACTGTCTGACTGTAAGACTCCGGCATTTTGACCAATTGCAATCGAAGCGTAGCCCTGTCCATTTATAGTAGTAATAGTACCAATAGTATTGTCTGGGCCAGTGTAGACGCTGTCGGTAGTACAAATCGAATCGGTACTAATACTGCCTAGTGTCTGATTATTATAATTTACGCTTAATACATAGCATCCTGTTGCACCACCATTATAATCGGAAGAATAAATCCCAGGCGATTGCGATGTAGTATATCCATCCTGTGAAGGCGACATCAATATCTCGTTAGGGTATACCGTGCCACCAACCGAGAACCCATTCTCATCAAGCGAACCTCCACATACTAAATTAAACGCGTAAAGATACGGATACAATCCAGCAATATCATTAGTTATTGTAGGATCGAGTTGCTGAATTACTAAACGATAATAGCTGTATGCCGTTGTGTTGTTTTGAAGAGTATATGTGTTGTAATATTGGGGGGGACCGTATGGAAATTGGTCATACCACAAATTCCACGATTGACCTGTTTGCGAATCAATAGTATCCCATGTATTGCCATCGTTGGACGCAAAAAGAGTCCATGCATAAGGAGTATTAGAATTTGGAGTTGGAGGTGGATTATTTGGATCATTAGACGACGCCGCCGCTAATTGGTAATAGGTTAGGACGATGGGCGAGGGCAGTCCGTATTGTAGCCATTCACCTAGCACCCCATTTGTACTAGGTGGAGTGTAAATGTAAACGCTCCCCATTCCAGCGTTTTGGCCTATGGCAATGGCAGTTTCTCCCTGATAGTTTTGACCGGCGGCCTGGCCTATTGCGACGGCACCTGTTCCCTGACTGGTTTGGCCTGCATTTCCACCAAGGCTAATTTGGGCGTCTCCTACTGCGTACGTAGCGCCGTCCCAGTATAGATAGTCGCCGTAGTTAGTTCCCGATGGGACGCCTCCGCCTCCGCCACCTGTGTAGTAGGTAATCTCATTGGAGACTGTGTCATATCCCAACACAGTTGTCTGTGTGATGTTGCGAACAGGGTTGACATAAAATCCAGAATCAGTTGGATTTAGAGCTGTTGAAGAAGCGTTCAACGCAATCGATTGGGACGCCTGATTTAAATTGCCAGCATTGTAACCAATGGCGACAGCGTAGTCACCTTGACCATTGCCTGATTGGGCCCCAAGTGCAACTGCGTTATTTCCTTGTCCAAACAATGCAGAGCCATAACCTATGGCAACGGAGCTGCTTCCTTGTATACCGGCAACTCCTACATTTTGACCAATCGCAACTGATCCATCACCTTGGCCGCCGCCTGCGCCTGCATTTGATCCAATTGAGATTGCCGCGTATCCCTGTCCAACACCACCTGCATAATTTCCAATTGAAATGGCTTCAGCTGATTGCGATACGGAACCCGCGTTAATTCCAATTGCAACGGCATTGGTTCCCTGATTTGATTGACCTGCATATTGACCAATGGCAACAGCGCTATCTGCCTGTCCGACTGACCCGGCAAACCGACCAATTGCAATCGAAGAGTCTCCCTGTCCAAATATGTTAATAGTATTGTCCGGGCCAGTGTAGTTGTAGGTGGTAGAACAATTCGCATTGGGATTAATGCTGCCTAGTGTCTGATTATTATAATTTACACTTAATACATAGCATCCCGTTGCACCTGCACCATTATTATCGTAAAAATAGATAAAACCAGGCGATTGAGATGTAGTATATCCATCCTGTGAAGGCGACGTAAGCAACTCGTTAGGGTATACCGTTCCGCCAACCGAAAATCCGTTCTCATCAAGAGAACCTCCGCATACTAAATTAAACGCGTAAAGATACGGATACTGTCCACCAGTATTATAAGTTATTGTCGGATCGATTTGCGAGATGACTAGACGATAATAGCTGTATGCCGTTGTGTTGTTTTGAAGAGTATATGTGTTGTAATATTGGGGACCATTGTATCCAAACTGATTAGACCACAAAGTAAACGATTGACCTGTTTGCGAATCAATAGCATCCCACGTATTACCATCGTTGGACGCAAAAAGAGTCCATGTATAAGGAGTATTTGCGTTTTCAGTTGCAATTGGATCATTTGGATCATAATACGAAAACGCCGATAATTGGTAATAGGTTAGGACGATGGGCACAGGCAGTCCGTATTGTAGCCATTCACCTGGTAATCCATTTGTAAAAGAAGTTTTCCCAATATTTCCAGCGTTTTGGCCTATTGCAACTGCACCTGTTCCCTGATAGTTTTGGCCGGCGGCCTGGCCTATGGCAACGGCACCTGTTCCCTGACCGTGTTCACCGGCATTTCCGCCAAGGCTGATTTGGGCATCGCCTACCGCGTACGTAGTGCCGTCCCAGTAGAGGTAGTCGCCGTAATTGGTACCCGATGGGACGCCTCCACCACCTCCGCCTCCGGAAGGGCCAGTTGCTCCTATTGACGCAAACAATGCCCACACGTCTGGATATTGTGGCGGGGGAAGATACTGGTTGGCCTGAATGGCATACCAACTCGAACCCTGATACGATACTACATCTCCAATCTGATAAGGTGCATTTCCATCGTAAGTTCCTAGATAATTAAATAGAGCGGCATCTCCCTGTGGGCCTTGTGGACCTTCCATACCAGGTTGCCCGTTATCGCCAGCAGGGCCTTGTGGGCCCTGGCCGCCGTCATTGCCCATAGGGCCTTGTGGACCCTGACCGCCGTCATTACCCATATCTCCCTGAGGGCCTGTTGCACCAGTGTTGGAAGCTTCGCCAGGAGATCCCTGTGGTCCGGTAAAACCAGTTGTACCAGCGGTACCAGCAATTCCTTGTGGGCCCTGTATAGCACCAACGTCAACCCATTGAACAGGTCCAGGTATACTAGCTGCAACGGCTACCCATAAATTTTGACCAATCACGTATGCATCTCCTATGCTGACCATATCTGTTGGCAATTGTGATGGATCCGAAAATGATCCTAAAATGCGAATGGTTCCCGGATTAACACCACCGATTGTCGATCCATACGGTAAAGCAACTGATGTGTTGAATGAAGAAATTGTGGCATCTCCTATATAAATTGTGTTGGCGCTAACATATAATGACCTAAATTTGGCACCGGCCGAACCTAAATCAATCATATTATCGGCATACGGAATAATAGATTCATAGACAATTCCTCCAAAATTTCCGGTAGGACCTGTCGCCCCATCAATACCGTCGTTTCCCTGAGGACCTTGGTCGCCCGTTACGCCGTTAGCGCCGTTATTTCCCTGAGGACCTTGTCGTCCTGTAACACCCTGAGGACCTTGGGTTCCCGTTACTCCGTTAGCGCCGTTATTTCCCTGAGGGCCCTGGGCTCCTGTTACGCCGTTAGCTCCGTTATTTCCCTGAGGACCTTGTCGTCCTGTAACACCCTGAGGACCTTGGGCACCCGTTACTCCGTTAGCGCCGTTAGATCCCTGAGGACCTTGGGCGCCCGTTACTCCATTAGCGCCGTTAGCGCCCTGAGGACCTTGTCGTCCTGTAACACCCTGAGGACCTTGGGCGCCAGTTACTCCGTTAGCGCCGTTAGCGCCCTGAGGACCTTGGTCGCCCGTTACTCCGTTAGCGCCACGAGGGCCAGTTGCACCGGTATTTGAAGCAAACCCGGCAGCTCCTTGTAGCCCCTGAGGTCCCTGAGGTCCTGAAAACCCAGTTGGACCAGTTGCTCCCGTATTTGTAGAGGATCCGTCGGCTCCTCTCATGCCTGTATAGCCAGTTGGTCCAATTAAACCGTTTTGTCCAGTTGGACCAGTTGATCCTCCTCCGCCGCCCAAATCTTTACCTTTTAATAGAGATATTGTGTAGGATGAAAATATTGAATCTGGCTTTATTGAATACATTTATTAATACAAATATTATTTTTATAAAATAATATTCATTTTAGAACAGTATTTACTTATTTTCGGGTCTTCTTAAAATACTTAAAATAATAAAAAAGGCCGCCTATACATGCAAGAATAAAGATAAAAAAAAGAAAATTATTATTACCATTCGTACTATTCGTACCATTCGTACCATTCGTTTCTTTCTTGTCCAAATTTGATTTATGCGACACAGATAGAGATGCGGATTTTGGAGGAGGAGATGAGCCAGAAGACTTTTCCGATGAATCTTTCATCGAAGGCTGTGACGATGGCGGTAATTCGCTATCCGAACAATAAAATTTGCGCATTTCGTCATTTGTATAGGGCGGCGCATCTCGTGGTTCTTGAGTATCAGGCACAATATCAGACGGCTCAATCATAATCACACCACCAATTGGCATCTCTTGCGTTGTCACGTTGCCGTCTTTATCCATCATTTTTGCGCTATAAGAACGGAAGCGTTCGAATGCGACATTGGGATTAATTTCATATTCCGCGCCATCCTGATTCACTTTTTGGTACATTGCCATCTTGAAATAACCTCCGTCACCCCAATCTTTCCCCCACGAATTGCGAACGACCCAGTACGGACAATTTTGGAGAGTAACCGATTTTTTGGCTGGATCCGTATCATTCGGGAAATAAACGGTGATTGGTTTTGCAGAGACTCCCCATCCTACAATGCATACCGCGTGACCTCCCGCGCACACAAATGGATCATCACCTTTCTTTTTTTCGGCGCCTTTTGCTGCCCCGTCGCTTTTACCTGCATCGTAGACTTTATTTTCAAAGTAGACGCCATTGGTTTCATGAAAACTTCCGTCCGGGTCATTCAGAAAATTATTAAGAACAGCAAATCCGGTGATGGCAGCGCCATATTGCAGTAGATGTAATTTTATATCGTGAATAGCCGAGTCGCCTACGCCGTCGACCTTATCTCCGTTCGATGTCGCATCACTGGACGTAATAAAAACAGGCGCTTTAATTTGGTAGCGGTTGGGTTTTGGTTTGGGGTCACCGCATTGTTTAATATAGCAGCCGGCGCATGTTGGTATTGCATCCGACGTCAATTTATCACCGGCTACCCAGTTGTCATAGCTCACACAGTGGCTACTTGTAATTCCATTGTTTTCGGAAAGAAAGGTCAATACGCCAAGAGGATTGCCGCCATCGCATTTATCGTTACTGCCGTCGTTCACGCACGACATGATATCAAGGGGGCTATTTAGAGGATTATAAGAAAGGTTTTTACCAAATACAAATGCATCGCTAATTGCAGTGGCGCATGCAAATGCGAAACATGAACCGCATTTTTTTTGGGCTTGGGGGCGAGTAGAGATGTTATATTTAGTAGGCGATAAATCTACTTTTTTGTAATATTTGGCCTTATCGGCATCGTCTTTGGGTGCCGGAAGTGTATAGTTATTCCACGATTCTGGTAAAAGAGTTTCGTCGGCTCTTAATACCTTTTTTGCAACTTTAAACTTTTTACTATCAGGAAGAGAAAAAGTTGCGCCCAATAATCCGACTGTTGTATGATCACTTACCGTTTCTCCGGGCGTAGATGAGGCTTTTAATTTTGCCATTTTTGTCTTTGAGAATTTCAGAACGTGATCAGTTTGTAGATTTGCTTTCATAAATTCTCTGAGTTTTCTGTCAGAATTACTCATTTATTAATTATTATTTTTTTTCAAAAAAAATTCATGTATATACCATCCCAATACTAAATAATCCTTTTCGTCATTGCGATCTTTTTGATCTTTTTCGGGCTTTTTTCGTAAGAAACGTTCTTTCATATAAAACTCGGTAATTCGTCTCTCTTCGTCCTGTGTAAGTTGACCGTTTTTATACTGATCTAGCAGATCTTCTAAAAAGCGGACAATTTTGGACATTTCTGTTATTTCGGTTATTCCGGTTATTCCGGTTATTCCGGTTATTTCGGTTATTCCGGTTATTCCGGTTATTCCGGTTATTCCGGTTATTTCGTTCATTATTATAATACCGTATATTATAAAAATTTTTAAATTGGAATTAAAAGCCACTTGCGCATTTGACGCAGTTGCTACGATCGCCCTGGTAATTCTGCATATTAACGCGGTTGTCATAGTTTTGTTCACCGCGTGTATCATACGTAAAACCTTCGATCTTGTTGCCGTAACGACGGCCGCAACCAGATGGGCCACCACCGACAACGCCGTTGTAGCCGGTGTCGCGGAGCGTGTTGGTGTTAGAGTACTGATAGCCAGCGCTTCCAACAATCTTGTTGACATCCTGAGCATCCTGACGGGTCATACGAGCGTCAGTGTTAAGTTGGTTATGGGCGGGGTTTGCGTCCCAGCCTTCTTTGAGTTGTCCCTGAGATGGGTTGCCAAACATGTTTGGACTACGGAAACCGGCCGCGTCAAGAGCAACATATTCCATGTATTGAGGGCGGAGAAAGTTCTCGACCGCAACGCGATCGTCGGCCGAGTTACAGCCGCCATTTTTAGTGTAAAAGGAATCGGGGTGGACGAAACGGCCAAAACTGTCTTGTCCATTCCACAGAGGACACGTCATGGCATCCGGGTTCTCAAAACGGTCTGATTGAATCTTATCAGCATATCCAGTGTTCACTTTGCAAACATTAATAGAACCTAATAGAGAGATTGACATCTTTTATTGAAGAAAGAAAAGAAAAAAAAAATAATATAAATTTTTTTATAGGAATAATTTTATAATGCTTTTCCGTTTTTGTCAAATAAAAGTCGTTTCACTTGAAGCCATTTTGTTAGTATTGTGCACATTTCGTCTGCTCCTTTTTTGGCCCAGTATATGTAACGAATGCCTAGATCTATATTGTAGTCGGCGTCGTTATATTTGTCTTTTATCATGTTTCTATATTTTTCCTGTATTAACCTATCACATTCGTCCTGGTTTTTAATGTTTTTAATATCCTTAATATCCGAAAATATCTTATTAATATTCTCAAATACATTTGCCTTGTTGAGTTCCCCTATATAGTCATCATAGATAGGGATGCGAATTTTAATAAAGAGATTAATCAATCCTTCTTTCTGGTACTTTCCGGTCTTACACTGGCACCCGCGCTGTTGTTCTTTTTTGTTTTTAGCGTTTGCATAAGTGGAAGGCTCAAAAAGAAATAATCTGTCTACACGTTCATTCTTTTTAGTATCAAGTACAGATTTTATCTGGCCGACGATAGGTTCACCAGAATTTTCAGACACAAAATTGAGAGTTTCTTGTTCTTTGTGTTCGTGTGTACAAACGTTCCAAGCCTCACCAGGTTGTTTACATCTTATGAGAGGGCTTAATAGCTTTGAAACCACCGTTCCGTCTTCAATCGTCGAAAAATAGGCTGAAAATAATTGTTTGATTTTTTCTGATTTTGTGGTATCTTCGTCAAAACATTTTTCTAGTATAATTTCTTGGACATCTTTCGAAAAACGATTAATGTCACCATCTTTTTCAAAGTCAGACATTGCATTTTCTAAATATTTGTGTTCGTCGCACCGATACACTTGCAATGGGAAGTTGTCGACGTAATAATTATCCAAAAAAGTTCCTGTGCGCATTGCATTATGTGTGAGGTATAGATAGTCATGTTCGTTCCGAAGAAAACAATTATATCCAAATCGATCTTTTACCACAAAGTTGGTAATAATCATTTGATAGAGACCCTTTAATATGATTTGTTTATTGTGACGACTAAGTTCTTCTAAAATTTTAGAGAGTTTCATCTTCGACTGTTTTGAAAAAATAGATACCAAACGATTGATTACATCATCTATTTCTTTCTTATCGTAGTATAAGTTATAGGTGGAATAGTCTATCTTATATTTAGACGCGTCCGAAACGTCATTTGGTATACCGTCGCATTCATACTCACACGTTTGGTACTCACATTCACGTGTTAGGTTATCGTCATCCGGAAACATTGACTGATTGCGTTCCTTATTTAAATAGCAGTCGACGCTCACCTCTTTCAAGACACGTTCAACCGCCTTAATCGCATTGTCTTTTGATCTACTCGTATTGAACATGTGGTAGTCGATTGAAAAGTCATCTTCGTCATTCCCGTCATTCCTATACTCCAAGGGCATTGCACAATACAAGTAGACCTTAACACTAATATCGCGAAGTCCGCTTGCAATCAATGCATTATGAGACCCTAATCGATAGGATCGCGCAATCACTTGATCAAGAACACTGAAATTCCAGTCTGGTGTTAGAATATGAACGTGTCGCACATTCTTTAACGTGAATCCTTCTGACACGACAGAACTTCCAATTACAACTTGAATATAGTCACCATACATATTAGCGTCATGGTTAAATAATGATGCAATGGTAGTGATTTCTTTCGGAGAACTTGTATCACTAGTCAAAATAACGTATTTTTTTCCTTTTTTACCAATATCGTCTAAATCGCTTTTAATGTCTTTAATGTCTTCTGTTTTTTTAGAGTCCTTAAATTCGTCATCCCCGTCGAGCACTCCTTTATAAGCCGGCTGGGTATCTTCTTTAACAGAAATGGCTGGTTTCGTAAATCCAAAAAGCTCAAGTAAAAATACAAAGATTTTTGCTCCACTTCCCCCTACAAACTCGCTATATACAAAATGCGATTCATTAGGAAAGGCCAATATTTTTTGAATGCATTCAGCATATTTACAACTATACATTCTAATATTCTCAATCATTCTATCATTATTTTTGCCCCTTATTTTGCTTCTTAATTCGTCCAAGTTTTTGTCACCCCGTCCGTAAGTTCCGTCTGGAAACACAAACAAATTTGCCTGTCTTGAATTACTATAAATTCCGGTCTGTTCTTTATCTTTTTTTAGAGCGTCGTTGTAAATCTCTGTTTGAAACTTGCTCATTTCGAGAGCGTATAGTTTAACGTCGCTTAATTCCAGCTCGTAATTCGGGTTTACTACGTATTCTTTTCGCACATCACTTTTCATTGATTTGAGATAACTAACATGACCTTTCAGGTTATCTTTTAATTGTTGTTTACTCTCTTCAATCAACGTTTCATCATTAAAGTAGTCATCTTTTTCAAGCGTTTTAGAGACAGGTAAAATTAAGTTCATGATGTCTATGATCTCACTTGGTTTGTCTCGCATGGGAGTTCCGGATAGCAGCAAGATCTTACAATTTGTAACGGTATGTAAAAATTTATGTATAGCATTATATCTTTTTTGAGAAAGTAGCGAATATATAAGTTTTATTTGTGTTGGCGACAGCGCTATATTCCTCTCATACTTAGCCTCCAATAAATTAAATAGGGATTGCTGATAACTGTCTAACGGAAGCCCTTTTTCAGCTTTTTCCATTTTTGTTTTTTTAATTGTATTCCATACTTGTTTTAAGTTTACGTCATGTTTTCTTAGATTATGGACTTCATCTAATACGATGACTTTATTGCTATAATGTTGCCTGATGTAATCATCGTCTTTCTCCTGAATCATACTACTAAACCTATCATACGTACCAAATTCGTAAAAAGTATCTAAACTTTTTGTAATTCGTATTTGCCGCTGTCGTTTATTTAATAGACTATAATTTACCGGACAATATGTACCGTCTGTGCACACATTAACAATCTCATTCTTATAGTTATTAATTAGACCCTCGCCAGTCATTAACACAAGCGCCCCCCTAATATCAGTGTGTTCTTCGCGAACAGTCTCTATCACCGCCACAGATGTACACGTTTTCCCTGTGCCGGGCTCATGCATCAATAATATGCTCTGATACGGCGTATGACTGCTTAGGAAACGTGACATAAAAATCTGATGTCGCATCCATTCCCCGGGCTTATCAGGCTTGGGTTCATACCTTTCCAATTTTGTTTGATTAAATTCATTTTTTAGTGAAATAGAAAGATACGGAGACCTTTCGCTTTGTGCATTCTCCTCGTCAAGATTCTCTCCGAGGATATCGAGCGTTTCTTGTGCGTGAGTGTCGTCAAAATCCGGATAAACCGGCAAGTATTTAGAAAGGTCCATCTTTATTAATTTAAAAATTATTTAAATTAATTAATCTTGGAAAATTGGTAGAGAATATATTGCAATTTACTAGGAAGACAATCAATGTCCAATTTAAGGCCCGTTTTTAGCTGTTTTCCGCCATACGGAATATCTTGGATATGATTATCGTGGTCTAGGTGATAGGCTCGAATCAAAGCATAGATTTGCTCATGCTTTGGATCATTCATGTCTTTTACCAACTCGAATAACTCATCTTTTTGACTCTCATTAAGCTCTTTGAACTCTTCGGTTTTCAAAGACACGTACAACGGAAAATTGGGGAAGTTCATTTTATGTTTTTATGTTGTATAGAGTAGTAATAGTATCATTTTTATTTTAGATTGTATCAAAATCAAATCCCGTTTCATCGGCATTTTCTTTATTTTCTTCGGTGTCCTGTCCAGAAGATATTCTGGTAGGTATCTCTTTTAGATGTCGCAATTGATTCACTTGCTCTTTTGAATAGACATAAATAATGTCACCTTTATTGTCCTGGTAATCGCGAAGCCCTACCAAGACAACTGTATCTACACATACCTTTTCACCCTTTTTAACACCTTTTCGGAGATGGCACATTCGTTCGCTTCCGTCAAAGCACATAACTGTAAAATTACAGTCTCCTAGAATATGCGTAGTTTGCCCGTACACTGAGCCGTCGATTTTTAGCAAAAGTTCGCCTTTTATAGATTCAACAGGATTACGAACGGAGCCGTTTTTTTTAGACTTGGCGTTTTTTGGCATATTTATAAGTTACGATAGGTATTCGTAAATTAAAAGGACATATCATTTTTATTTTTTTTTATTTTTTTTATATATAAAAAACATGTCAATGTGTAACGTTTATTCTACGATGCCTGTTTTACAAGGAGCTAGATCAGAACGCGATTTAAGAGACATCGCAATGTACTGCAACTTTGCCCAGAGCCGCGAAACCGGCCCAATGGGCAACGCAGAAGGTATTCCCCAAAATGTATGCAACTGTCCATACGGCTATCGCACATTGGGAACTGCCTATCAACTATCGGCAGGCCCTACTAATATGACAAATATGGGCAAACAACCCCTCAATCTCCAATACTACACGCCCACACGCGGACCTATACATCAATAATCAATTTATAAAATTTTTCGAAATTTTATATTTTTTAGTATTTATTACTTATACTAAAAATACTAAAAATATGTCAAATTTGGATAACTCAGAATACGAATCCGCCGAACAAGCCGACGAATTATGGAGGGTTTTCTTCAATCAATTTAGTGACGACTATGTTCTTCATTCGGTACATTCGTTCTTTCAAAATGTTGAAGGAATGGAGGCGTTTTTTTATTATATTATGGCAAAACGCGTGCTTGTCGACAATATACTACAAATAACAGAACAATACATCCATACGATGCGCGCAGTTCAAATCATTCCGCATATTGTAGACGGATGGGAAGATTTTTTCCTAAAAACAGACTACACTCTAAGCCCCCAACTTCCAAATCACGAAGAATTGGAACGATATCGGTTGAAAGTCTACCAAGTTCTTATCTTCCTAATTCCCTATTTAGGAGAATCGTGGTCCGAACTCAATTTGTATTATCGATCGTGTCTCAAAGATTACTTCTTAATTCGAGTTGATACAACTTAAACAAAAATATTTTAAGATTAAAAATATCTTAAAATAAATGCATGGAAGCCCAACGATTAGAAACACACTGAAACATTTTTCGTTAATAAAAGATGCACTTGATCCAAAAAGCACACGGCATTCGTACACACTTGCCGCATTATACCCAATTATCGTCCTTATCATCTTACTTGTTAAAAAACCCAATTTTATCTTAGTAGACGATTACACGTCATCTACACCATCTATCTCATACCAGAAATTGATACTATGGCTTATTATATTTCAAATCCCATTACTTTATTACGTTTTATAACACTTACGCACGTGACAGCGAAAAGTTGGTCAATACAAAAAAAGTCACAGTAAACAGAATTGTCTTCAATGCAATTCGGTAGTATACATTCTCACTATTCGACAATCTACCAATCAACGAATCAACTTGCGGCAAATTTAACAAGGCAAATAAAATAGTAGATATAATGATTTCCTTAAAAGACAGCCATATCTTCTTACTTTCAGTTGGGAAATGCTCAATTGTATCTTCAATTGTCTGTATATTTGAACTTGGGTACAATGCGTCCATCATCATTTTTTCATTATAAGTAAGTTGAGATTTATCAGTTGGCAAGGTTGCCAGTAAATCGCCTTTCATTTATATATTTAAAGTAAATAATGTAGCTTTAAATAATAAAAAATATATAAAAATATGAGTATCGATTTTAAAAAATTAAAAAAACTACTAGAAACACACTATATCACACCTGTTGAGTATTTTTGCCTAGATAAAGAATGTGCCGTTATAAAATGTTTCTTTAATAAAAACGGAGAATTTTTGATCATTTATGTACCCAGTAAATTTAGATTTACTGTAAAAGCAGAAAACGGCGAAAAAATATACGACATGGATGACGCCGACGAACAAACCGAAAACGATGATTACACCAAAACATCGAGCGTTCCTGACATGTCGCTGATCGAAAAAGATCCAGACAACAACAGTTACAAAGAACTTAGCAAAAAATACGAAAAAAACATATCACTAGAAGGCAACGACGAACCAGTGTCTAGAAAAATCAAACGCCAAATCGATCGTGTAAGAATACCATTTTCCCGTCTATCATACGATATCGCGTTACAAAATGGGAAATGGCTGTGCATGTCGTTTGGAGGAGACAACTCGCTATTCACGATTAGAAGTTACGATAAAAAAATAAGATCTTTTTTATTTTTGGTTGTGCTTACCGATTTGATTGAAAATATTGAAAAATTATCAGATCAAGTCTCAATTATCAGCGACCAGTTCTACGGAATAATCCATAAAGTTGCGGTATCGAATTTAGACACCATTAAAAACGACATTGATAACTATCAAAATATGGTTCAGTCTGTCATAAAAAAACACAATGAATATCTGCATTCATTGCAAGAATACCGGAAGATCTACGAAACCACGACCGAAAAAGAGAATGGTATCATTAAATCGTTTCGGGAAAAAATAAACAAAGAACAAGGTCTTGCGCGATCAACAATGGAACAGTCCTTCCAAAAACAATATGATGCTATGTTTAAAACACGACTTGAAATTGTTGGAAAGGGAATAGAGTTATCCGATCGGTTTCAACGAAACTTACTTATTTTGGAAGAGGTTTCGTTTGACAATGTAGTAATGTTGACACGTGTCCGGAAAAATTTTGATCTATTCAAAGAAATATTATAATTTTTTTATATATAAAATGAACAACCAGGAAATTATCCAAATGGAAATCAGGAATAAAATTCAATACGCAAAACCCTATTACGCAACCAACAAAAGCATCGGAAAAACGATAACCGATTTCGACGATTTTCCATACAATAGATGGTACAGAGGAGTCGCAACCGACCCTAACCCAGTCATCATCGAAAGAGAAGCAGGATATCGCTATGTAGAAAAGAATTGTTACATCGACAAAACAGTGTATAAAGTTGATTACCCTAAACACTGCTTTGAAGCGCCATGCTCAACTGTTTATCCATGCAGTCCTGACTACTTTAAGAAATACACTGATCAAGACGCAATGAATGTTATGTTAAATCGAGCGTGTGTATTTAAATCGCCCTAATCATCAAAAATCGTATTATATAAATACGATTTATCCAGTGTAATACGCATTACAAAATTGCATGTAGGTATAGATAGTCTGATAACTTCCGGCTCCACACGAGGTTCCGCTATTTACCGAATCACATTTTACAGAGACCGACCCTTGTGGCGACTGATTCCACCAACCTTGATATCCAACAGGCGGAAATACAGAAGGAAACGTACATTTGTTTAAACTCCATATGTATTGAAGACATTGGATACTAATCGTGTTGGCAAGAGAGAGATTAGAATAGGCACTACAAGGAAACGATGGTCCAGCTGTTGTCGATTTGATCCACAAAAATGTCAATATGCATATGAGAGACGCCATGATAATTAGACATAAAATAGGACCAATATTCATACAAACCCATATTTTACACCTAGACATATATTCTTTATAAGATTTAAAACATCCATCTGAATATTCGCCGATACAATCGCTTATACTATCAATACTATCACACATATTTTTTGTTGGTATATCTTTCAATTTGTCTACATCAACAATAACATCTGTCATTTTTACGCAAATAAGTTAATTTTATCCAATCAATATACTAAAATATTCAATTTTATCAATAAAAATAAAAACGAATATTTAAAGAATATTCTTTAAATTATATAATAATCATGGCTAGTGCATCAGTGGCATCATCTTCTCCTGCATCATTTGATAAGATCGATATCTCTACTGAAACCATTATCGGGAAAACAAACTGTAAAATCAATATCGTTGAACTCTTCTCGTTTCTACCAGTCGTTCAATATGAAGTAATCCCTAAAAAGAGAGGCCGTCGTCCGAAAGACGAAAAGAAACTAGAACCGCAAGTGTTAAAAGATGGTGATATTATCACCTTGAAGATGGGCGATAACATTCGTGGGGTCGACCTAAAAAAGAAGAAATCCAATAACAATAACTATTTTCGGAATAGTATCACCATTGTAATGAGCTGCGATAACAAACTTATTAATTTTAAAATCAGTAAAAACGGCAAGTTTCAATTTACGGGATGCAAAAATGATTCGCACTCGCATCGTTGTCTATCTAATATAATGGGCTATATTCAATCGTCTCCCAAAAAAATTATTTCACTCCCCCTTAATACTCGACTCGAAGTTATTTATCTTACTGTAATGGCAAACATTAATTTCTCACTAGGGTTTTGCGTTAATAAAGAAAATCTAGATGATTATGTTAATAAAAACACAGACTACTATTCCCTTCTTGAAACAACATTTGGATATACAGGCGTAAACATTAAAATTCCACTGCCAAATCTTGACAAGATTCCCATCACAAAAATGACACTGATCAGTAATGATCGAAATGAATGGACCAGAGAAGATCTTACCTACAACGACTATGTAGTCCTTCTGGATGAAAAAGAAAAGGTAAAGGAAAGCGGTAAAAATAGATACAACACCTTTCTGGTTTTTCAAAGCGGAAATGTGATCCTATCTTCTCCACACAAAGAATGTATGCGTGACACGTATTTCGAGTTTCTGCGTATTATTAACACGTGTCGAAACGTGATTGAAGAAAAAATCGACCAAAAATAAATTACTTATAAATACCAATAATTGGAATATTGGTATTTAAATGATATTTTGTTTATAAATAAATATGAGTGGGTTGTTATTCTTACAAACAGACGACTTTAATATCCAACATGGCACAAAAGGCGACATTCTATGTAACGGAATTCGAGGAATTAGTCTCATTTTATTTTATTCAACTAAATGTGAATATTGCCACAATCTTATCCCCATCTTTAAACGTCTGCCTGGAACAATCGGCGGATGCCAATTTGGGATGATTAATATATCGTCGGAACACACAATCGTAGAAATGAGTAAACACACAATTGCGCCTATCAAATATGTTCCCCTTATTATCCTATTTGTACACGGAAAACCTTTCATACGGTACGACGGTCGTCATGATATGACAGAAATTCAGAATTTCCTAATCGAAGTTACCACAAAACTGCAAACAAAAGATAAGTTTTCTAGTGATAAAGTAAAAGAATCAAAAAACGGAAAAGAAATACCAGCCTACACGGTAGGCCATCCATTATGCGGACAAGACGAAGTCTGCTATTTAGAATTTGACGAAGCCTATCCCGGTAAGTAAAAAATCTTTCGATCATTGAAAGATTTTGACGTTTTTACGCATGCGTGCGCCCATAGTTTAAGAGATATATCGATATAGCGCCAAATAATATACCTAACATACCATAAATATTAATTTTCTCTCCAAGAAAAAAAACGCCGGTGCACACAATCACAATTACCGTCACAATTTTAAGAATAGGGTAAATGTAAGAAATATCGTATTTCATTAATAAATTTATATTCGCAATAAAACCAACTATCAAACAAGCCATCCACGCATACAGCCACTTTACCTCTTTGCTTGTCATATACTTTTTCAAAAGAAACAAGGCAAGACTTGTCATAATCACAACAACAAACGCCGAAATTATCGTTATCATCTTTATTCTACAAAATATATATAAAATATATATTTTACTCCTCTTCTTCAAATACCAATTCGCGACAGCTTAGATGCTTCCGAAGAATAGATAAATCATACCGAATTGAATTTGCCGCCAAAAACTCTTCTAATGCCTCGAAATCAGGCATTCCACAATAAGGCGTGTAGTAATCAACTGGATGAGTTGAAAATAAAGTTCGACACGTCTCGTATTTTAAGACAGAACATATCTCCTCCGTATATTTAGGACTCTTTGATAGTTCCGCAATTACACTCTCAATCGTTTCATGTTCGACTAACAGTTGGTAACTCTTTTCCGGACCAATCATTGGTATATTGGAATTATAGTCACATGAACACATAATACACAAATCCCTAAAAGTCGGTAAACCAATCCCCATCTCCTCCAAAATAACAGAATGGGTAATTTCAACAACAGTATCGCGGGTCGTATCAATCTTTGTCAAAAATCTAGGCGTACCATACGCCAATACATCCGTATCCTCACTCAACACACAGTCTACTTTACCGTCTACACAAAGTTTTGCAGCATATCGTTCAGCCTCGTCTGGTGCCTCTACATACGGAATACGGAGAACTTCAAACAGCTGTTTAGACACCTTAATATCGTCTGATGTAATATTGATCATCATATTTTTCATAGCCTCAAATTTAGACTTAATTAATTGAATGTTAATCTTTGCGTTTTTACGGAAAAAAGGCACAAAGCCTCCCTCTTTTTTATGAATCTCCTCTATCAACGGGCCGACTACACCCGTATCGTCAAAGGCGACAATCTCTTGCTCAATCTCGTTAAGCTTATTATTTAATTTTACACGCGATTCGCGCCTTCTAAGCTGTTCATCGCCTTTTTCAGCAGGCGCCTTACCATCATAAATAAATATACAGTGAACGTCCCACTTTCGAAGACAGACGATCAAGGTCAAAAAACATTCTAACCAGCGATCGCCATGGATCGCCTTATATTTATAAAGATACAGTGATATATCAATCGCTATTTTTTTATAAGAATACTGCGAAAGGTGCGTATGGCGATAACAACCAGGTGCATATTTTTCTAAAAGTCGGTGGAGGTGTTTGATGCCCATTTTAAACTTTGAGATATTTTTTGAAATAAATTGAACTATATTAAAGGGCACTTCTTTAACAAGGTTTAAAATTTAAAAATGACGCAATTTACATACTCCAATTACCCCGCAATTTATTCTATTGCCCGCGTTTCCTGAAATAAGAGACTCCTTGTCCATGCCCAATCCCAAATCATCTTGGCCTTCGTGAATTACAATCGATCGGCCAACAATCGATATATCTTTTTCATAATTATACATCGTCAATAAATCATCGTAATATTCATACTTGAAATAGCCATTTGAATTAAAAGTAAAATTATTAATCAAATCGCCCGCATGGCGAGGCATATTGTAGTTACGTGAGCCATGCGTATGACCGTACGGATTATGATGAAGTCCAAGACTTTTACAACCATCTCTGGTGTCGCCAAATTCATGTATATGAATTGCGTGTGTTTTACGCGATTCGCCTTCTATTTCGATACTAACTTTTACAGGTCCATTAGGCGAACATTGATGAAACTCGACTGTTCCGTGTATTCCATTTTTAGGATCCAATACACAAACAGCATTTCTGCCATCGCAGACGTGAGAATTATGAAATTGGTAAGTGTTATTTGAAGACGCGATGTTATTTCCCATTTATTAATTAATGAATCATTATAAAAATGATCGTTTTTGATATTATTACATTTTTCTAATATACATGCCCAAACACCCATATAACTACGTTGAACCCGTTCCCTCGTACTACCACAATTCAGCATTTCAACTTGAAATAAAGGTTAGCACCATTACAGGTGCCGGATTAGGCGTATTTACAGTCGATAATATACCAGAAAACACATTTATCGACTATTACACAGGTGACTATTTCTGCATACCAACGAGTCGTTATTATTTTAGTATAAATGACACACTCGGTATTGACGCCGGTTCGTACCCAAGATGTTACATGGGAATGATCAACGATAATAGCATCGCTGTGGCATATAAAAAGAAAAGAGGGGATAAAAAATCCATCGATGAAACTCGTAATAATTGCAAATTTGTTGTAGACGGGACAACGGTAAGCATATTTTCAACACGAACAATCAACGCCGGCGACGAATTGTTTATTAGTTATGGCGATGAGTATTGGGCATAATGAATTGTTAAACTAAATTTTTGAATTCAAAAATTTCCGTCCTGCAAATTTACAGGACGGCGAACTTGTGATAAAGAATTTAAGAGTTGGCGTGGAAACGACAATGTAAAAGAATTTTATCTAAACTAAATGAGTCGGTGAAAAATTGCACCAACTCAAATAGAAATAAAATATGTTTAGTAGTATTTTTACTAAACATTATAAACATTGTATTTTATACCTTGAAATGTATAAAATATTTTTTGTAAATTTTTGTTTTTTGTATTTTTTGTATTTTTTGTATTTTTTGTATAGACCAGTCCAGGTTTTTCTGCTTTATAGGACTGGGAAACCAAGCGCCATATATACCTTTGCTTTCACAAAGGAGTAGACTATATCTTAAGGATTTTTAAATCCCAACTACCGTTTAGTCGTTGAACCTGTTCCTTTTCTGTTTTGCAACAGATGAAGGACTTGGCTGCTGATTGCCCAATCTCTATGATTTTTACTATTCCGACGCCATTACGCGAAGTTCTGTTCATTCGTTTCCAAATGAAAGTAGTACATAGAGCTCTAAGGGGTTTCCAGCAATTTGATAGTTTTGCCGCCGCCGCGACTAGCAAGTTACATACACGAGATGTGTCGTGGTAATATCTTACACTGTTTTCCCATCCACGAGATATTACATCGTGGATAGCAGCTTACTGTTGGAGGCACGTTCTTGGTTCGTTTACCTCCTGAGATACGGATGATGTTGTTGTTTAGGGCCGTTGTGATGAAGCAATACTTGGCCGAGTAGTCCGTAACGGATGCGATGGCATCGTTCGAGGCGGCCGGGATAATCGACACGTTGGTCAATTTACCGTAGTTGGTGCTTCCCATTGGATCAATGGCGTAGAAGTCAAGCGAGTACGAGTACATGTGGTAACCGGTCTCGAGAGGGATGACTGGCGCATGGAACCATGGGTTGACAAGCGAGAAGTAGTCGCTGCCCATCTGGTAGATACGCTGGGTGTTCTCATAAATGAGAGACGTGTTGACGATGGGGTCAGTGCCGGCCTGGTAGTCGACGACGCCGAACAGGGCGTTGGATTCCGAGACGCAATCAGCAGGGCCGAGAGGCAGGTGCTGATCGGTGGTGTAGTTGGACCAAGACGAGGTCACAGTCATGTTGCGGCAAGCCCAGAACAGGGCCTTGATCGAGTGCGAGAAGCGAATGTCGATCGAGCCCGATGTGTTGGGATTGAAGTTCTGGACTGGGGCGGTCTGGACCTGCTCGATGAGGATGTCACGAGGGGCGCAAGCCATCTTCTTACGTTCATCGTTGGACACAATGGCGTAGTTGGCCCATACGTTTACGTTGGACATGATCTGGTTGGCATCGGGGTTCAAAAGATTGCTGGAAGCAACTGGGGCCGACGACCATACACCGTTGTTGTACGTGTCAACAGTGAGCAAATCGCTGAGGTTGCGGAATGCAAAGTTGATACGCATTTCGTTGTATGGCAGAGCCGCGGTGGGCAGAGCAATACCGGAATCACGAGAGTAGAAGAATGGGAGAGGAAGGTTGAGAGTTGCAGCGGGCAGGACCTGACGACCGTTAGCGTCGACGTTGACCTGGCAAGCGGCGGCGCCAGCGAGCTGAGCGGGAGAGGGGAAAGCAACGGCGCATGGGTTGGTGAGGGCGTCGATGTTTCCGATCATATTGTTGTAGCCGTTGCGCTTGCCGGCGGGGACGGTAAATGCCGACCAGAAATCGAGGTGGTAGTTATCAAAGCGAGCCGCTACGAGATCGTTAAACGTAATGGCGCACTCCGAGATCAAATTGTGCATCAGATTGCGAGACCAGCGGAGAACAGTGTTACCACTCGTCGACGCGACCGTTGCGTTGGCGGTAGCGGCGGTGATGGCGTTCATTGTCAGACGAAGCCAGGTGTGCAAGAGGTAATCACCTGCACGCGAGATCGACACTGACCACTGTTGGCCAAATCCGGCTTGGCCCGAACGGCTGCTGAGGCATACGGGGACCTGGGTAAACCAGGTCGACTTGCGAATTTCACGAACGAAATAGGCAACGGCGTCTGGGCCGCCGTACAGATACTTTTCCTGTTCATCATAAGTCGCGAGATCGATAAATCCTGACGTCAAGTTGGATGAGCAAATAGTAGACATTTATTATAGCTGAGATTTTTTTTTTAAATTTCAATAAAAAATTTATGTATTTTTATGTTGTATGGTAATATATAAGTTAAAAGGATATTAATTTTTAAGGTAATTGGATATTTTAAATGGAAATTGATATTTTTAGCATTGATAAAAAAATAAAAGATGTGTGGAATAAAAATCAAAAGAATATTGTGCATCTAGAAAATGAAATTAGGAGACTTCGACAACTTATAATTGAGACCGAAATATCTCCACATGTAAAACGCGACCTTCAAGAAAAATTACATTGTTTAGAACAAGAAAAAGAAAAAACAAACTCAATCTTAGAAAATCAACATTTTTACACAATGGACGTATCTGAACTTCTTGAAACCTACCACCAGGCTGCTCCTCAAAAGATATCATTTATGTCCAAACAAAAACCCGATAAAAATATGTCGAGCATTACATCTAGCTATTTAGACATCTTGAAAAAATATGATATTGACTACAAAGAACTTGAAGACCTAACAAAGAATCAAAAAAAATCTAAAAAGGTTTGTTCGCTATGCAACTCGCAAGAATTTATTACAAATTTCGATCAAAACTTGGAAATATGTGAAAATTGCGGAAAACAGGAAGAGAAGTCGCATAAATCAACAAGTTTCAAAGATATTACTAGAATTAATCTGTCCAATAAATATAACTACGAACGTCGGATACATTTTAAAGACTGTATCAATCAATACCAAGGAAAACAAAACGCGACAATCGCCGATAAAGTTTATCAAGATCTGGAAGAGCAATTTGAACAACACGGTTTACTTACCGCATCGCCTATTAAAAAGACGCGATTTGAGTCGATTACAAAAGAACACGTCCTGTTATTTCTAAAAGAAACCAATCATTCTAAACACTACGAAGATGTTGTGCTAATTTACCATAAAATGACAGGAAAACCAATCGATGACATATCGCATCTTGAACCACAACTCATGGAAGATTTTGATAAGATATCCAATTTATACGATAAACGTTTTAAATTTACCGGAAAAATAGATCGGAAAAGCTTTATCAACACGCAATACGTCCTCTTCCAATTGCTTCGAAAGTACAAATATCCCTGTAAAAAAGAAGATTTCAATATGTTAAAAACATTGGATCGAAAAAGTTTTCACGACGACATTGTACGTGAACTGTTCGAAACACTCAATTTCAATTTTACACCCATTTTTTAATTTAATAGAATTTAATGGAATATTTTGTTATAAAATAAAATGGCCTCTGTCACTTATTTAGAAACACTCGAAACATCGGAAAAAAATGAGATCAAAACCGACGACTCGAAAGATGAAAATCATCGTAAAAATGCGATCGATCTATTCCTGCCGTTACACGAACGCCTTCATTCTCTATCCCTGTATTATAAAACCGAGGGCGAAACTGTCGGCGAATTAATTAGCTGTATAGTAGGTATGTATTTTTTTTCTAAAACAAAAAATCTAGCCGAATACATCCAGGCTATATGCTCCCTTACCGATATCCCGATTATCTATCGCATCGACTGTGCAAAACAACTCGACGGTGACATTGGGTATACTCTTCTAAACAATATGTTCGCCAATGAAATCGCGGAAATATCGGCATTGCCAACTCCGTTGCGAGTTGCGACCATTATATACCTCATGAAAAGCACAAAATACGAATTGGAATCGTCTAACTACTTTTGTTTAAGCATTTCAGACACATCGATTGATGTTGTCTATCGCTATCGTATCATCCAATCGCTCGAACAACATTTTAAAGACGATAAATTTCTATTTTACGTACGCAACGCATGCAACCAATTTATCGATAACCAGGGTAATACGTACACGTATCGAGCCATCGCTTGCCAGTATATGTTTGAAAAATGCACTCCCGATGAACCCACTCGACAGCGAATGGAACAGTTTTTACTTCAAATCGCGGACGATATCACAATCGCAGAAGACACACGTGCAGACGCCTGCGATATTTTATTACAAAATGGACGTGACGAATCTCGCGCACTTGCCAGAAATGCACTTTTTGTATTGGCCGGAGGTGAAATGGCACGCTCAAATATATTCAAAAACTCACAAAATGTCCACGTTCGTTCAATTGAAGAAAGTGTCGAAAAACTGGTAGAAAAACTTAGCACCTATCATCCACGCAACGAAACTGTCTACGACTTTGATACTACACGTGAAAAACTATTAGAGAAAATTGGAAAAACCCACGAACATCGCGAAGATGTAGAAGGCGCGCTTCTTCGTATTGTGATTGACCGAGCCGTTTACGGCCACAGCAATATGACACTTACGACTATTCTCGCTAAAATGTGGACCTACATCCAAGATTCTGAACATCGAGAAGAACTGGAAAAACGGTTAGTTGAAGAACTTATTGAATCCAATAATAAATGTTCGTCCGGATACGTAAGCCGTATTGTCAATACGCTGTCTGGTTTTGACGAACAAATGAGTATTTCGATCTCGTTTGAGGATCAGATCATTGCAAACTTGGAAGGTCGTTTGAATGCGTGTATCACTAGAATGGAAGATCCGGATGAGATGGACGAAATTTTACACCAAATGACCATACCAGTAATACACTATAACTTACGTGGAGCATTTCTTAAATTTTTCAGAGAAAACATATCGTTTATTCGAGAAGGGATGTACGACGAGTTTAGACACTTTATGACAGATCTAGATTATGATTTCTATTTTCGAAAAGCCATTATTCACTACGAAGGATGTTATTAACATTTTTATAAAATCTTATATTTTATAAATGAAAAAGGTATTTGTTATTATTTCGATATTAATAATATTAATAGTAATCTTCGTGTTTTTGTTTATAGACGTCGAAAAATACAGAGTTGGAGTTGCTGACACTCCTGCTCCAACTACTGCTTGCGCGAATCCAATATGTCTTGGAACATTTGGACCTTGGATCAGTAAAGATGGGGCTCCTATGTATAATTATGGAAATGCACAAGGCAGTATCCCTGTATGTAACGGTCCGTGGTCACCAACATGTGGAACACTTAAACGGTCATATACTCCAAATGCAGGTGCGACCGATAATGATTGTACTAACACATGCATACCTAATTTAACAATTTATACATGTGCGCCATGCGGACCTCCTTTAAATGTGAGTGTAAATAGTTGTCAAACTCAAACTGTAAAAACTAACCCTGATTCAGCATTAGTAAGCGCAAACACAACCGCGTCTACAATTATTGGTTCGAATGATCCTAGTATGAAAGTCGACAGTGCGACAATAGCTAATTATTCTACTGCCTATAAAAACTATGTAAACGCGATTGGGCAATGCAATACACCTGCTACTTATGATTCAGCAAATCGTCAATTTGTATGCCCGTCAACAAGCCCCGTAGCAACTATTACAAACGGTTTTGTTACATGCAGTACATAAAAATTTGTATGAGTAACCATATAAATTTTATTCAAAAATATTCACGACACAATACCCTAAGGATAGTAAATGTAGTCCCATCGATTTGGGTATTTATCGTCGTCCCAAACCCTGATGTATTTTTCGAGTTTTCCCTGTTCTCGTTCAAGAGTATAGATTGTAATACGGTCTTCGTTCTTACGCTTCCATCCAATCAGAATAGTTTGACCTTCCTTGCAAACATTGCCGAAGGTATTGGCCGCTGCTTCCCAGTCGCGTTCAAGCTGTTTGACATCTTTCATTTCGTCATATTCGATAAGCATTTTGAATATTTTGAATATTTTGAGAGTTTTGGTTAGAATACTCAAACCCAAACCAGTGGGTAATCATTTTTATTTCGTAGAATTGATTGGAATTAATTTTTTGTTAATTCCAATTTATAACACTACCTATAAATAAAGATGGATTCAAAGTACATATGCGAATTTTGCCAATCATCCTTCTCATACGAAAAAACATTGCTTAATCATAAAAAACTTGCAAAATATTGTCTCGCGATTCAAGGCCGCGAACATATTCTTAATAAATGTTCCGGGTGTTCAAAAACATTTTCTACGAGCAATTGGCTTCAAACACATCAGCAAAACTGTGTTGAGTATCAAGTTGATTTTCAAATAAAAGAACGGTTAAAAATAGTAGAAGATGAAAAACGAGCCGTTGAAAATGCCAATAAGATTCTTGAAAAGGAAAACATTGACTTGAAACAACAGAATGATAAACTCCAACAGACTATTAAGGACTTGGCCGAGAAAGCTATTTCAAAGCCCACGATTACCAATAATAATACAATCAACAATCTCCATATTATTTCTGATGAGCATATTAAGGATCAGGTAAAAAATCTAACAATCGATCACATTAAAAAGGGCGCACTAGGTTATTCCGAATACTTTCTCGAATACCCATTAAAAGAACGTGTCATATGTACCGACTACGCGCGTCGTAAACTAAAATATAAGAATGAGCAGGGCGAGATTGTTTCCGACCCTGAAATGACCAATCTATCTGATCTTTTATTTAAAAGTATCAAGGAACGTAACAGGGAGCTTACGATACAGTATACAAACGAGCTAACAGACAAATTTAAGATTGCGAAGGACCCGACGCAACTTTCCTACTTTATGGAAGTTGCGGGTAACTTCTCCCAGCAAGATTTGGAGGTGTTTCGGATGTTTAATGGCGATAAGAATGATTTTTTTCATGACATTCTGCGAAATATTTGTAGCAAAACTGTCTCAAGTGTCTAAGTCCCACACACACACATTTTTTATTAAAAATAGAATCAATTCCGGCATAAATTCGGTATATTTCAGTCTTCTGTTATGGTGGAATTAAGTAGAATTAAGTGACTATTATAAAAACTAAGAAATCCTCAATTCTACTTAATTCTGTTTTTGGAATTGAGTAGAATTAAGTCGGAATTGAGTAATTCTTAATTCCCAATATAATTTCAGTCTATATTGCAGACTGAAATTTATCAATTTATATGAATTATTTTAGCAGGTTAAATTCGAGAGTGAAATGGTAATCTCTTGGAATTGATTTTATTTTTAAAAAAAATGTGTGTGTGTGGGACCTCGCGCGTATTGCTAATATTATTAATTTTAAATTTTTTAAAAATTATATATAACCAATGAAATTGTAAAAATCGCGTCGATCGCGTTTTAAGGCGATGAGGCGATGATGAGGCAGTGAAGAGAGGTTAGACGAATATAATAATTCCTATTTAACGAATTATAATAAGAGTAAAAATATGTCTGAAAGTCCTAGTGGTATTGTTAACTACACAGGAGATCCACTCCTATTTAACGAAGAAGTTGAAGATCATATTGATTTATTTGATAATGAAGATAATCACCATTTACCCGACTTTTTAGAATTTCACTCGTCTTTTCCTAGGTCCGGTAAGCAAGGCGTTCTTGGGCTGTTAAAAAATAATGAAACCGGTAAAAAATTTGTGTATAAAATAAGCCAATACTTAAATTTTACGATCCCACAAGAATATGCCGTCATGGAAGGGCTTAATACCATCCGCGAGTTTTGTCCACATTTTTGTAAGGCGTATGGCAAATTTCGCGTACCTGTCATAAGTACATTCAGGACGGCCGATAACCCGTTTGAGTATAGCAAACGAGATACTCGCATACAAACAGATGTGCTGTTAATGGAGCATATTGAAGATGCTCGTAAATTATATCGTTATATCAAAAACGACGAGATAACTCCGTATATCATTATGTCGATAGTCAAACAGACATTGTTGGCTGATATTATCGCAAGCGAACATCTAAAATTTAGTCACTACGATATACATTCAAATAATGTGTTGGTGAAAAAATGTAAACCCAATAGCGTATTTTTTTATATTCTTGATGAGACACGAACGTATATGGTACCGACCTATGGCTACTATCCTACGATTATCGATTTTGGGTTTTCATTTAATAAGAATTGTGATAATCGGTCTCTATACGGCGCATTGGCTCACACAGACATTGGTTTTATTACGGCAACGCATGACCAGCACGCGGATGCAAAATTGTTTTTAACAAGTGTTAGCCACGAAATGAAAAAATATAAAAAGACACCAGAGTCAAAACGTTTTCGTAAGCTTATTTCCAATGTTTATGCTAAATGTAAAATCGATTTGGAATGTGGGTGGGATGATAGGGAAGACGAACGTAGCATCTCCGATCATCTTTTGAAACGAATGAGCGCTCAGTTTAAACGGTCGGCGTTTTTTAAAGAACAGGGTCACCATATTGTAGATATTTTACAGGCTCTTGTTGATCTACCATTGACAACGCGTCATACGACCGATACGTTAGAAGATATGGCCGGTATTTTAGTGACTGAGTTTTTAAAGATTGAGAAAGAAATTAGCAATGATTTTTACAATATGTACATCCTAAAATCTATTGTCGAGTCGTGTGTCCGAAATCGGTCGCTGTATATCAAAAAGGAGACACGAGAAACGGGTGTAGCCAATTTTAAGCATGATACGTTGCGATGTATTGATTCCATTGTGAAATTTTGCAATCCAAAGATTAACTGGGAAAAACTATTGTGTTGTTTGCTGTGTCTTTCAAAATGTATTGAGAATTATTGTTTTGACAAATTAAAGAAGTTATTGGCGCGCAAACGAGTCGATTATAATAATATGGGTCTCCGAAATACGACTGAAATCTATGAGGCAATTGAGGCAAATTTACCTTCTCATTTTGTTTTTGATAAAGAAACCGATATTTATGTTTGGAATTGTATTGAGAAACGTAGCTACAAAATCAAACTCCCTTCTAAAATGATAGGGGCGTTAAATGATGCGCATCCGTATGAAAGGGGTATTATATTTTATGAGTACGTATCATCTACAAGTTTTTAAAAATGAGAATATAGATTATTTATTTCATTAGTAATAAATATGGAAGAACCTCTTCTGTCAGAAAAGAGTCGTCGATTTACGCTTTTTCCTATAAAGTATCCTAATCTGTGGGACTGTTACGAGAAGCAGCTGGCTTTGTTTTGGACGGCAAAGGAAGTTGATTTTTCGAAAGATCTTGAAGATTTTGAGACGTTATCTCAAAATGAACAGCATTATTTGAAACGCGTCCTTGCATTTTTTGCGGCAAGCGATGGCATTGTGAATTTTAATATTTCATCTCGATTTTTACAAGAGATTACGGTGATGGAGGCGAGTGTGTGTTACAGCTTTCAGATGGCAATTGAGAATATCCATTCGGAAGTGTATTCTATTATGCTTGACAATCTTGTAAAGAATACAGCGGAAAGAGATTTACTCTTTAATTCTATTCAGACGGTTGACAGTGTTAAGCTGATCAGTGATTGGGCGTTCAAGTGGATTAACTCGGATCACTCGTTTGCTCACCGTGTAATCGCTTTTTGCGTAGTAGAGGGTGTGTTTTTTTCAGGAGCGTTTGCGTCTATTTTTTGGCTTAAACGTTATAAAAGCGCTGGACGACTTTTTTTACAGGGGTTGGTAAAATCAAATGAGTTTATTGCGCGCGACGAAGGGATGCATGTACAATTTGGGTGTGAGATGTACAGAATGTTGGTTAACAAATTATCGGCAAACGACGCGTACTGTATTATAGAGGAGGGGGTAGTTGTTGCCAAACTATTTATGACGGATGCTCTTCCTGTAAAATTGTTGGGTATGAGTTCTGAAAGCATGTGTGAGTACATTGAGTATGTTTCTGATCGTCTATTGGTAGATCTTGGTTATCCAAAGAAATACGGCACACATAATCCATTCTCTTTTATGGAGACGATTGGGATGGTTGGTAAAACTAATTTTTTTGAGAGTCGCCCGACTGAGTATCAGTCGGCTTATGTGTTATCGAATTCTTCAGAAGACAATCATGAAATTATGGAAGATTTTTAGTATATTTATGATTTATACGTCATAAATATAATATTTAAAGGTCTTAGATTTAAACTAAAATGTCTAAGAAGCCAACATATCAAGTAATAAAAGTTCCGACTGAGAGGCCGCCTTTTAGACCAAAACATTTTCCTCAGATGCCTATTTTATATTTGGAGCTATTAGAAAATAAAGCAAAAGTTAAGAATAATTTAGTAAATACTGAATACGTTCCAAAAATACCACCTCCAGTTCCAATACAACAACGTAGCCCTGACGAAGATGTTTACGAGAATTATGAGGATTTTAAAAACAAAAAGAATGATGTTTCACCGTCGCCATCTCCTCCACAGAATTCTCCACCTTCACCTCAACATTCTCCATCGCCACAGCCTTCGCCGCCATTGTCAACTAGTTCAAAATCATCCAAAAAGTCTAGTTCTCCTTCATCTCCTAAAAATGACGATGACGATTTATCATCCCGCATGCGAGAATTGTTAAAAGATGATAAGAAAGACCGTGACAGAGGAGACCGTGACAGAGGAGACCGTGATAGAGGAGACCGTGACCGTGATAGAGGAGACCGTGATCGCGATAGAGATGACCGTGACAGGGAGAGACCTAAAACACCTCCTGTAAATGTAGCGCCTCGTCTTTCAGATATCGCAGGTGGTAGTTATGTTCCTCAGAAAGTTATTGAAAATTTGCAAGTTCAGGATGATGAAGATTTGAAGCGCGAACTATTATTTAAATTTGAGTTGTTAAAACGTTCCTATAAAAATACAAGTATTCCGGAATTTTCGATACACAGTGATTATAGACATATGCAGCGAACCTATGAGTCTACGATACGTCAAGTAAATATTGATAGCAATATTGAAAATTACAAAAGTTATCTTATTACTGGCTTTTATATCGTGGAGTTCGTTCTAGGTTATTGGCTTAAGTTTGATATGCAAGATTTTACTAAACAGCAAATATTGAGTATGAATAAATATGAGCATCTTTTGATTGAGTTGGGTGAAAAGAGCTATGTACCGGAAGGCAGCAAATGGCCCGTTGAAATACGTTTGCTATTTACGATTGTCATTAACGCGGCCATCTTCATTATTACAAAAATGGTTATGAAAAAAATAGGAAGTAATTTATTTGGAATGACATCAACACCTAGTTCATCTCCGCCTTCTACAACAAACACAGAAACTGCCCCTAAGAAACGAATGAGAGGTCCCGATATTAATCTAGAAGAATTATAAAAATGAATTTATTTATGTATTTTAATATAAATAAAAGTATATAATGCCCGTTCGTATTCAGTATGCAAGTGATTTGCACTTGGATCAATTAACTTCATATCATTTACCAGATTTGATTGATCCCAAAGGTGATGTCTTGATTTTAGGAGGAGATATTTGTCATATTGGAAAAATTTCACAGCATTTGTCTTTTTTTAAGTATGTGAGTGCCAATTTTCAATACGTACTTTATATTCCCGGCAATCACGAGTTTTACAGTGATATGTATTCGATGGATGAACTTGAAAAAATGGTTAAAAAGTTTTTTTATACTTTTCAAAATGTATTTTATCTGAATAATTCTTCGATTGTAATAGAAGACGTTTTATTTACAGGGGCGTGTTTATGGTGTAACCCTCAAAATGAACCTCCAAGTTGGTTTTCAATTGATATTACACGTGATGAGATCGCGGAGATGTTCAATGACTCGGTAAATTATTTAAACAAAATTTCGTCTCTTCAATACCGTAAGCATGTTATCGTTACACACTATCCACCTGTCCATATGGAGTTTAAAAAACGTAAGAGCCGTGGCAACCACGACCAGCGGTACGATGAATATTACCAAAATAAGACAATTTATTTGAAGAATCCACCAATTGCGTGGATTTTTGGACATACGCATGAGAATGTCTATAATCGGTTTAATGAGACAAATTACTTGTCCAATCAGCGAAAGGATAAAACTTATAATAAAGCTGCGGTTTTTTTTCTATAAATAAAAATGAATTAAATATAATTTATTTAGAAATAAATAAATATGTACACGTTAGAACATCTCAATAACATGGACAAACAGTCGCTTATCAATATCGCGAACGATCAGGGATTGGACGTCAATGGGTCTGAAACTAATTTCGCATTGATTCAGAAGATTTCTGGAAAAATGTATAATATGGCTAAATCGGCATCACCTAAGAAGGCTAGGTCCCCTAAGAAAGCCAGGGTCTCGAAGAAGGCATCTCCGAAGGCTAAACCCAAAAATGTGCCAGTGGCCGATAAAGACTGGCCTGTCGATGGATGCAAAGACGGAAAAGTGCGAAACAAATCTAAAAAGTGTGTGTCGCCGTGTGAAGGTGATAAAGTTCGAAACACTACAACTGGTCGTTGTGTGTCACCGGATTCGCCAAGCTTGTCTAGATCTCGATCTCGATCTCGATCGCGGTCGCCTTCTAAAAAACCATCACGAAAACCGTCTCGGTCTCCAAGAAAACCGTCTAAACCATCACCATCACGAGATGAACCAGAAGAAAATGGACGTGTAGAGTTAACAGGGTTGGGCATTACAGCTCTGAAAAAAATTGCCAAAGATTTAAAGATTCCGGGTTTATCTGGGAAAACCTCAAAAGATATAGAAGAGGTGCGCAGACGCATTGAAGAAGAACAAGATAAAAAATTTGGTAAAGAAAAGATTGAAAGCGATGACGACGAACCAGAACCGGTTGTAGAGGAAAAACGCGTGGTAGAACCACCAGTTGTCGTCGATGAACCACCGGTTGTCGTCGATGAACCACCAGTTGTCGTAAAAACCAAGCAAGAACCACGGCCTGAAAAAACAAGACATGTAAAACCACAACCAGTTGAAGAAGAGCATAAGGATTATCCTTGCGATCGTGATATGGCTTGCAACGGCGATGATGTATGTCATATTCACGAAAATGGAAAAGGAGGTGAATGCCGTAGTTCCGGTCATAATGTAAAACAACCCTTTATCCATTCATCCTATAACGGCCATCCAATTGTTGGAACAAAAGATTCTATTGCATTGTTACACAAAAAACTCGGCAAAGAGAGAAAAATAGAATCTAAAAACGATGAGGGGCACGTCACAAAAATATTAAGAGAATTGGGAGATTCACCAGATGATTTACAGGTTCTCAATGACCCCAAAATTAAAAACTTGATCATGTGCCTGTTTAAAAAATGAAGTCAAAAAAATTTATTTAATAAAATAAATTTTATATATCATTATTCGTTCCAGTATACCTGATATAATCATGTATACTCGAATAGTCAAGATATTCTGAAAATGGAAGGGCGGTTTCGGTCTGGTATTGTTTTATGTAGGAAACCATATTTGCGCATACCTTGTATATCTTCTCCTCAATTACGTCTTCAACCATTTGATGATTTTGGGCTTCAATTATCTCGGTTTGTTCCAGCTCAGACAATAATTCTTCTTCTTTTATAGAATGTTTAATTGTTTTTGACATCCTAATCTATAAACCCTCTTTAATGTACGGGCATCCTTTTAGAACTCTTTTTATAGACCAGGTTACAAAATGTCTCAAAATCGTAATTCATATATAAGATATTTTCGTCTTCTAGTTTTTCTAGCAGGTGATTAAAAAGATGTTGTACGTGCGGTTCATAAAAACTCTTCCATTGCTGGTACATATGATCGGAAGTTGGTACATTTGGTATAATTTTATACATATTATACATAATCTATATGTATAATAGAAGTCTTTAAATTACGAGTAATTTTAGTTTAGTTCGCTTAACTCTGGTCCTAAATCTCTGTCTAAGTCATCTTCATCAATATCTTCTTCTATTGTCATTTTATTATCATTCTTAGTCTTCATGTCACCTTCTGAAAATACAAGAACCTCGAATGGAAAAAATTGTGAGGGGGGTTGAATTGGGCTACTTGGAAGTTTTTGCGAGATCTGACCATTTTGGTTCTGAACTGGTTGGACATTCTGTTGATTCTCTTCATTCTGTTGAGTATGTGAAGCTTGGACGTTCTGTCGAGTCGGTGTCGTCTGGAAATTCTGTTGATTCTGGGAAGCTTGGACATTCTGACTACTCTGACTATTCTGTGAACCCTGGACATTCTTTTGGGTCTGTTGATTCTGAGTAGCTTGGAATAGTTTTTGTGGCTGAACGTTAACCTTTGGGGGTGTAGAAGTAGTGTACGGCGGAACCTGGTCATATTGCGGAGACTGTGTGTATTGTTGAGGATGGGGATATTGCGGTCTAGACTGCTGCATCAACTGATTGATCTGAGAGGACACAATAGATGACATTTCCGACATCTTATCGTTGATAAACGTTTTTTGTTCTGTAATCGTTTTTTCAAGATTTTGAATTTTTGTTTCCATTTCTTTTATCTGTCCTGACATTGAATTCATTTTTCGATAAAAGTAGATTGTTGTAATAGAAAAAATAAGAATTTCGGCTATCATATAGATATTTCTATAAATCATCGACGAGGTTGATGATATTGTCGTTGTAGATGTAAGAGTCGGCGGGGATTCGGTTTCAATAGTAGCCATATTTTACGTAAATGAAAATCTTTAAGCATCAAAAAAAATATCTGGCTGTACTTTTTTAGACGCGATATCTGGTAGAGCCTTATTAAAACGATCAATGATGTTGTATTTTATTGGATCGACCGAAACTATTTTTGTGTAATCGTTAAATTCCTGCATTGGGACCGAGTAAGACGAAATTGTTTCCGTTGACGTAACGCTATGTTGGATCGAGTCTTTAAAAATACCCTGTTTCATCGCAACTTGTAGACGTGACATATAGCCGTAGAATTCATAACATACCACTTTTTCAATATCTGTGAAATCTGACGTTGTGGCTAAGTAATCGTGAATTTCATTATCTAAATTTCCATTAAAAGCCGTATTTAGTTGGCGCAAAAAAGCTTGTACAGGCGTTTGGTAGGACGTATTAGTAAACACGCTCATGTTTATTTCTAAATTATCGCCAAGTGAAATGGTGCTTGAAATCCAATCATCTATATTAGTTGTATATAAATAATTACCAAGTGTGCGAATTACGACCGCGTAATTTTTATTATTGGTCATATCAATTTCGATAGGTTTGTGACCCAATTGGTTGTAGACTTTCAAGAATTTAGTAAGTTCAGTTGTCATTTTTTGTTGGTATAGTCTATTTTGTTGAACACGATCATGTAGAGAAGATGCTGGTGTTGCAGAAACGGAATTAGTAGGGGCTGAAACAGTTGACATATTAGAAACTGGAGGTGAAACTACCGGTGCTGGAACAGGCATAGGAGGCGAAGGTGCAGAAACTACCTGGGCTGGAACAGGTGTAGGAGGCGAAGGTACAGAAACTACCTGGGCTGGAACAGGTGTAGGAGGTGAAACTAGTGGAATTGGCATAGGTTTAGCTTGTTGTGATGAAACTGTCGGCGCCGGTTTAGAAACTGGTACAGGAGTTGATAGTTGTTTTTGAGGTAGTTTAGACTGCTGAGAAGCACGAGGTGGTAGCGCCGGAGAAATCTGTTGTTTTTGAGGCGCTTGAATAGTCTTTGACGGTTTTGCGGGTGCAGACATTTATATTTATAAATATGTTTAAATTTATTTATGTTTTAACAGAAAGGTGTATATTGTATAAATATCTCCATGGTAAGCACACACAAACAACAAACAATATTGTATTCTGCAATTGGATTGATTTTTCTATTTGTAGTTATGATTTATGCAATAGATTATTTATTTGGTATAATGAAACCTGATTATATTAAAATAAATGGAAAAATCGATAAAAACAAGCAGTTTTTATACAGTTTAGGTATTTCTCTTGTAATTTTCTTAATTATTATCTTTATTTTATACGAAATCGTTGCATGATATATAAAAATGATTACTAATATTACTAATATTACTACTACTCAAAATATCCAAAGAATGTCACGCGATCCTCGGATTTTGGAAGATGATTTACGTATTAGCGAAAAGATTCTCCGTACTAATTACGAAAACCGTAAAATGTGCCAACACATTGAGCAATTCAGACACTACTTACGGGACATTGTAAATATACTGGACACATCTAATTTTGCAGAAAATGATAGTTCGGTTATAAAAGAGAAATGTTATAACCATCTATATTATGCAAAATCATTGTGGCATAACGACCGTATTGATAAATCGATTTTGAGCGTATTTCAAAGTTATATAGAGTATTTAGCAGAGGCAATTGGTCATCTTGATAAAGGCGGAGATGTGTGGAAAGAGTCATTAGCATTTCTTGAACGTGTAGAAAATAGTCATTACAATACTTCGAACTCCTCTTCTTCTCTTACAAAGTAGGACTGTTTGCAGTGATTAATATTAATAACAATTTCATTCTCTTTCAATGAAATTTTATCGTCATTTAATACGCTTACATATTTTGTATGTAACCTTGTTTCATTCGACGACCATGTCGTTAAATTGATGTATCCTCTCAAAATTGCGAAACAAGCGCTTATTTTATAACATATACTGTCATTTTTGTAGTTATACATTTTATTTATATATAAAACTTTTCTTGTATTATTATAAATGAGTAATATTGCTGAAGATAACTTGCGAGCGAAGATGAAAAGAATTCGAGCCCAAATTAAAGAACGCAAACAAACAAAACTACAGGCATTTCCAGACGAACTAAATAGCATAAAAGAGACAACCAAAGATATAGTTTCAACGCCTGAAGAAGATATGGCAATTGAGCCTATTAAAATCGAAAAGGACGAAAAGACAACAATTAGATCCTATATTTATCAAAAACTATTTTGGTGGTGGAAATAGCCAAGGAAAGAACTGGATGTCCCATTCTGGCCAATTTGTGAGTTGTAGAGGAATAATTAAACAGCCTCCTGCGATTTGTTGAAAAATTGGGTGAGTAACCATCCCATTTACACGCGCCATTGAGTCAAAAAGAACAATTGAACGTTGAGGAGGATAGTTAGCAACCAGACTCGACAAACAAATAGTAGATAGTTTTAAGTTTTTATGATAGCTATGAATCTCATTTCTAAGTTTAGCATAGGGAGGTTTACACGAATACATTCTGTATTGGATCCATTCTTTGGTTTCAGGTTTAAGAATATATACGTACATATTAAATTCTAATAGCGCAAAAAACTCGGCCGGATGTGACCTAAGTAATTCAAATTGGTGAGGCGTAATAATATCGGACAAATGATCTATCATTGGAAGTAACTCATTTTGAATATTCTGACTTTGAATATTCTGACTTTGAATACTCATAAATTTATTTAAAGATATTTTTAAATAAAAATGTCTTTATCACAGCAGCCGAATCCAACCCTGTTTGTAATAATCATAGCAAGTTTTGATAAGCCTGTTTATTTCGACTTCATTAAATTTAGAAAACTTCAGCTTAAACAATATAACATACCTCATTTGTTTGTCTATGACACGGAACCACCAGAGGATTTTGTTTGCGATTCTAATGACTTTATTTTTAAACGTAGTGAGCCTAACCTAAATGTTAATACCATTCATCCAGAGTACAATCCTCATATGATAGTAAAATTTCTTAGGGCGTTACATGTTATACCATCTACATACGACTATGTTGTACGTGTAAATTTGTCTACTTTTATTAATTTTCCATTGCTGTGTAATACGTTACGTAACTCTCCTCGTGTAAAATACGCAGGAGGTCACAATATTTGTGTATGTTTACCGGATTGGTGTTTTTCGCTGAGACCAACAGACGTAATCGATTTTATGTCCGGTACATTTATGGTTTTCAGTAAAGACGTTATTGAATATTTTAAGACACTACCATTCGACTCATTGATGTATCACACGCATAACGACGACGTGATTATATCACACCTTACCAAAAAAAATGGGATCCTTATTACTCACATTGATATGTGTTACTCAAACGATAGTTCACCCATTGATTCGTCCTACATAATATATCGAGTTAGACACGAAAATGATAGAGAGATTAAAGATACAACCACTTGGAAAAAACTGCTTGGCATCATAGATTATATAGATATTATAGAATAATAGAATAACTCTATCTAATCGATATAATTATAATAACAGCAAATTTGGTTTATATACCTGTGACACTCCGTATTGTTTTTGGAAATATCACATATGAATATCCCATCTGCTGCATATATGTCATTTTGCCAAACTATATTCTTAATGTGTTTTTTGTGGACAATAAACATGGCTGTATCTATATGATACACCGCAATCTTGTCGCCATATAATACTCGTCCATTTTTATCGCGAGATTGGTCAAATGTATAAAAATAATTTAGATCCAACCCGTCAATAATCTCCCAAAAGGCTGGATGAATTATATTGTCATCATCTAAAAAATAGATGAAACCATCGTCTACTAAACTCATACCATAGTTTCGCTGGGCATTACCAGCTATTCCGGAGTCGGAACACTCGATCTCTAAAATCTTGGGATGGTCTGCGTATTGTTTTTGGTAGGTTCTATTTTTTGTCGTATCGTATACAATAATCCACTTATCAATTTTGTCAAAATTAATACTATCGAATAATCTGGGTATATTATGCTGTCTGTATGATGGTGTTATGATAGTTATCATAATTTATTTTAAATATAAAATAAATCTTTAAATTCGTTCAAGAACAGTTAGTCCATTGTTATGAGTGAAATGGGCTTTTATCTTCCATTCTTTGTGTTCGGCTAGAAATTCATCGATCGCTGGCTGAAGCCCTTTCATTATTTCATCGACAGGAATACCTGTATCAATTGACTGTTGGTGTGGATTCCAGCCGTTTCGTATGGTTTCACCGTGTATTCCGTCGATTTCTGTGTCGTGCATTACTATATATTTCGCCGCCATTTCGTGTAATTTTGACAGTTCTCGTTTGAGATGTCCGTACACATGCCATGTATCGATAAAAATCATATCATATTTCTGGTAAGGTAAAACAAGATCGGAACATTTATGAAATTTGAATGATACGGAATTTTCGACACATGCGATTTCAAGTTCATTTATGTTAGATGATCTATCCAAGTCGCATGAGTGCAACATTTTCGGAGTGGTCGTTGCGTTTTTAACAAGCCCATTCAAAAAAGCCCATGAACTAACTACCGACCGAACGCCGCATTCCAGAATGGAGTTGCAATCGCGTGACAGTCTTTCTAGATATAAAAGATGTTCGCTAATATCGCCATCGGCTGAAACGTGATCGTATAGTTTATACTTAATGTTAATCATGTTAATCATTTATTTTTATTAAATCTTTAAAGTAGATAAATGCAATGGATTGATAGTATTGACGTAAATAATATATTAGATACTATTGATAACGAAAATATAGAAGACTATACGGGTCTTCCTTTTATCAGACAACAATCATACAATGAGTATGAATGGAATGCGGATGGAGTCTCATTTAAATCTTCCACAGAATTAAAAGAACTTATTATGACATTCAATCTAAAATATAAAGGACGTATTATTACTGGTGACTATGGAGAATACGGAACAACAAAAGGATACCATTTATTCAGAGCTATTCATAACTTACTAGATATTCATTTATACACAAACTTACACCCGCTTTTTATTCCTAAACAGCCGTTTACGATTAGGTCCATAAATATTTTTTCGCCAAATCGTGAGATTCTTCAATTATTTTTAAAGGGATTAAGAGCTTCTTCCACTATTTCTAACCAGTATAATTATGCATACAAAGATGCCGATGAAGATGAAGAAAACATACTTTTCCATTCTAGTGCAAGTCTTTGATACGTCTGGGTGAGCGCCCATTCACGCGCTTTGACGGTATATCGTTCTTTTATTTCTGGTCTGTCTAACACAAAACATAGTTTTTTAAATAGCGACTCGTGATTTTCAGAAATTGGGTGACTACACATAATTCCTCGGTCTGCCACAGTATTTTGCAAGCCAGCGCATTTTACGGTGGCTACTAGACAACCGGCTGCCATTGCCTCTAATGCCGATATACAATAGGTCTCTTCAAAATCTGTTGGATAAAGCCAAATATCTGATTTCAATAGTTCGGTCGAAATAGCGTCTTGTGATATCCTTGGTTGAAGAGTTACGTAGTCTAGTGTTTTGATAGAGTCGAGAAGATTCGGATCGATATACTCAATTTTTGTAAAGATAGATAGTGTTGTTAAAGGATAACGTTCTTTAATTTGGGGTAGCATCTTAATTAGATAACGTAGACCACGGCTTGCGTCCGACATGTAAATGAACCGAAACGGGATTTTTTCTATATCGTTTCGCGTAAATCTTTCTGCATAAATTGCATTTCTCGACAATATAAGGTAGGATTCATCGATTCCCATTTTATCTTTTATAAACTCCTTTTGCCATTGGCTTAATGTGATAATTCCTCTAAACTTCTTAGCGTGAGTTTGGAAAATAGAGGAGTGTCTTTGAAAAATGGGTAAGACATCGTGTGTCCACAGGTATACATTTTTAATATTATCGTAGTAAACTAAATTTTTTACATGACGACTAACGATCAGATAATCAATCGTGTATTTAATAGAAAACTCTGGGAAATAACTATAATCAATATACTGAATACGATCGTATATGCCTTGATAATTGACGTCTCCCTTTTCAAAAAATCCAAAGACAATAACACGATAACCAATACGTGTCATCTCTTTTGCCATATTTATGGCCATATATTCTGACCCTGAAATTGACTTTTCACGTCTTGGATCCCATGGTCTATAAAATCCGCCCATGTGAATGACTAGAGTAGAATTTTTGGTTAATAATTCAGGTCGAATGGGTTTATCACACACAGCGTATTTCATGTTTAACAGAGGTTGGTCGATTGGGTATTTATTGAGCATTTCTCGAAGTAGCGGGATCGCATTTTCAAAATTTCCCAATTTGAAATTCGACTCGATGTAAAGATACGGTATATAATATTCATAAATAGACGTATCCAGAATAGTAATCATGACAACCGGCATAGGAAACGAAATCAGTCTCTCCATTACTCGACTGACTTCTTCATATCTTTTTTCTTCATAGAGCAATACAGCGGCTTTATATACAGATTCGGCTCTCTCTGGAAACTTTCGTTGTGTTGTAAGCAGTGATTTCTTATAAGACTGTTTATTGCCATCGATTTCAAATTGGAGTGTTGGCTTTTCGTAATTTGCGAAAAACTGGAACTCTCTGTTGATTGAACTACCGAGAGAAATCAGTTTATCGCAATACAGAATTGCTTTTTTGTAGTCTCGTGCCATTGCATAAGTTCGTACAAGGTAGTATAGAGTTCGCGGATTAGACTTGTCATCTTTTTCATCTAACAATAATCCATCGATGTCTGTTTGAAGGCGCTGTCTAGTTCGCAAATCGTGATTTGTATCTGGAATATCGTTTACATATATATTACTATCTGAAATAATTTTATTTTGGTCACAGTAGATTGCTTCGTGTACACGGCCTCTATATTGTAAAACGGTTGGCACAAGTTCAGATTTAACAATGCGAGAAGAATAATAATAACTATCAAGACGTGTTCCTTGTAGCGTTCCAATTTTTATAGAATAACATTGTGAATCTGATAGTCTGAGCATATCCAAAAGTTCTTTTCCTCCATACAATTCATAACTGTCATCTAGCACAATCATGTATTTACATTTTTTAGGCGACAACTCGAAGACTCTGTTTCGGGTAGTTGAGAAATCAATAAATGGTTCTCGGTGAAGATTTCCTTGCACGTCGGAAAGTTCCTCGTTAATTATATCACAAGTAGAGTCTGAACTTCCTGTATCTAATATAGTCCAGTGGTCTATATATGGTTTGATGGAACGTAAAGAGTCCCGTAGTACATCGCCTGAGTTCTTTACGATCATAATAAGTTCAAGTAGCATTTTTGATAAAATAGTTATATTTAACAGTACTGTTTTAAATATAACTATTTTATATTTCTGTATTATATAATAAATGTCTTTTGGAGTGTCAAATACATCATATCCAGGAATGATGACATCTCTTATGAAAGAGATCGGCCAAACTTCACCCTACCATATACCGTCTAATTTTTGGATTTCGGATTGGATGGAATGCCTTTTACGAACGACCGCTCTAAATAACTTCCCACCAACTGTTTGCGCAAGATGGTGTTTTATATTATCGACAATCATTTACAATGCATACGCATATACCTCGGACAAACAACCTGTTGATTACCAAAATCCAAGCGGTGAAAATTACTGGGCATCTAATTCAAAGGAGTCTGTAACGACTACACTTCCTGTGTGGATGGAGTACGTTTGTCAGTATATGGTACCAATTCTCCTCCAAACATGGCTTCCATATAGCATAGCCCCTCATGTATCTCCAAACTCTGCGCTTTATCAACTCGACCCGTCCGACCCGTCATCTATTCAAAGTCTTATTGCAGCCCATACCCCTCTGCCTTCATTAGATAGCGCTGCCCAATCGTCTTTCTCAAATTTTAAACAACTTATTCAGACTTATTTTACCGCAAGACAAGGAGACGGGTGGTTGAACACTTTTACATTTAACACTTCTTATAATAACAATGCAAACCTATCATCGTTTATTGATGGCAATAACACTGACACTCCTCAAAACTTAAACACTCTTCTCCACCCCGATAAATGGACTCCTGTTAAGGTAACACTATCGAATGGTCATACGTTTACAAAAGCATATGTAACACCTGAATGGGGGACAGCAAATTCTGGTATTCTAAGCGATTCCGATAGAGCCGCTATTCAAGCGGATGTCCAAAAATTGTTTCCCGATCCCGTCTCTCAGCCAGCTCGTTGGGCACAAGAAGTTCAGAATATATTACATGCACAGTCACAACTTGACGATGAACAAAAAATGATCAGCGAGTATTTTTTACAATGTCCGGCCGATACGCTGAATTCAGTAGGCACACCTTTATACGGAACACCTTCTCCTAGCGGTGTATGGCTTGCCTTTGCAGATATATATCTTCGTTCAAATAACAAAACAATTGAAGACGAAATTCGTTATTATTTTATAGTTTCAGCTGGTATATTTGAAGCATCGTTAAATGCATGGAAACTGAAACGTGCAAACTTACAATCTCGTCCTATCCAAAAAATCAGACAGGCATTATACAATCCATCTCAATCAGTTAACACGCCCATTCACCAAGATTGGAATCCCGCAACACCAACTGTAAATGGAGTTCCTCAAACCAATAGTGGTGCATACTGGCTTCCCTACCAAACGATTGACACAGTTACGCCTCCTTTCCCAGACTTTGTATCCGGTCATTCAACGTTTGGAGCAACAGCCGCAAAATTGATGAATTATTTGACTGGACAAGACAATATTGTCTTGCAAAACCCAGTTACCAATTTACTTATTTTTAAGTATACATCGCAGCTTTACTATAATAACTCGGCTTGGAAAAACGCATCTATTAACAATATCTTTTTATACCCAGGGTGCAGTGCCGTTCAGCCAACCGATCCATCAAGTCAGAGTGGAGGATTTAACGGAGCATTACAGGTTCCATTGTCAGGAATTTATTTAAATTGGCCTACATGGTCCCAAATGGCGAATAGCAATGGAGAGTCTCGTATCTACGGCGGAGTACATTACGAGAGTTCTAACCAGGGAGGTCTACTTGCTGGAAATGAGATTGCGGATGCGCTGTGGCCACTTTATCGGAATTTGTAATTCAGTTTATATTGTAAAATTACAATATAAATTTTATTGACGCGACATTTATCGACGTAACATTTGAGACGGTAGAGTCGGTTTAGGCTTAGATTCACCTGTCGTTAAAAATCCCATCGCGTCATCCCACAGATTTTTTGAGTCAACAGTGGCGTACTTATTAAATTCAGACGACGATTGCAGAGGTCGTTCATAAGATGGTTGAGAAGGAAGCTTTGGGAGCTTTCTTGGAGTTACACCCATATTTCCGATATTTCCAGTAATAAACTCAATTTGATAATTTACATCATCATCTGTTATATTTAAGACGTTCTTATCAGCTGAAATCTTCTCATACGATAACTCATTCTCTGTATTTTTACCCTTCCAGTGAGGTGTAACTTTTAGAGTGTTAGATAAGCTATTGAATTTCGAATTAGCCTTGAAGTAAAGATCGTAGTTTGTTGAAATCACATCTCCACTTTTATCAACAATAGTGTCGATTGAAATCACAGTTTTATTTTTATCAACAAGATTGTCAATTGAAGGGGATTCGTATGTTTGGTCAAAAATATTTTCATGATCATATCTACGATTTAGTTGCGGCAGTGCATTGGTAAGTCGGAGAGAGTGTAAATCATCTTCAATATATTGAATTCTAAATTGTGTCAATGTATCGTCGTGTACCATAAAAACATCCATGTAGTACAATGTGTTCCGGTTATCACGTTTCAACCCCAAAAATTCAATAGAAACTAGTTGGTGAGAAGGCATTAACTGTTTTAGATGATCTTTTACTGTTTCATACAGTTGTCGAGTGACAGGTGAAATGTGACGAATATAGAGTGAGTTTAACTCGTATGGTTGATATACCAAATCGTTAGGTTGGGCGGGAACATCCGACGGACGAGTATTTGGATAATCGCCGTCTGGAAAAACAAGAAAAGATTGAGGTTCTTTATGTTCGCCATCGGCTTTTTCGACACGAGCCTTTTCACCCAACTTCTGATATCTTGCAAGGCTTTCTGACACTGTTAATGTAGACGTAGGCTCAACAAGTTTGGAACGAGGCGCGTATTCAATTCCACTATCTCGACTACGGTCGAATTTCTTTTGATATTCAGTAAGAAAAGACAATTTAATCTCCTCCCATCTATTTCTGAGACGATTGAGGATGTCTGCCAGTCCGTCGTATTCATCGTTATAAGCAGCTTTTACCTCCTCATTTAAATTAATAAACTCAAACAGCTCTAATAATAAATATCGGCCATCGTCAATAGACTCAGGGGATTTAGATTTTTCTAGGTCTGTTGAACCGCCTACTAGTTTTTGCAACTGTTCATCAAGATCGACACGGTGTCGACTCTCTCGTACCAAATCTTCATCTTCACTCTCATTCTCTCCAAACAAATCTTCATCGTCATCATCGTCGTCAAGTTTTTCGTTAAATTCTTTACGATCGATCATAGATTTAAGAAGTTTTCTTGGACGTTGCCGTTGAAGGCGTTCAATCAGTTTTTTCTCATCGGACGGCGAAAAAGGAGTACGGTTAGGTGGAAAACGGCGTTGGTCTCCGATTGATTCGATCTTTTTCAAACCATTAGTTTGTAGAAATTCAATAAATGATCGAATAAAATTTCTTGTTTTCAAAAACAAAAGAAGTCTCAAAAATGTACGTCGATCAACCATAAAACGATCAACGTCTGATTTATATTCGTCGTCAAATTTAATAGGGGGAAGTTCGATTAGACCTTCAAACTCATCAGACGCTACCTCTTTAAGTTTTTCGCGTCGAAGCTTCTCTTCATTTAGAAAAATGTTTTTCAGTTTTTTAACATAATTTTTTTCAGCTGCATTTTTTGCTTTAAAATCAATTCCCATCACGCCAGCACTGGTTGGCTTGTCGGATGATTGTGTAGCAATTCTGGGTTTTGTTTTTGGTTTTGGTGCAACCGATGATCTTATCATTTGTAGAGCGTCTTTTGCGGCGGCCGCTTTGCCAGGATTCGGGGTTGACATTTTTGACATTGACAGTTATCTTTATATAAAACAGAATAAAAAAATGTGTCAATATTCAATTTTATTTAAGACTTAAATGGTTGGCTCTAGTCTATAAAGATGTTGTTTTACGTTGCGCTCACTGTTGCGGGAGGAATTACCTATTTGGTAGCAAGAAACATCAATACAATTAAAGAGACAGTTGAAGTTTATAGAGGTTTTAAAAGTACCGTTGACCCGGATGGCAAAAAAGGCCATTTCAGTACAATGTGTTCGTTTATTACGCTTGCGTCCATTAAGTTTTTGCTATCTATTAAAAATAAAAAAGAGAAACCTGTGCACGAAACCTTTAATCGCTCATATATTAAAATCTCTTACACATATAAAGATAAGCCTTATTTTTACCTACTAAAAATTCCAAAGGGAGTAATACCGCTTTCGACTATTGTTGATGAGACCGGAAATGACGTTGAAAGTATTATTACACCGTATTTGGGACCTAATCTTGATTGTCATGGAATAACGATTTGTCCCAAGGATTTTGGATATGAAAAACTGGTGATCACTACCGTGTACGATGATGTGATTACCTTTAATGAGACCGATGTGATTAGTTTTTAATTTATAACTTTGTAAAGTTTTAAATTGTCTCTTTGTAAACGTTTGAGATGGTTCGCATCTCCTTCATATCGCGAACCGAAAACATGAATTCGTAGTCAATTACGTTAAATGACTGTCTGTATTCCTGGATAGACATATTGCCTCCAAAATCTTTTAGCAACCTCCAATGCGGCGATGGCAGAAGTTTGCCAACTTTTTTACCGATTAGCTGGTAATACAGAGAATGAAGAAGGGATTGACTATCCTTATAAAATAGATTATGGTTATTGTCTTTGATAAACGCAAGAGTGCAATTAAAGCTGCAAAAACAACCGTCTGTCAAGTAATAGTCTTTTTTAATGGGGTGAATTTCGATGTCAGATAGTTCTTTTGTCATTTCTAATTTTTTTGAGCCAATATTTTCTTTCATAAAATACTTGTCTTTTGTTATATGAGACACGTATGATTTCTCGATCATAGAATTACAAAACGTGATTGGACAACCGATTGGTTTTGTCGAGAACGAATGTTTGCACCAGAAACATTTAATGTCGGTTTTTTCGGGTAACATTTTCTCTCTATTCCAGTCGCTCATAGAAACGTTACATTTGTAATTCTTCTTATTCTCATCGAGAAAACTGACAGATGTTTCAACGTCGCTTATAAATAAGTCTGCAATTTTTGTAGTTTTAGACGAATCCGATGTTTCTTTTTCGATATTAGAAATAATAACGAGACCGTATTTAGCATTGGTAACTTTGATATCGACATTTTTTAGTGTAAACGTGCGTTTTTTATGACCAGGGGGGCTGCGATGACTCATTCTTATGTTATATATGAGTTAACAATATATTTTTAAACAATTTTAAATTTTTTTATGTTTAAATAAATATGAAATGCGAACCGTTTTGGTTAGAACATCCTACTATCTTATTTCGAGATATTAAACTCCTTCCAAAAAATGATATGAATTTGGAACAGCAGATGAATTGCATTACACGTCTTGTCATATTTGTATTTCTAATATTATACTTACTTAACTATCAACAGTCGATATTATTTTTAATACTTTCCATTATTTTTATTATTATTCTTTATTATTTACAAAAGAACAAGATGTCTACGTTGGAAACTTACCAACCATCTCAATCTCAATCATCTCAATCATCGCAATCATCTCAACCACAACAGTCTCAATCTCAGAGACGAACAACGTCAATTCGGCAATCGGATGAATTGTACCAGTCTGCGTTAAACGAATATAAAACGAATCGATACACATACTCCAAATTTCCCAGTTATTTTACACAGCAAATCGACCGTCTGATTCCGGTACAACCCGACGCAACATTTGTTTCAAATAACCAAAAGCTTGTTGGAGGGGCGAATCCCAAAACACATATTGCACCAATTATTGCGCCACCAGTTTATGAATGGAATCACTGGAAAGATAACGATTTTGTCGTTCCCAGTATTATTAATGAAAGAACTTCGCAAGATTTCTACGGAAGTGGCTATTATACGACTCCTATGCCAGATAAAAAGAAGCAGAATGAACGGAATGTATCACGGAACGAGATGACTGACAGAAATGTAAATAACGATAATTACAAGATTAATCCGACCATCAAACGAAACGACCCCATCCTTAACAACTCGTTACTCAATCAGCCAACTCTCCATAAAGGTAATAAAAGTACGGTTGAACATTTTACCTATATTAGCGATGAACCGGAAAAGAAAGGATGCCGGTCGTGTTCTCTTCCCGAGCCTTCACAATTGTCTCAACAGTCCAAACTCACAAATGGAGACTTTAAAAGATTCGAACAAAAATTGGGAGACGAAAAAAAGGTCAGATACACAGGCGATGTGAATGAGACATCTGGATATGATGAAACCAACATACAATACAATTTGCCTTCTAACTATGCATCTACAAATTGTCAACGCAGTCAATCGGTTTCAGGACTTAATAACGAGATTTTTACGTCTATTATTACACCTGGTGTTTATTATAAAAATCAGATTATTGAGCCGATTGATTCCAATATTGGAATTTCATTTGAACAACAGATTCCTCCTCGAAAAATAACAAAAGAAAACGGCGAAATATTGTATACCGCAATGGATCCTAAATTATACACGCCAATTGAAGAATTAGAAGAACCACTCGATGTTGCCGCAAATTATGATGTATACGATCCACGTTCATTCGGATACGGCACAAGTTATCGTGGATATACTGATAAAATGACCGGCCAGCCACGATTTTACTACGACGATGTTGACTCTGTTCGGAGACCAAATTACGTCACTCGAACTAATATAGATCATATTAAAAATGTAGATACATACGGCCCCATCCGAGACGACGAAGATACTAGAATGAGTAACGAGACGATCAGAGAAACAGCTGAGAATGCCTTTAAAGATCAAACACTCGATTTCAGAACTGATATGATGACACGCCTAATGCGCAAGCGCAATGCTGAGATGTGGCAAATTCGTATGGCTCCTAAAACGGGTCAGCAAAAAAATTTTAGATGTTAAAATGTTTAATTTTATATAATATAAATGTATTTTACAACTGTCGGAAATCAGTCCGGCAAAAATGACGAGTACTCAAAAAATGGGTTTATCAAATGGACCGGCGGAGATTGGTATGTACCAACAGTTACAGAAGAAAACTTTGAAATACAAGAAGATTATAATAAGGATAATAAAGGTTACAGCAAGCAGACAATGGCACTTATCGCTATTTCTATTCTTGCACTATTGATAATTTTTTATTTTTGGTACAAATCAAATAAGTCAGGTGATTCAAATCTTTCAAATAATTCATAATTATTAATATAAAAGCATTATATTAATAAAAAATGTCTAGAACAAAATACGATGGCTACGCAACGTATTCAAAATATAATACATCTACAACTAACGCGGATTCCGACAACACAGCACGTTTCTCAAATATGCCACCGCCTGGCCCGTCTGACCCATCGCCTCCATCAAATGAAAAGCCAACTTCTTCATCTCTACCTCAGCCTTTTCATGCTCACACAGACCAAAGTCGTGTAAACCATATTGAACCGGAAAAATTATACGAGTTGTTAGTAAGTCCTCAATATCATTATGTACAAAATGCTCAAAACTCGCAAAATGTCAAACAGCCTCTTCTAATTCTTATCAAAGTCTATACCGATTGGTGCAAACCGTGTAAAATTATTGCACCGGAAATCAAAAAACTATCACTTGATCCACGCTACTCCAATATTTTATTTGTTGAAGTTGATGGAGAAAAATTGACACAACACGAGCGACTTGCGTCAATTTTACGGTGCAGTTCTGTACCAACTTTTTTTACATTTAGCGGGGGAAAACAAACAGGATTTATGACTGGCATTAAACTAGATGAAATTGTCAATTTATGTAATGGTTTGTTATAATTTTTATATAAAATATATTTAAACTGCGTGGTTTACATATAAATACATAGAACATGGCTTCAAAAGATACAGTTGTATTTAGAATCAAAGAACTCGATCCAGATATTATTGCCCCGTCCACAAAAAATATGAACCGACCCGAACAAGGTGGCAGTAAAATCGTAATCATTGGAAAACCTGGTTGTTTCGTAAAAGGCACACCAGTAATGATGTACGATGGCACAAGTCGGGCGGTCGAAACCATTAAGGAAGGCGAATTAGTCATGGGGGACGATAGCACTCCTAGAACCGTACTTGAATTGTGTCAAGGCGTTGAAAACATGTATAAAATCCAGCCTTTACACGACGGGATGCATTATACGGTAAACGAAAGACATAAACTTGTCTTAAAAAATATATATACTCGTGAAATTATCGAAATTGAGGTAAAGGAATATATCGAAAAGGACGATAGCTGGAAAACAATGCATCGTATTTTTAGGAATGCTCTTGATTTCAAGGAACAGCCGATAACCTATAAAGCATTCACACTAGGTAAACTTATATCTATTACTAACGCCTCGCGTGTCCCTCATAATTATATGTTTAACACACGCAAAGTCCGAACCGAATTTTTGAAAGGATTTTTTATTGAAAATGGTCCATTTTATGACAATAGCTCACATTGCCAGCTTATTAAAGATATTGATTTCATGCGGAAATCGCTTGGTATTTTTTGGGATGAACCGGAAGACGAGTTTTCAGTCATACCAGTTGGTAGCGACAATTATTACGGATTTACACTTGACGGCAATCATCGTTTTCTATTGAGTTCGTGTGATGTTGTTCGTAACACCGGAAAGACCACAATGATTACGAGTATTCTATATGAAAAAAGCCATATTTTTCCAGTAGGCCAGGTAATGAGCGGCACAGAGGATAGCAATGGTCATTACGGTAAAATTTTCCCCTCAACTTTTGTATACAATTCATTGGATAAATCAAAAATAGAAGATATCATCAAACGTCAGAAATTAGCAAAACAGCACCTCCAAAACCCATGGGCAATATTATTGCTAGACGATTGTACCGACGATCCTAAATTATTCACAGACCCATTATTTCAGGGAATTTTTAAAAACGGACGTCACTGGAAACTTTTATTTCTCCTAAGTCTACAATACAGTCTGGATATTAAACCCGTTATTCGAACAAATGTAGATGGTACATTCATTTTGAGAGAAAGCAATTTGAGAAATCGTAGATGTTTATGGGAAAATTACGCGGGTGTATTTCCCGATTTTGATCAGTTTTGCCAAGTTCTCGACCAGATCACAGACGATTACACGGCTCTATACATACATAACGCAACCACGTCAAATAAAATAGAGGACTGTGTGTATTGGTACAAGGCAAAACCCGTACCTCCTGATTTTAAGATTGGGTGTAGCGAGTTCTGGGATTTCCACAATGAACGTTATGATGCTGAAAATGAAAAAATGTATGCATAAATTATAAGTCTCTTAAAAATGTTATTGCCATATAACAACTAATTCATTTTATAAAATATGCTCTCGCAAAAAAATCCTCACCAAAGAGACGATCGCATCGTTTTTAGAGAAGATACACACACCTATCTTGTCGATGGAACATGTGACGGTATAATCTCCGTCACAACGTTTATTCATCATTTTTTCCCGAATTTCGATGCAAATCGTGTTGTAAAAAGAATGAAAGATAAGAAGGAAAAGTATCCTGGACTAAAAGACGACGAAATTATAAAGAAATGGTCAGAAGATGGTAAAAAATCAGCGCAAAAAGGAACAACATTACACAAAGCAATTGAACTATTTTACGAGAATTTATCGAATGTCTCGAATGATTCGAATGCCTCGAATGCCTCGAATACCATTGAATTCAAGTATTTTCTAGATTTTCATGACACTATAAAAGAACGTCTAACACCGTATAGAACCGAATGGTCTATTTTTGACGGTGAAATTGATTTAGCCGGACAATTAGACATGTTATATAAAAAAGATGATGGTACCTACGCGTTATACGATTGGAAATGCGTAAAAGAAATCAAGACAGTTAATCAATACGAGAAGGGGTTTGGTCTATGTTCCGATCTAGACCATTGCAACTTTTATCACTATTCGCTGCAACTTCATATATACAAGCGCATATTGGAAACACGTTATGATATGAAGATCTCCGAAATGAAACTTGTTGTTCTGCATCAGCAGAATCAAGCCTTTGTTCTCTACGACGTAGCAGATATGTCATCGCATGTCGAAAAAATGTTTAGCGAGCGTCATCAAAAAATAAATCATACTTAAAGATTAACCTAACTATAAAGTTTGGATAGCTCAGTCGGTAGAGCGTGTGACTGTTAATCACAATGTCGTTGGTTCAATCCCAACTCTGAACGAATATTTTCATTTCAATTAAAAAAATGAAAATTATTTAACAACTCGATATACAATCGTACCATCTTTACGTGTAATTCTTACGTATTCACCTTTCTTAAACGTATAGTATCGACACACGGCGTCACTTTGTAGAAGAAATGGCAATTTTCCTTTATAGTGTTTGTCAAGTTCGTCCTTCTCTGTCTGCGATACTTTGGAATGACGAGGAACAAGTCTATGTTTTGTAATATTAAGTTGAAGTTCGTGAATACCAAATAGTTCAAATTCATATTCAAGCGTTTCGAGAGATTTTTTAGCACTTGACGTAACGCTTGATCGATACACAACAATGCATCGAGTTGAGCCCTCTTTATTCATAATTGAGATCCGATCTTTAATACCTTGAATGTTCAATTTATCTTCGTCCGATAAAAAGCATAGGATGATATCGTTTTGAATGTTACGTGCTTTGATACAATACGGCGGAACGTCTGGTCCCTGGTCTTGGTCTGGGCATGATATGTACTCTATTCTATAATCGCGGTCGGTAACTATTTCAGATAGTACTTTGATAGCCTGTTTTTCCATTTGTGGTTCAACGTTTTTGTATTTTGGTATTTGGTAATATCAAAACATCATTTTTAAAGATATTCTATTTTAAAACTCTATTATATAATAAAATATAAATGTCCAAAATTAGCATTTCAGAGTCAAAAAAACAAAAAAAGGATCCGTTATTTGATAACCCAATGTTTCAACAAATGAAACAATCTCTTTCAAAAGAAGATCAAGAAAAATACGATAAAATTGGGAAAGAACTTTACGAAACCGTTAATTTTGAAACCAATGAAATCGAACAGGAATCCATAGACGTAATCGCCCAACTTGGAATTATGTTACGTTCCGGTTTACACCCATCTTACTTAACGTATGAAGAAAAACAATTTCTCGAAAACTATTTAGGAAAAACGTGGTATCTTGAATTTGGTTATTTAGAAAATGACATTCATCGGATTAATCTTTAAATATTAAAAAACTTATAAAATAATAAAAAAAAAAATAAAAATCTTAATAGGTAATAAATGGTATACTATTTAACACCAAACACTCATAGACTAAACGTATCTATGGAAAGCGTAAAGAGCGATTATCGCGTAGCTGGAATCCCTGCCGCATTTTTCTTTGTGGTTATCGCAGCAATTTACTTCATGAAACCCAAGATGTTTTGCGATGTAGACGCAACTGGAAAAGTCGTTTGCGTAAACAAGCTCAAGACTTTCGTAGCAGGTCTTCTAGCTGCCGGCGCCGGTCTCGCAGTAGTCAAGTATGGCATTCCCGATGCACCCGCTGCTTAAATTTATAAAATTAAAATATAATTTTATAAGGTGGTTAATATAGATGCACAGAATAGGACACTCACATTAACATTCATATGTGTAAGAAAAGCCATAAATAGATTACTTTTTACATAGGATATTATTCTTTGGCCCAACCACCCAATACCTTTAAAAAAGTGCGGAATACACTCTTCATGCAACTTGGGCTGCGAATCTTTTTCTCGAGGAGAAGTCTGTTAAAATCGTTTTTAAACGCCTGTTTAGGGGGGAGGCTTGACAAGCAATTCTCGCAATTTGCATCGTCAACAAAATCGTCGAACTGTTCCCACTTGTGGATAAGCGCGACGACGTGAAAACGATCATTGCCAGACTCTTTCGTTAGTGCCATGCGGTGGCTCTTCTGACGGACATCGAAAATCACATAGTTAACTCCTCCTTGAACTAATTGCGCGAGGGGGATATTAATGTGACAATCGTCATACCGTAGCACCTTTCCGTAAGATGTCAGTAAATCATTCTCCTCAGCCTCTAAGTCACGGGAGCAAACAAGTAAAAAAATCTCTTCATCGTCTTGGGCAGGTTGTTGAACCTGTTGTTGTATAACAGATGACAATGGTACCTGAAAATCAGGTACAACCATGTTATCTAGTACGTTCATTTATTAATAGATAAAAATAATTTTACTAATTTTTCAATTCTCTCGTCTGTAATTTTTCTATTGCTCTCAAACAATTTCTTTTGTTCATCTATGGTATGTTTATGGGCATCGATTTGGGCTTTGTGTGAATCGATTTGGGCTTTGTGGCTGTCGATCTGTGCTTTATACATGTCAATATGATTTTTGTGAGTGTCTATCTGGGCTTTTTGTTCAGATACCATTTTCTTTTGGTCATCGATGACCTTTTTGTGTTCGTCTATCATGCGTTTATTATCATTCTTATGCCCGTCTAGAACTCTGGTTAAATCATTCTTCTTGACAATATCATCACTTGATACGCGCGTATAATGATTATCAATTGAATTTTTCAATTTTGTATAAGCATCAACGTCGTCTAATATGTTCATTTATTAATAGATAAAAATAAATTTGCTATTTTTTCAATTCTAGCATCTGTTATTTTTTTATACGTGCTAAGATCGTTCTTTACGCTACCGATTTGCCCAATACTCATTGATATCTTTACGTATTGATCTTTAATTTCATTAATCGATCTCATTAACTCTGGAATTTCAGGAGCATTTGTGTCAACTAGTTGTGTTACAATAGGTGGGTGTACGATTGTAGGTTGTTGCTTAACAGGTTGGTGTACGATTGTAGGTTGTTGCTGAACAGGCGGGTGTACGATTGTAGGTTGTGTTATAATAGGTGGGTGTACGATTGTAGGTTGTGTTATAATAGGTGGGTGTACGATTGTAGGTTGTTGCTGAACAGGTGGGTGCACGATTGTAGGTTGTTGTTGAACAGGTGGGGCTATGATAGGCTTCTGTACCACAGGTATTATAGGTTGCACGTCATGATCGTCGGTTAAAATGTTACGTCTTACTGTCGCGTTAAGAGTTCCATTCATATTTGAGGTTGTAATTTTCTTAGATAAATCATTTGTTATACTAGTCTCACGTCTTGATGATGTGTTAATAAACCCATGAGATATTCGGTACATATTTTATCTTTATGTTTTTTTTAATTTATTAAAAAAATAATCAATAATAGGTCATGATAATATAGGACAAAACATGTAACAAACAGTCCGATAAATCATCTTTTTTCTTATTGGATTGTACAAACGTAGAAGTCTCCATATCGCCACGCAGTGTCCATATCTCATCAGCTTTAACCACTGCCCATTTCTTACGCAGTGGTTTATCAAGCCCCCCTGGCGCACCCATTATTTGAGTCTTATTATAACTAGGAAATTCCACTATTTTTTTAGTATTACCGTACCGAAACAAGAAATACGAATACGTATGCTGCGCAATTTTGATTGCCATAGTGTTAATCTTGCTTCCAAAACTCATTTGTTGTTCGATAATAATAGTCGTACACTTATCAAATTGCTCCTTATAACGATCCAATAGTGCAGTTAAACGTAAAAAAACGTTAGCGTCAAGCGCTTTACTGCCCCTCTTTTTTTTGGGTTCATCATTTTTAGACTCAACCTCCGCCTCTTTCTCAGCCTTTGTCTTACGCGGCTTTTTTACTTTCAGCTTATCATCTTCATTGACGTTATCGCGTGTGATATCACTATTTACACACAATATTGTGTGACCTGAATGATAAAAATTTTCAAGAAATTTAATATAAGAATCCGATGGCTCAGCGTCGTTTCGATTCAGCCTTTTCTCTTTTTTTTCATTAACAAACCTTTGATTTTTTGGAGGACATACTAGTGACTTAATGACATCTGTATCAATTTCTTCGACGATAAATGCGAAATTAACTTTACCTGGATCAAATGCGGCAACCCATTCTTTTGTCATAGTGTCTTTAATATTTAATTTTTCTTTTATATTATAAAATGTATCGTATGATACATGATTACAATGTTGGAGATATATATGGGCCTATTACTCTTAATTATATGGGCGGTATTACTAAAAAAATAGGTCTTGATTATGGAGACAATATTTTGTCTCTGAAAAAATTTATAGCAGATAATCCGATCTACGGAATGCAGCCATTTGGATATGGCCGTGTTAAAATTATACATAGGAACGACGAGTATTCAGAAAAATTTATTATCATGAACGAACTTACCGGACTTGCTGTCAGGAGCGGCGAGTCAATCCGAGTTATAGAAAACGGTAAAATATTCGATATTGTAAATGATGGTTACATAACACTGGATGTTGTAATTCCGGATGAAATTGTAATCAATCCGGGCCAAACTGTTTACGATTTAGATCTTCGCGGAGAGAATTTATCAGGTCGAAACCTTTCAAATGTTACATTTGACCAGTGTTCGTTGGCAGATTCCAACCTTAGCGGTTCTGATCTTAGAGGCGCTAACTTTACCGGTGCAGATCTAAGTGGATGTGATCTAAGTGGATGTGATCTAAGTGGAGCTAATCTTAAAGGGTTAGATCTTAGATATGTCACTCTTAGCGGATCTAATCTCACTGGCGCCAGTCTCCAAAGATCCAATCTTGGATATCTTGACCTTAAAGGAACTGACTTTACAAACGCGGTTATGTATAGAGCGGATCTCTCGAATTGTAGGTTAGGTGGCGCTATTCTTACAAACGCTATTCTTGTAGATGCTAATATGGACAGCGCCGATCTTTCTGACTCTAATCTTAGAGGAGTCAACTTTACACGAGCTGACCTAAGTGGGGCAGATCTTAGTAGAGCCGATCTTACAGACGCAAACCTTTCGTATATAACTCAAGATGATCAAACGAATTTTAATGGTGCAATACTTACCAACATAATATCGGAATATATTGTCTAACGTTTTTGTATCCATCCTACTCCATAGTAGAATGTATTCCCGGCCATATTTAAGTGTGCATTACGCATCTTTTTTTGTATTTCCGGAACTATTCTTCTAACAAATTTATAAAAAAAGGGAAACATCTTTATTTATATTTTATATTCATAATTATAAATTATGAATATCTATTGTGGAAATAATGGACAGCATCCACAGTTATTGAACGGAACAAAAGTACTAGGAACACGATATGGATGTTTACAAAAAGGCGCACAACGAGGAAACGCTTTACCAGTTGACCCAGCTTTTTTGCTACCATACACACCTATTGTTCCCAATACAAAATATTGCGGAAAACAAAATATTTTACCAAACGGCTATACACGTTTTGGAGGCCTACACGAATGTTATTTATCGGGTATAGGTGTCGGAAAACGATTAAAGGCAGAAGAAGACGATAGTGACTCCGATTATGATCCTAATGACGATTCTGATTCCGATTCATCGGACTCTGAGTCGGAATACGGAGATTATAAGAGAAGAGGTCGAGGCCGTGGAAGAGCGAGAGGTGCAAGAGGTTCGCGTGGAGGAAGAGGTTCGCGTGGAGGAAGAGGATCGCGTGAAGGTCGAGGAGGATCGCGTGGAGGAAGAGGAGGATCGCGTGGAGGAAGAGTAACCACACGCGGAAGAAGAGGTAGTGTACGTAGAAAAAGAACCGTTTAATAATATTCTTAATATTCTTAATATTCTTAATATTCGCAGTAATCTGGAATATTGGGAATAGATGGGTCGTATATCTTTTTTTTAGCTGCTTTATCTAACAAATCATCTAAGATCTTATTAAACTTATCTGTGTGTCCAACTTCGTCACATAATGCATGAGCAATTTCATGTAACAACACTAAAACCAACTGATTTTTTGCGTATAGTTTTCCGTATTTATCTTTTTTACAAATATGAACGTAGGTCTTATTAATTGTGTAGCTTTTTCGGCCCTCAAAAAATTTAAGATGATCAACAATACCATCGACCTTTGGATCCACGTGACGTACCTGTTCTACTAAATCTAAGACATCATCATCTTCTACTTGATTTTCGTAATTGTCACGTATTTCATACATGATTTTTAATACGACAAGTATAAATAGCACAATCCCAAGAAGAACGGATGACATGTATGAGAGTGACATCGCGTATTTATTTATTTATATAAAAATGAAATTATTTATCCATTTCCATTATATTTAAAAAATGGATAACGAATCTTTGCAAACACTTTCTGCCAATCCACACAATATCCAGCAACTTAAAAAATACATCAACGAGTATTCCGAAACTAATTCGAAGGACGAGCTTGACATTCTTTATGAACTATCATTTTATAAAATGCACGAAAAAACCTCTCTAAAACAAACTGTGAACTTCCTTCAACATAATCAGTTGAGTTTTAATCACCCGTCATTTAAAGATATCTCAAAACGAATTGACGAAATGGACCACTTTATGGACAAACCGTTTGAAGTAGTCGAAGGAGTAAACCAGTGCGGAAATATGAAGTGCGGCGGAAAACGTACGTTGTCTTACAGCCGACAAACCAGAGGTGGAGATGAAGGTATGACAGTTTACGTCTTCTGCATCGATTGCAAATTTCGTTATATTATGAATTCGTAAATTATTTATTATAATTTTATAATAAATGAAAAAGTTAATAGCTGGAATTATAGTTGTCATAATATTGGTTGTATTTTTTTATAATTATCTGTTCGTAGAATCTTACACGGCCGAGGTTCCAACGGTCAAATTTCCATTTAAAAATACCTTTGACGACCAAGGAAACAAACTAAACGTAATTTTGCTTGCGGCTCCTTTTCGGTCAATCGAAGACGAACAAAATTATGATGTGTATAAAAAACAAAATCTCTTATTTTGCGGTATTTCAAGTTACTTGGATTTTCCCAACACCATTCATAATCCGTATGAAGATAAATTTCACGTTCAACAAAACCATGATTACATCAGTATGGCGGGAGCATGGCTAAACTGTTTTCGAAAGCCTTCTTACTTGCAAAAAATTCAAAGTCTTCCTCATATGTTATTAACCGAAGCCGATCTAAAAGATGTATCAAGTGTCTCAACCGAAAAACTTGAAAAAGAATACGATTTCTTATACTGCTGTTTATCCGATAACGATAAGTGCTCGCCTGGATGGCAATCATACAACCGCAATTGGGAACTCGCACAAAAATGTCTAGAAATTATGTGCAGAGATTTTAACTTACGAGGAATTCTCGTAGGTCGTCAAAATTGCGAATTTTCCGATAAATGCGACGGCATTGTTAAAGTATTACCGTTTCTGCCGTACAACGAATTCCAGACCGAACTAAAAAAATGTAGATTTTTGTTTGTGCCAAACATATCGGACGCATCTCCTCGCGTAATTACCGAAGCGATTTGTTATAATATGCCAGTGTTAGTAAATGCAAACATTTTAGGGGGTTGGCATAATGTAATACCATCAATTACAGGCGAGTTCTTTACTAGCGACGAGGATATTTCAGAAAGTTTAGCAGCACTTATACAAAATTACCATACGTATCAGCCTCGTAAATGGTACCAAGAGAATAGAGGAAAGGAAATTTCAGGCGCTTACCTCGCCCAGTTTCTAATTAATAATTTCCCCAATTTAAATAATAAAAATATGAAATACGCAACCATTACAATCTAGATCTTATTCCTACAAATCGGACAAGTTTGATTCTGTATATACCATTTATTAATACAATCTATATGATAGCAATGATCACAGTCGGTAAGTGCAATCCGACTAGTCTCGTCAAACTCTTCGAAACATATAGCACACTCATTTCCTGGTTCAATTTCAGCTAACGACGTTACTCTACCTTTGTATTGGGTAGTCGCAATATTATGAACGCTATTGGCATTCTGGTAATCTATATTCTCATCATCGTCGTACATATTATTCTCGTTCGTATTATCAAAATAAAACTGCAAAAATGTATCAAATACGCTAGAGCCACTTGGCCGGTTCATGTACGTCTGTAATCCTCGGGTTACAAACGTAGAAAATGCAGATGAGAATATCCGCGACGCCGAAATATCTTCTCGTGGTTGCTGAACTTCATGTGAATGATACCTGCTATTCAAGGTTGTCAACAATTGCTGAAGATAATAAATATTATTAGATGAGCTCATTTTATTGTTAAAAAATTATTATTAAATCATAATAATTTAAATCAATTGGTAGGAAGGTTTTTTATTTGGAGTATTGTCGAACCGATTCTTTATGTCGATTAGTTTTTGTTTCACATTTTCCAAACTGGAATCATGTGTACCTTTTTGATTGGCAACAAACCGTTTAATTTGGATCGAATTATGCGGCTGGGGGTCCGTAACATACTTTAAATCATCGATAATAATTGTATTATACGGGCCATATCCTTTTAAGTCTTTTACGTCCCAAAGTAACCGTAACATCTTAATCGATTTTTTGTATTTTTTTTCACTCTCATCACATTGTTCAGAGTTGAAAATGTGTTCGACTTTGCCTCTTTTTTCGATAATGTTTTTTGCGATAAAGTCTACGTAGTCGGGGCTTGCCGCTGACCAGATCATTACATTGAAATTTTCAAACAGCCAATCTAAAAACGGAACTAGCCCAGGTCTTTCGCAAACAACGTAATCATCGTCCATTATATGATGAGCATACTTAGAAATACTATTAGATTGCTGTTTTAGCTTACGAGCTTCATGTGAATAAATGCACGTATTATCTAAATCCAGGACAACATTTATATTTTTTCGGTTATCCATTTATTTCAACTATTTTTTTTTTATTTTTTTCTAAATAAAATGAACACCCAGCTTATGATTCTTGCAATCGTTATGCTCGTCGCTGGCATCGCATCAATCGCCACCTCTGCAATTGGCATCCAGGCCTACAACGCACAAGCATCCTTAAAAGTTGATCACCCATCTAACTATAAGTATCTAGTTACTAACCTTATCCTCGCCATTTTTCTGGTTCTAGGCAGTTTTGCAACATTTTACTACGCGTCAAAAGTACCAAATTTTTCGGCCGACGCTTTGTCCGGTAAGTTCGATAGCGCCTTAAACGCCGCTCGTAACGCATAAACGCTAGTTTTTAATTATTTCTATTACATTTTAATAGAAATTTTAAGTACAGAAACGAATATACTCAGGAGGAACCTCTTTCACCAAATTGTAAGTCGTTCTCAAATAATCTAAAGCCATCTGCGCCGCATTTTGTTCAGCCTCGATACTTGTTCTAGTAGATTGACCTGATGCAATAACAATCATACCTTGCCCAATTCTACCCGTTTTAAGATAAGCCTTATTATTTTTACTGGGCCCAACAATGTTAGATTGGCCAAACACAATTTCAACTTTATGATTGGTAGGAGTCGATCCAGCGTCTACATAGGCAAATTCACCGTATCGCGATTTTGTATAAGGCTTGTCAAATAGTTCTTTGAGACGTGTTTTAGCATCTACCAATTGTTCATAGTCAATTCGAATATTTTTAGTGTCAAGCATTTTTGAAATAATTTTGTAACACACAACATGACCAACGCCTATACCCATTTTATCCAATAACAACTGGATTACAGCAAAACAAGACTCAAACACGTCTTCTAGAATCTTCTCGTCTTTTATAGGAGCCTCATTAAGAGTTTTCGCCATAGAAATAAAATCCCAAAACCCCAACTCGGTTGCCAACTTTGCAAAATTTTTACTTTGAACAATCGTGATTTTTAATTTTGTAAGAATATCGGACCCTGCTTTGCATCTAATCTGTGGAAATCGGTTCGCGAGATACCATAATGTACAGGTATCAAGGGTAGCATCCCCCAAAGTTTCCAGAAATTCGTAATTGTTATCACGGTCTGCTGACTCGTGTGTAAATGCCGTTGAAAAATAAGAGAGTCCTTCTGGACTCAATAATTCATCGATATATTTTTTAGAAATATCTCCTGTTTCTAAAATACGCCCTATCAATTCTTTAAATGTTTCGTCGCGCGTTCCAAGATACACTCCCTGAAACATTGGCTTTTGATAATAAGGCTGTGGTTGTTGCGGCAGCTGACGGGGCTGAGGCTGGGGATATTGTGGCGGCTGGTACGGAGGTTGGTATGATTGACGTGGTTGTGGATAGTATGATTGCTGCGGAGGTTGACGATTCGGATATTGAGACGCCATGTTTATTTATATTTATGTTAAAATAAATATAAAAATCATTTTTAATGGAACGATGAGACTTGAAGAAGACCTGACGTAGGCGTTGTGCCTGCAATCATGTTCGTAACTGCATTTGTGTTAGGCGTGGACGGTTTAATTGCCGGCAGGCCACCGTTGATCTGAACAAAGTTCGTAATTTCGTTCGACGCAGAACCTTCGCCACCAATGTAAGATAAAGCGCCAATTGTAAGATCCGATGGCTTACCAGGACTGGCAAACCAACCCTTCTGGCATGGATCGACACACACAGGTAAATCTCCTCTGATACGGTCGACGATGCCGTTACCGCGATTGAAACGACCAGCCGACTTACCCGGAACAGTAATGTAACGATCAAAAAGCATGGTATTGTCGCCTTGACTGTCCATCGTACCTACTGGAAGCTGAGAGTTCATGTTGGTAGAGGAAACGCCGGCTGCTTCAGCCATTGCGTTGTTATAGTTGCCGCTCGTGTAATTTGCACCGGGATTTGGGTTGGTCTTGTCCATTGACAAGTAACCTTCCACGACATTGGCATGGTCCATGTTAGACATGTTTCTTGATACGTTTGATGGGCCGCACTGAAAGGCCTCTGTAATACCCATCTTATCAAGAGATGGTGGGTTGTAACGAATTTGGGCCGGTAAATTTAGGGAAGGGGATGGTTGAACAACAGATTGTTGGTAGTTGGGATATGATACGTAGCTGTCACCGGTTACTTGACTTGAGCCAAGTGAATCGTGACGAGGCATCTCAAAGTTTTCGCGTTGCTGAAATTGCTCGCGGTTCTGGAAATGTTCGGCAGGTCCTCCAAAAGATAGTTTTTGGTTCACCGCTAATTTTTGCATAAGTTGCTGATTTTGTGACTTATGAAGTTGTTTTAACGAACTTTGGGTAGTAACGGCCGTGTCGTTAAATGGAACAACCGACTCAGTTACCTTGCCGGTCTTTTTGTTAGTTGTCCGTCTAACTGTCTCGCGCGTTGCGGTTAAACTAATTCCATTCCAAAAGTTTTCTTTAACGTCGTCATCTTTATTCATACCCATGACAAGAGCGCCAACGCCAACCGCGCCGAGTAGAGTTAAAAGTAAGTTATCACTCATTTTTATAAAAGAAAAAAAAAAATATAATTATAAAAAAAAAATTAGAAATAAAATGGATCATCATTGTACAAAAACGGCAAATGACAAACTGATGTTTTTTGTAAATGGAAAACGAGTCGCGCGTTCCAAATATGAAACAGACTACCCAGAATTCAAAGAGAGCGACTGTGTTAGAACCGAACAACGACTAGAACGTTTCAGAGAATTAAAACGAACTGTTTACTCTAACCAAGATGGCTCCGCAAACGAACGTGTTCGCGCATGTAACACACAACTTGCTCAATGCAACGAACAAGTTCGGCAACTCCAACAACAACTAGCCGATTTTAACGAACAATGCGACAGCGAAAAATCAGCTCTACAAAAATTTCTAGATGAATGCAATTCCGATAAGACAGCTCTTCAACAACTACGCGAAAAACTTGAACGTGACGGGTCTGCAATCAAATCAGGTCGAGATAAACTCCGTGATAGCCTAAAAGAAGCCATCCAACGACAGAAACTCCTTGAATCGGAATTGAAAGACGCCAAAACACAAGTAACTAATATTGGACGGCAAAATACAGAACTTAGTAGTAACCGAACGGCCCTGCAAAATACCGTTGCCAATCTTACACGAGAGATACAGTCATATCGTCAACAGATTAGAAACGGTGAAGGTGACCAGGGCCTTATAAATCGCCTACAAAGCGCCGAAGCCGAACGTGACTCCGCACGAGGTCAGTTACAATCGCTAAATGACCAGTTAACGACAAACAACGCTGAACTAGCAACACTGAGAACTGAAAATGCCGGTCAATTAGAAAGTATTAGAAATATTACAAAACAACTCGATGAGAAGGAAGCTTCAAGAGGTCAGTTACAATCGCTAAATGACCAATTAACGGCTGAACGAGCAAGACTTGAAGAACGTATTGGAAATATTACAAATCAACTAGGCGAAAAAGATGCCGAAATACAACGAGTTAAAAGTGAACGCGAAGGCGTTAGTCAAGAATTGAAATCAGTTACAGCCGAAATAGAATCTCTTCGATCACAAATGATGTCAAACCGAGGAGATAGCGAAGCGATTCGTAACCAATTGCAAATTATAGAAGCCGAACGTAACGATCTTCGATCGCAATTGGTTGAATTAACCGAATCTTATCAAAATGAAAAGGGCGCCAAAACCCAACTTACACAAAAGCTAGAAGATGCAATAGCTAGAAACGCCCAACTCCGTTTGGAATTGGATACGGTTAATACTAATTTGGCACAACAAACGGAATCGGTTGAAAGAATTGACAAAGAATTAAAAGATGCGACAACAGAGAGTAGTCAAGCAAAAAGCAAATTGTTTAATGTAAAAAAAGAAAAAGATTTGATTCAACAACAATTAAGAGATTCTACAAGAGAGACTGATGTTTTACGTGATAGTTTGCAAACATCCGAAAAAAATGTAGTCGAGAATGCTGGAACCATTTCTAATCTTCAATCGGAGTTACTAGAAAAGAATTCTGTTATTTTAAAAGGCTCCAACGACTTATCTGAATTAAACGCGAAATTTTTAGAATGTGAAGAAAAACGTATAGAATTGTTAAAAACAATCGAACGGTTTGAACAGTCTGAAAAAAGGTGGGAGACCGAAAAACAAGAATTGGAAGAAGAGATCGAAAATCGAACTTCAAAACATAAAACGATTATAGAAGAGAAAGACACACAAAGTTCGGGTGTGTCGACACAACTTGTCCAAAAAACGACAGAATATAATGAGGCACTTGAAAAATTGCAGACGCAAGTTAACGATATGACCAGTAAATTAGAAGAATCGGCACAAAGTTGTAAGTCTAAACTTGCCGAGTTAAAAAGTAGTTATGAAACTAAGATTGCCAATTTGTCAGACGAACTTAAACAGGCCAAAAATGATCTTAAAAATGCCAACGCAAATAATAGACAGGTTCAATCGGAACTTCAAACTTCTAGACGTGTTGCCGATGAATGCAAAACATCGAAGAAACGACTCGAAGAAAATTATGAAGAGAAGTTAAGCAATTGCGAACAACGTGCAACGGAATGTAACGAAAAACTTACAGAGCTTCAAACGAGTCTCGCTGATTTTAGACAACAATGTGAACAAGAAAAGGCAGACTTACAGGGTGTTCTAGATGATAATAATCGTGATAAAACTCTAAAACAGGCCGAATTCGATAGACTTAGCACCAGTCTAGAACAAGCAGTTGACAACCAAACAAGACTCAATTCTGAGTTGTCTAACGCCAACTCTATACTTTTGCGCGAAAAAACCGACCTTCAAAAAGAAATAGATTCTCTTAACACTACGGTAAAAAACGCTCCATCAATTATGAACGAGGTGTTAAAAGATAAAATGGACCCTATAATTACCCGAATGAATGCGATTGAGGATATTTTTAAAAATACCAAAAAAGAAAATGAACGACTTAAACAAGACTTACGACAAATCACAACCCAATTCGAAGAGTGCAATGCCGAACGTCAAGAATTAAGAAAAACAATAGACGAATTCAAAGAGTCTAGAACATCTTGGGATAGCGAACGACAAAAAATGGCCGAACAAATCGAAAACTATTTAGAAAATGTTAGTAGGTTAGAATCAAACGTCTCCGACCTCACAGGCAAGTTATCCCAATTACAATCTTCTTGCGATAGTCGAATTGCGACATTGACAACCGAACGTGACCAATGTTTCAACGATAAACAAGGATTGCGAGAACAATACGATGCCCTTAACCAAAAATTTACCGAACATGAACAAGTTATCACACAATTAACAAGCGCCGATGCCCAAAAAGCTTTAGATCTAGCCGACTTATCTAACACTGCACGCGAAACAGCTGAACAACTTTTACAAAGTAGACAGCGTATCGAAGAGTTAACAGCAAGTCTTAATAGACCAATAGGTGATCGTATAGACGACATTTTACGTGAAATTTCAACGGAAAAGAATATAAGTGAAGTGTTGCGCAAAACTCTTGTTAAGCAATTAACCGATTTTAATAGTTTTTACAAGCAGTCGCAACCTATTTTAAGAGCCCCTTCTTTAAAAGACGAAGAGAAATTTTACGAAGCTGAAACGCCTGAACACCAAGCTAACCAACGACTCATAGAAGAGACCCAAAAAGCCGAACAACGAGATCTAGAAGAAGCCCAGCGAATAGCGATACAAAACCTAGAAAAAGTAAAAGAACAAGAAGAAAAATCCCGGCTCAAAGAAGAAGCTAAACGCAAAAAAGAAGAGGAAGATAAACTCAAAAAAGAAGATGAAGCTAAACTCAAAAACGAACAGGAGGAACAGCGCCAAAAAGAAAGAAAACAACGAAAAGGAAAAATAGCCTCTAATTTCAGAGACTTAAAAAGATACAAAGAACTTTTTGACGTTGGAAAAAAAGATATAGAATCCGGTAAAGAACTTGCTATTAAAAAACGTAATCAATTTAAAACCGAAAAAGCTATACTTGATACATTGTTACAAACAGAAAGTGCAAAAAATGTGGGTAAGTATTATACACAACAAAAGAAAGACGAGGCAATCGCCGCTGCTCGAAAAAACGTCACAGACAAACAAAATGAAATTTTGGATTTGCAGACAGCTATTGATTTATACGATGCCTATAAGAAAGAAGGGTTTTCGTTCCAATCAAAGAAACGTACCAAAAAGACGACCCGTAAACGATACGTCAAACCTACGAAGGCTAAACTCACCAAAAAGACAACCCGCAAACGCCGTTAAATTTTTTATATTTTATAAAAAATTGTTTACATACTCATTGCCGCATCTCTAAGACTATTTAGCAAGTTTCCTCCTCCTCCCATTCCCCCCATTCCTCCAAGTTTTCCCATTCCTCCCATTCCTCCAAAAGATGGAATCTTCCAAGCGGCGTAGAAACATCCAAACGATGCGAAAAGAAGGATGATAGAAAGTACGAGACTGATGACAAGATAGGTCTTGTTGTTGGGCATGGTTTGATTCATGTTCGGCGAATCGCATTTGTTGTAACATTGGATACCAATAGAGGCGGTTGCCATCGACATAATGGCCGATACTAGCATAAGAAAAGCAATACCTGCGACATATCCATTCATTTATAATTTGTAAAAAAATTATTATAAAGTATAAAATAAATAATAAAGATGACAACTCTTATCTTGATGGACGACGACGCAATCAATCCACATCCACAAGGCCTTGCCATTGACGATAATATTATTTTCATGTTGGATCAAACCCATCCCAATTTCACTAAAAACACGGACAGGGCCATACAATACGGTTTTAGGCATCCGTTACTGTCAACTAAATTTTTAGATGCATCGATAAAAGGTAAAATGCCACATTTATTCATGTATCACAAATATAATAACGACTACGGAAACCCCATTGACTCGGAAAAACAACAGGCCAATAAAAAACATGTTAATTTTTGCATTTCCAATTATAAGAAGACACAAGAAGACCTGTGTTCCCTTAACGTCATTCTGTCGGAAGAGGCACGTAACTATCTCCACGACTACTCCAAGACATACAGATTTAAAATGGGAAACGGCGGGCACGATGAACAACGCGAAGTGTCCGGTCGTTTCTTCTTATTTGAAACTGTGCCCAATACATTTCTGGTCACTGTTGATAAGGACACTGCCAATTTGGGTGGAAAGGAGGAGACCGCTTCAATTGACACGCTTGCGTCGTTTCATACACACCCATTAGACGCCTACCATAAATACCGAGTATGCATGGCATGGCCGTCTGTAGACGACTATTGCGTATTCCTAGGAATTTATGCGAACGGTTTTGGTATGTTTCACATCCTTGGAACAGTTGAAGGAATCTACGTCATCACTATATCAGATAGGCTGGCAAAGGAAGGTAGGGAAAAGATAAAAAACAATTTCCAGTATTACGAAAAACAAATTAAAGACCATTATCATGTCAATTATCCAACGTGTAATATACAAGAAGATGCCGAGGAAAACGAGAATGTGTGGTCGAAGAAAATCGAAAAATATCTGGATACAATGAATTCCAAAAAATATTTTTACGTACAATTCATTCTTTGGAAAGACGCCGATAAACCAATCAACATCACGTACAACAGCATCGACAACAATTGCATGCTTTCCGATGAACAAATTAAATTCAATAACTTACTAAAAGAACAACATAAAAAAAAATGATTTAGAATAGATTAAGGATTAAGGATTAAGAATATTAAGAATATTAAGAATGACAACTCTTCAAGAAGATGTAAGTTACGTTCACTCTGCCTTAGATAGTATTGCATATACTAAAAATATAACCAACAAAATGAAACTAATTGTCGAGATGTTTTTATACCTTATTGAACACCAACGGCTTCTAAAAAAACGTAAATTTCGAGTGAGAGCTATCCAAAAGATACGTGAAATACGTAGTGAAATTGGTTTAGCATGTTTGAAATCGTCGCAAAAAGCATCTCGTTACGGTAAATTGGAAGACCCCTACTTTATCGAAACAGCTGATACACTCAAAAACGTCATCGTCATGCTAGAACGCGTAATACATGAAACCCAATAAAATATTAGCACCCCGTAGGGTGATAATATATGCCGTACCACATTTTTATTTTTGTTACTGTACAAGAACGTTCATCTCAGAATTACGAGGCAGCACCTCGTTCTCTAAATTCTTTACCACGCCGTCATCACCGAAGACACAGACTTCGCCTTTCATCCCCTGGTCGCGAATGAACTTCTGAATTTGCTGGTGAGGCATTCGGTGTATGTCAGAGTAGTCGATGTCAAGAGTCAGCATATCGCCGCTCAGAGTCTTCAATGTCAAAGTCGATCGAAAAGGTGTCAAATCCGGTTGAATGGAGGTCACCATCTCTTCGAGACTTTGGTACCAGACCTTCGTATCGACCGAATACTCATAATCGTCAACGCCTTTCCAAACCACGTAAAAGACAACCGATGTTACATCCGTCATCCAATTCGGTCGGTAATACGACATGCGAAACGTATGAACTATGCTCTTCTCATCGTCATTGTATTCGTTATGAGACGGCAACGTAATACGCGTATACAAATCCTCAATCACGTAGTGGCCAGCAGTTTCGCCAGACAATGTGTACATATTCGTGTGTATAGCGAGAGTTGTAAAATGACCTATATTTTTACGCGAAAATCAATTTTATGACCGATTTTTTCTGTCACGTAGTTCTCAATAAACTACGATAATTCTTTACAAAAAGCCGAGTTTTCAAGTGTAGCGTACGGTAATATTTTTGTGTGTAAAACCCCAACGTTTTGAGTAATTTTGAAATATTTTGGCCAATTTTAGGAATGTTTTGACAAATTTTAGAATGTTTTGACCAATTTTGGAAAATTTTATAGAATTTTTTATTTTGTATTTAAATAAAAGGCTAATTATAAAAATGGAATGTGAATTTTGTAAAAAGAATTTTGTGTCAAAAAGCAATCTCTACACCCATCAAAATACAGCAAAATATTGTCTTAAAATTCAAGGTAAAGATAAAGAAACACAGTTTAAATGTGAGTTCTGTGATAAAATAGTAACTCAAAGATCTTCTCTTGAAGATCACCTCGATGTATGTAAGGAAAAACTAAAAAAAATACAAAGAGGTAAAGAACTCGAATCTCAGAATACCATTAAAAAATTAGAAATAGAAATAGTAAGGCTTAAAAAAATTAATGAAAAAAACCAACAATTAAAAGAGAAGGAAATATACTACGAAAAATTTATTCAAGAGAAGAACGACTACATTGCAAAGTTAGAAGCGAAATTGGAAAAGCTGGAAACAGCTGTTACGACTATCGCAATGGAGGCAAAGGTTGCATCGAAATCCGCTCCTACCACTAACAATACGACGAATATTACGGTAACAACGACCAATAATATGTTGAATCTGTCGCAGGAACACGTCAAGAAGGTTCTTACCGATCATCTTGACTACAATGTAGTGTACGCAGGGCAAGCCGGTTTAGCCACGTTTGTGGTTGATAAGATGCTTAAAAATCAAGCTGGGAATTTGATTTACCGATGCGTTGACCCGAGTCGTCAGATGTTTGAGTTTGAAGATGAGAATGGGGAGACGGTACGCGACATGAAGGCCGAGAAACTGATTCAATCGTTATTGAAGGGAGAGGTTATCCGAATTGGATTAGAAGAGGCTGGAAAAGGCTGGAATACAGATGATAATGAATTAAATACGAAGCGCGCTGAGGTATTTAGTACGAAAGTAAATGAATACGCTAATTTGAACCGTAACAATACTGTATTTAGGTCAAAAGTGTCGTCGTTGACGGCGTAACGATTTTATATTTTTTGTTTAGAAAATTATAAAAATAAAATGAGACACACACACACAATTAAATTATTTTGTGTGTGTGTGTCTCATTTTATTTTTTTTGAAATTGAATTCTAGAAAATATAAAATCGCGATCGCCGCGTTTGTATTTTTTTCTATTTCTATATCTATAAAATTTTTAGAAATTAATATTAGAATAGAAATAGAAATAAGAAAAATAAGAAATAAAAAATCGCCGCGTTTTTAAATATATTTTTAATCAAATATATTTAGTCTTTGTTATTCGTTATCTTCTTCAAATAGTCTAGATTCAAATTGGGTTGGATGTTTTGCATAGTCTTCTTTGTCTTCGAATAAGTGAGACTCAAACTCGTCTTGTCTTTTTGCATACTCTGCCCATTCCTTGGTTGAATATTTACTATAATCAAAAGGCTCATCGGGAGGTAAAATGGTTACTTGCATATCTTGTCCTAAACTACTATATTCATCTATATCGTCCTGTGTAATTTTTCGATTGGTTTGGTTTGGTTCTTTAATTAAGATTACGTACCCTCTTCTCAAATTATAGTAATTGTCAATGGAGTCTTTCAATTCCGATAGAGTCCTAATCTTCTTGAATAGATGTTCCTTCCTTAAATTGTCTGGAATTCTACTTAATAATGGTGTTACATTTACATTTGTGGTACTAGTTACGTCTATTAAATGATAAAATAACATATATGCATTCTTGCTCTGTACTTTCTCTTTCTGGATTCGCCGAACCGAGCTGTCATCGAATTCGGTCCATTCATTCTGATTGGTTTCAACATATGCCGTGTAGTGACCGGCTTCTATGGAAGATCCAATGTGATTAACAACTGCGTAAAGTTTGTATTTACTGTCGTCTATAACTAGGTTATCCATAGGAAAAACAACGTTGGTTTGTATTTTTGTGGGCTCTTGTCTCTCTACGTCATAACTGAATCTTGACAAAGATATTACCAGCACATTTGGTAGTTCATCTAGTGTAAAATATCTCTTATGTGTTGTCTTTTTGCCGCAACTTCCGCACGTTACATTGTCTATTGTTTCGACTTCTGAATAATCTTCTATGCATTTTTCTAGTGTTTGGTGACGTACAGGCAGTTTAAGTTCGGTTAACGCGTCAATTTTATCTGATGTGGTATGACAAACTTGACAAATTTGTCGAGCTCGAAAAGATCCTTTGAAAAGTTCGTTGATAATGTTTTGAGGTCTTTTAAATTGTTCTGCGATAATATCAGTTAAATTGACGAAAAATTCGGATGCGTCATGTTCGAATGGAGAGCCGCGTTGGTCTTTTTCACAATAGGCTGGGTATTTTTGACATAGCAGCGATTGGATACCATGGTATCGATCGGAAATTTGACGGGCAGATATAGGATGATCCGCTGATTTACGAGACTTTGTTAACTGGCATACCAATTTTGCAAATGAACGAGTAAAAGCGCTATCATCTTTTAGATTTAAATCATCGCGATAGTCTTGTTTGTTGCAAAAATAGTTGATTAATGGGGGAGTCGATACTATTGATTGTAATACAGAATTTAAATAACATGTATTACCTGCGTTGTGAATACCTCGTCTTGATCGCAGTGAGTAGTCAAAACGTAAAGATAGTCTTTCAAGTGGAACGTCTGCGTAATCTATTTCTTCTTCGACAACTACGCCTTCTGCGTGTTTTTTCATCGATTCTGGAATATTTTGAATATTTTGAATATTTTGAATATTTTGAATACTCTGCATATTCTGGGTCCACTCCAAGTGAGGTTTTCCTATCAGATTATACACATTGTAATCTACAATTTTACCATTACCTATAATATTATAGAGGGTAACAATGTACCCGTCAATCACATTTACTTTTGTGTAATCATAATCAATAGTTGAGACTGACTTGTCCTGACGAACGGTAACTAACAAGTCGGCACGTGTAGTAATTCTTAATTTGCTTAATAAAAACAATGAATAATGTAACTGGAAAACAAGACTTATCATTATTTTTGGTTTTTTATGATGAATGTTAATAAACTCTTGAATGGGCATGCCTTTTACCGATTCGCCTGCAATTAATATCTGGTTTTTATAGGGAATATAACCATGTAGTCGGCCAATATTTGGAGAGTGTAATTCTACGATCTTATCAAATTGTCGTCTTTCGTTGTGATCTATTAACGATCCGTTAAGAGTGTATATTTTTGTACCAAATTCGATCTTTAATGGACTTATCGATTTAACACGCTCTAAAAATAAATCAACACAGTCGCACGACGGAATCGATACACGACGTAGAATTTCCTCTATAAACATTTTACGTTTGGGTTCCACTTTTTCATATTCCTCCTCTTCTTCTTCCTCTTCTTCGTCATATTCAGGCTCCATTTTCTGAAATACAAATGAATCGTATAAAGAATTGAATCGAGTTTCAGACTCGGTCAAGTGATTTTTATCCGATGTAAATTCTTCTTTTTTGATCAAATTAATATTATACATATCTAGTTTACTTTCCAGCTTTTTAAAATCAACTAACGATTCTACTTGATGTTCTCCGACAATTGTATCTTTCATAGAAATAATAACAGATTCTTTATTTTCGCCCCATCTTATACTGCCGCCGTCAAATACGAATTTTCCGTTTGGAGACTCATCTAATAACTTGCGAGTTTTTTCTCCGTCAATGGTTGTGCCAATAAATAATCCACCTTCTTTTAGTGAAAAAGCGACAGTTTCTACAAAAGAATTCAAGTCCTCTTCCGTAAAAAAGAAAAAACTTAGTGACAAGAACGACGCAACAATATCGACTTTTTCATTATCCATAAATTTCTGAATTTCTCCTGTTTCTTGGGCTGTTGCTTCTAGCAAAAGCGTTCTGCTTCCCATATAGTCATTAAACTGCAATCGTTTCCGACATTCTTCTAGATTCTCATGATTTGGTTCTACTCCAAAAAGTTTTTTTACTTTAACGTCTTTGTATTTACCGAGATCACCTCCTCTTCCTACGCCCAAATCAAGAATGGTTTTGTCACTGCAATGGTTATTGATCAAGTCTCGTTTCATATCATTGGACATAATACGAATTGGATTTAGAAGGCGACTTAACTCGTTTTCTGTAATTGGCCTCATTATATCCTCCCAGACGTCGCGCGCTACGTCCACAAAATTAGGGTCGGTTTTATCAGGACGTTCACGGAATAGAATGAAAGTTCGAGTTTTTAAGTCGTAACCAAATTCGTAAATACCGATTCGCGTAATATCATTTGATGTAGTTCTTAAATTTCGCATGATATCAAACAAATAGCCATCTTTGGGTGTATATTCGGCATATACAATTTGGCCCTTATTGTTTTTAAAGGTGAATTGTTCGAGGCCGGTTTTTGTTTTAATACCTAATTGGTATTTGTCCAGTTTCTTGTTCCATACAACATCAAAATCAATTGTCATTTTTTCCGGAAATTTCCATTTGTAAATACGGTCGGAATTATATTTATCTTTTTCTGGAGTAAAAATAAGACCGTCATTTTCCGCGTGATTCATCTGTTTTAATAATTCGACAGCATATCGTGCCGGGAAAAAGTCTTTGATGATAATATCGAAACAATCAATATTTTTAATCTTTTCTAAAATACCACGGGCGTGATCCAGACGAACAGAATGATGTTCGCCGGTAATATTCTGATCGTCGTACATACAATCAAATACATAGTATTTATCATTGTACCATTCTGTGTCAATCAAAATAGTACTAAGCCCACTCACTGAACTACTTAACCTTATCGCCCTATTATTATTAAATGCAAACAAACCTTGCAGTGGGCCATTTGGGATATGTACGATGATCATTCGTTCTCCATCTAGTTTATTGGTTACTGTATAGTTATCGGATACGTTTAATATTGCCCATGTATCGCCGTGGGGGGTTTCTTTTTTGTTTCTTTTCATGTTCTTTGGTTTAGCGTCTTTCAAGCGTAAGTCTTTTCTGACATAATTGGTAAGACTTTCTTTTAGCTGGAAAGGAAGTTTTAAACTTGTTGCTAACAATCCCATCATTTTATGGTAACTGCTAACTATCTCTTTTCTGATAGATCCTTGATATATATTAAATTCAATCTCAAATTCATAAAAAGGAGTGGAGTCAGACTTCTCGATTTTTGTTAGGATATAGGATGCAATACTAACACCTTCTTTTTCAACACTAAACATGTTGCGAAGGCGTTTGCGTGTATTAGTAGGATCAATGCGACCTCTCTCAATATTGGCAATCTCAGATGGATCAGTAATTTCTGTTTCACTTGCAAGTGAAAATCGTATATCAAGAGGAGGTAAATTTGGCAAATTTACTGTCGTATCGATAGGTAACTGAAATGAGTTGAACGACTTCTTATGTTTTCGTTCGTACCGCACACTTTTATCGGTAATATTTGTAATCTTGCGTATATCATTATAATCGTTATAGCGTTCGACAACTGTATATTCTGTCTTACACGGAAATTTTTGTAAAACAAACAAATCTCGAAGATGATCAGCCATTCCAGCGGGTATAGTAAATATACGTTGAGGTCCACTCAGCTTAAATCGCAACTCAAATTCCAGATCGTTTTCGATTGTGTCGGCATCTTGAAAAGCTTTTAGGAAATTCATTGCATTAGTATGAGATGGGATCATTTTATTTATCTTAAAAAAATAAAAATGTATTTGATATATAATGTAAAAAATATAACATAAAAAACAATGGGCATCAAATACTTCTTTGGATGGCTTCGTCAAACCTTTCCGTCCCATATTCGCACAATCAATATGTCAGAAGATCTTCGTCAAGTAGTTGAAGTCGACACGTTCCTGATTGATATGAACGGTATTTTTCATTATTGTTGCCAAAAAGTATATCAATATGGTAATTTTAAGCATCTTCGCGATTCCAGCTATAATTCTAACCGTAAAACAACTTCGTCGCAGCGCCAAAAAATGGTAATGCGAATGGTTGGATCGTATATTGATAAACTCATGGCTTTTGTAAAACCCAAAAAGCGGGTTGTTATGGCAATCGACGGACCAGCTCCACTTTCTAAGCAAAGTCAGCAACGTTCTCGTCGTTATCGGTCTGCTCGTGATAATGAAGACGGAATGTTTGATAGTAATTCTATTACACCTGGCACCGTATTTCTCGATCATCTTAGCAAGTACATTGATTGGCATATCCGTCAAAGGGTATCACAAGGCTTGTGGGGAGACATAGATGTAATTTTTAGCTCGGAAAAGTCGTCTGGAGAAGGCGAACATAAACTTGTAAAATTTGTTCGAGAACACGGTACAGATGACGAAAGCTATATGATGCAAGGAATGGATGCCGATCTAGTGATGCTATCACTGGCTACACAAAAACCAAATTTTCATATCTTGCGTGAAAATCCATATCGATACGAACACGAATATTACTATATCAATTTGTCTAAAATTCGAGAGACTCTTGTAAATTCGTTGTTGTGTGAACAGAGTCTCAACGACGATTCTATTCATATCAACGATTTTATTGCAATGATTTTTTTCACAGGTAACGATTTTTTGCCCCACCTTCCGACAATAGAAATTCTAGAAGGAGGTGTCGAACATCTGTTCGAGACCTATCGTATGATAGTAAAGCAATACGGATCTCTGACAACAAATATTCAGACCTTTAATATTAAAGCCGTTCAGGTATTTTTGGGCACACTCGGTCAAAGACAAACCGAAGCCCTCATCGAGAAACGATCGAAATCAATCGAGTTTCCAGACATGCTTCTCGCTAAACACACGAGACTTCAACAATCGGGACAATTTCATTTAGACTGGGAGAATTATAGAACGGAATATTATGCTACAAAAATGAATTGTTACACGGAAGAGGATATTCATTTGGCGTGTATGAAATATGTCGAAGGATTGCAATGGGTATTGACATATTACACGAAAGGAACTCCGCACGCTCATTGGCGTTGGTTTTATCCGTATGATCACGCGCCATTCCTAACCGATATTGCGGCAAATATGGATTCTTATTACGAATGGATCCATAAAAATAAAAAACTCAATCGTCCAAACAATCCCTACCAACCCTTCTTGCAACTTCTATCTGTTCTTCCGCCAAAAAGCAATACGCTTCTTCCACATCCTTTGTCTGGCTTGATGACAAATCCAAATCTTTTGGCGTCTTATCCAGACTCGTTTGAAGTTGATATGGATGGTAAAAAGAACGAATGGGAAGGTGTCGTAAAACTTCCGCCTCTTGACTATGTTACTCTTGAACAGGAGTATGAAAAAGTTGTACGGAGTGTTGAAGAAAGGGATAGACGACGCAATTTTATTGGTAAAAGTTTTTTATACACGGCAACGAATCATGAATATGTGTTTAAATCATATTACGGAGATATAGAGCAGTGTCTAGCGTCTAGCACAATTTTCCCATTATAAAAATATATAGAAAAAACTAAAAATGAAATTTATATAATAATAATTATATAAATCATAAAATGCAAGTTGTTAAGCGTAACGGAAATTCAGAGCCTGTCTCTTTTGATAAAATCACAAAACGCATCAGTGATTTATGCACTGGATTGCAACATGTTGACCCCATCCTTGTAGCAAAAGATGCTATTAATTCACTTTACGACGGCATCTCCACAAAAGAACTCGACACCTTATCCGCAGATATTTGTGCGTCTAAGGCACACCATTATCCAGACTATAATATGCTTGGCGGGCGTATTCTTTCAAGCAATCTGTCCAAAGAAACACACGATAAATATATTAATGTGGTAGAAGCTCTTTATCCGGTTCGTCTTTCTCGGACCTTCTACGACTTTGTTGTCGCCAATCAAGAAGTTATTCAGACATTTTTTAATTATTCCCGTGATCTTCTTTTTGACTATTTTGCAATGAAAACACTTGAACGTTCATATCTGTTTAGAATGAATGATGTCATCATCGAAAGACCTCAACACACATGGATGCGAGTAGCAATTCAAATTCACGCGTGTTCTCCTTCGGAAATTGAGAAGGATAATGACTTTATTCTAGGCAAGATTAAAGAGACATATGATTATATGAGCCAACTTTATTTTACACACGCAACTCCTACACTTTTCAACAGCGGCACACAGCGCCCCCAACTTTCTTCGTGTTTTCTCTATTCTTCGGAAGATAATATCGAAGGCATTTTTAAGACCATTTCTGATACGGCTAAAATTAGTAAGTGGGCAGGTGGAATCGGACTATCTATTGCAAACATCCGCGCCAGTGGAAGTCTGATTCGAGGCACAAACGGAAAAAGCGAAGGTATTGTTCCACTTTGTAAGACACTAGAAATGGTAGGCCGTTATATCAATCAAGGAGGGAAGCGTAAAGGCAGTATTGCTGTTTATAACGAGCCGTGGCACGCCGATATTTATGCATTCATTGAACTTCGAAAGAATACAGGCGATGAAAATTTACGAGCCCGTGATTTATTTTTGGGGCTTTGGACACCTGACCTTTTTATGAAGAGGGTAGAGAAAGACGATATGTGGTCTTTGATGTGCCCGGACGAATGTCCCGGGCTTGTTGATAGTTACGGCGACCAATTCGAGCAGCTTTACACACACTATGAGAACGAGAAAAAATATAAGCGACAAGTAAAAGCTCGTGATCTATGGAATCACATTCTTGAACACCAAATTGAGACGGGTATGCCTTACATGGCTTTTAAGGACAATGTAAACTCAAAGAACATGCAATCTCAGTTGGGTGTAATTCGTAATTCAAATCTATGTGCAGAAATCGCACTAGTCTCTAATTCTGAAAATTACGCGGTGTGCAATCTAGCCTCTATTTGTCTTCCGAAGTTTGTGAAAGATAAAGAGTTTGATTTTGATAAGTTGATTGAGATTTCTGGGCTGGTGACATACAATCTGAATTGTGTGATCGATGGAAATTTCTATCCCACTCCTGAAACACGAAAGACCAATATGCAAAATAGGCCTATTGGAATTGGCGTACAAGGTCTTGCCGATGTATATTGTATGTTGGGTTATCCATTTGGGTCAAATGAAGCTCGTCAATTAAATATAAAGATTTTTGAGGCTATCTATTACGGCTCGGTAAGGATGAGTATTAAAATGGCAAAAACATATGGACCCTATAAAAGCTACGAAGGAAGTCCACACAGTGAAGGAAAGTTGCAATTTAGTTTTTATGAGTCGCCGTCTTTATCCTTAGATTGGTCGAGTGTTCTAAAAGATCTGTCTGCATATGGGATGTACAATAGCCTTGTAACAGCTTTAATGCCGACTGCTAGCACAGCCCAAATTATGGGAAACAACGAATGTTTCGAACCATTTACAACTAATATTTATGTAAGAAAGACTCTAGCCGGGGAGTTTATTGTAGTGAATCAACATCTGATTCGAACTCTTATTGACAAGAAATTGTGGACCAAAAATGTATATGAAGAGATGTTATACGATAACGGAAGCATTCAGCGTATTGCGTCTATTCCGGCCGATATCAAAGAACTATATAAGACGGCGTATGAGCTCAAAGTAACAGATATCTTGAAACAGGCGGTTGAGAGAAGCCCGTTCATTGATCATATGCAAAGCATGAATTTATTTATGGAAAAGGTCAGTTTTAAGGTTCTTAATAGCAGTCATTTCTATTCGTGGAGAAACGGATTGAAAACTGGTATGTACTATTTGAGAACGCAGCCTGCGGTTGATCCAATTAAATTTGGACTGGACGCAACGTCGATTGTAAGAATCCGAACAGGTCGTAAAACAGAAGAACAATGTGAATCATGTTCTGCCTAATATTTTTATCGATTTCATATAAAATTATATGAAATTATGGAGAACACGTGATAACACCATTTTTTATTGATGGAACCGGTGCACTAGCTGGGCATACAAAAACATTGGACGTGGCGTTATAAGCTGCGACTGTACTGCAATTAGTTTGATAGGCCCTGAGTGCATTATTATAGGCGGTAATTGTTAATTGGTCAACATCTTTAAAATTTGGATTTAATGTGATAGGCGATAATAGACACATATTAACTGGACCACTTAATGTGCATGCTCCATTATTGCATGCCTGTGTTTGAGTTTGACCACTGGCGGCAGTACATGCAACACCGCCGTTTTGGGCTGGGGTAGATACAGTATAGGTTTGAGTTTGTGTTCCGCCGCCACATGTCGCGCTGCACTGACTTAAAGGCCCCCAACTTCCTACACAGTTAACTGGACATCCCTGGGTATTGCATCCTCGTGGTTGAGTTTGTCCATTTGCAGCAGGACATTCGGCACCGCCGTTTTGGGCCGGGGTAGATACATTATAGGTCTGGATTTGTGTTCCACCGCCACAAGAAGCACTGCATCCACTCCAATCGCTCCAACTTCCAACACAGTCGACTGGGCACCCTTGCGTATTGCATCCTTGTGTTTGAGTTTGTCCATCGTTAGAAGGACATCCAGCACCGCCGTTTTGGGCTGGGGTATATATAGTGTATGTTTGAGTTTGTGTTCCACCGCCACATGATGCACTGCACCCACTCCAATCACTCCATCCACCTGAACAATTGACTGGAAGAGGTAGTGTTATAATAACAGCGCCTGGCCCCCCTGATTGGCCAGTTCCACCTTTTGGACCTCCTCGGTATCCACCAGCTCCATACTTATTACCATAATAACTAAAATTAACGGGAGCTCCACTATTACTACTATATATTTGTCCATTTACGTTTACAGAAGACGCTGTTGGAGGTATTGCAGGATTACTGTAAACTGTTAGTGACATGCCGGTAACAGTATATGTCTCGCCTATACCGCCGTTTCCAATAATAATAGAAGCCGTTCTGTCTATATTTGCAGCAGGAATGTCTGTACGATAAAGATTCCCATTGGCACCGTATGTAGTTAAAAGTCCTTTTCCTGGACCTCCATTACCTCCTCCAACCAGTGTTACTGTTGCAGTTACATTTGCAGGTATTGTAAATGTTCCATTAGTAGTAAATAAATAGTCAGTTGATGTCGCATTTGTGTATACTGTGTAATCTTCTTTCATAAATTCTATAAATAACAGGGCTAGAAATATAAAAAATATACATATAATACTAATAACTTTCATATTTTATAATAGGAAAGAATAAAATTACCAAGAAATTTTATCAACGCCTCGTTTGTAGAGCTCTCGGTTAATTGTCTTAAAAATGTTTGAGCCTACTACATAATCATTTTCTAGAATAAGATGAGTTGAATTGGTAATGTGTTGTTTATAGGGGAAATTTTTCTCAATTACCCAAATCACATTGTCTTTTTTCGATAGGTGAAGAAGAACATTCTCAAAAAAAGTCTCCCACAATTTATAATGGTTTTTTTCGCAATCCTGTGGTGCAGTAAGAGCCGTATTAAGCAGTAAAACTCCCTGTTTTGCCCAATGTTCAAGGTTACCATCTCGTGTGGGATAGTATCCTTCATTCTCTAGTTCTTTGTAAATACGTTGAATTTCAATAGGAAGAATATGACTCTTTTCGGCTTCATAGCTCAATCCGGTAGAGCAGGCGGTTGGCTGTTTACCGATAAATACAACGGAAATTTGCAGAAATGGCGTTAGTTCAAAACATCTAAAAATGGATTGTTCATCTGGAAAATAAGGAGACTTCTTGATTTCATCTGAAATTGAAATCAGAATTTGTTCCATATCCTGATTGTAAAAGAAATTTGTCCAGTCTGGGCATAGTTTAAAAAAATTGGGATACATCTTTTTATTTTGATATAGTTAACATAAAAGGTATTTCTTATTCAATTTTATAAAATTGAAAGATTCTTGGTTTCAATCGATTAAACTGAAAATATGTCTAAATCTCGTCTGTCGAGTGAACAAATTAGTGAGATATGCGAGTCCATCCCTGTTAATAAGAACCTGCCGGAGTACGTTCGTCTATCGATTATCACACGAATCCGAACTCGTCTGCATAATGAATTGAGCAATGTCTCAATCTATCAGAATCTATTCGTGGCATTCAAAGATGAGATTGTGAAATACTATTACAAAACATTGGCCGCGAGCGGTGAAGCTGTGGGCGTTCAGGTCGCCCAATCAATTGGAGAAAGACAGACTCAAAATACTCTTAATACTTTTCATTCGTCGGGTCTCTCTATCAAGACCGTCGTCGTGGGTGTGCCTCGATTTAGCGAGTTGTTAAATGCGACCAAGTCTCCTAAGATGGTAAATTGTCTTTTGTATCTAAATGAGACATTTGATACTGTCGGACAAGTGCGTCAGAGAGCTGGGAATTTGTTTACCGACATGACTGTGAAAAGGTTGACTAAGTCGACTGAGTTGATTAAGGATACACCATTGGAAGAATGGCATCATCTTTTTTGTCAGATTTATAAAGTCAGCCCGTCCGTGTTAGGGTGGAGGCTTCGTTTTTACATTGATATGGATATTATGTACGAATACAAAGTGACTTTGAAAATGATTGCCGAATCTATCATGAATGCATACTCGGACTCAATTGCGTTGTACACACCGGACTGGAAAGGGATTATTGATGTGTTTGTCGACGAAGGTTGTTTTTCGAATTTGCAATCGTCCGTTAATGTTCCGAATGAGGTAACCGAGGAAGAAGTAGAAGAGGAAGAGGAGTTAGAAGATCTAGAAGACGACGACGAACTAGAAGATAACGAAGATGAAGAATCGAAGGAGGAGGATGTCAACAGAAATTCTAAGGACGTTAAGGACGAAAAGAAACTGACAAGAAGGGTTTGCGCTGTCAAAGAAGATGTTATTCCGGCTGATATTGATAGGGTTATTCACATGGAAGATAAGGTATTGCCCGCTCTTTCTGCTATTCGAGTATGTGGTATGGAAGGAATTAAAGACATATTTTTTGAGAAACGAAAAGACGAGTGGATTATCACAACAGAGGGTAGTAATTTATACGGGTTATTTAGCAACCCCTTGATTGATAAGACAAAAAGTTTGTCAAACAACATGTGGGAAATCTTCGAGATATTTGGGATTGAGGCCGCTCGGCAGTTTTTGATCGAGGAGTATATGGACACAGTAAGTAGTGATGGTACTTTCGTAAATCCCAGCAATGTTGATCTTCTTGTCGATATTATGGTTTACACTGGAACAATCATTTCAATTAGTAGGTATGGTCAAAAGAAAGTGGGGTGTGGTCCTATGGCGAAGGCGTCATTTGAGGAGAGTCTTGAAAACTTTTTGAAGGCGGGTGTCAATGGCGAAAAGGAGTCGGCTAACGGTGTATCGGCTAGTATTATGTTAGGTAAGATGCCAAATATTGGAACTGGCGTATTTGAAATGATGGTTGATATGCAGAAACTGAAATCTCTAAAAAAGGTAAAGCCGCCCATTACAGTCAAACAGGAGATCGTCGAGAAGGTAGACGTTCCGTGTGTAAATGAAGAAGTTCCAGCATCTCGTCCTAAATTTGTAAAAAATCTTATGTTTTAAATATTTTACGAATTTACAAATTATATTACTTAAATATTAAGTAATATAAAAATAAATGAATATTAACGATCGCCAAGATCATACTGAAAAATGGTATACGTTCATTGATAAGGAAAAATGCGACGACAAACTGCAAAATCTAGACGAAAAATATGATGAAAAAGTTCAAAATCTAGACGAAAAATATGACGAAAAAGTTCAGAATCTAGAAGAAAAAATAGAGAAGATAGAGCATCAAATAAAAGAAATGGACGAACAAATCCACTATTTAACTAACAACAATTTGAAACTGATAAATAGATTGCTGGAAGCTGAAATATCACTAGAACGTGCAAAAAACTCACTTGTTAGAAATCATATCCCTTTCCCTTTTAGTTCGAGTTTATTGACTCGTAAATTTAGTATGTAAATCGTGTAATACACCGATTTTTTCATTAACGATTTAAAGTTCCAATTTCATTATAAATGATGATAGTTGGGAATGCCGGAGGTATAGTAGCTTCTATTGTATTAACAATTGCTGCTGCTATATTTTTTGGACCTCCTATCATTGGATACTTTATGACTCAATCTTATGTAGATGATGGTAAAATTGTTCATCCATCAAATGCGCAACTAGGATGGTTTTTGTTAATTGGTTATCCAATTATTCTTATTCTACTATGTATAGCTATTATATGGTGGTGGTATAATAAAAAAACAGATACAAACCCGAATACCGAACCATTACTTTCCTAAATTAATTTTATAAAATTTTAAAAATGAAATTATTTTCATATAAAGTGTTATTAAATAATTAAATCGTAAACATGTCGTGTCCGGTTATTTCGATTGACAGTTCTGACGGTTATTTGGATCTTATTATCGGTCCTATGTATAGCGGTAAAACCGATTATTTGATTCGCGAACTTAACATATTTGCGACAATGGGTGCGCGTGTGTTGTATGTAAATCACGTTTTTGACACCAGAGGCGATGTTTTTTCTAGTCACAATCCAATGCTTACTAAGATTGGTAATATATCGCATATAAAAGTTGAAACGGTTGAACAGTTGCTGGAAGCGTGCAATGATTATCTAATTATTGGGGTCGATGAGTCTCAGTTTTTTAAGGGCTTGAAAGAGGCAGTTATCGGGTTAGTAGAGAAACAAGGAAAACGCGTATTGGTTGCCGGACTGAGCGGTAACTATAAGCGAGAGGCGTTTGGAGAATTGCTGGATCTAATTCCGTATTGCGATCGGGTGACAAAACTTGCGTCATGTTGTAGCGCTTGTGCGGTTTCTAAGAAGATTAAGCAGGCGCATTTTAGTTATCGGGTAACGAGTGATGAGATCGAAGTCTTTATTGGATCAAAGAATGAGTACGTGCCTCTATGTCGTGAATGCTTTATTGCAAAGTGTATATAATTGTTATAAATTATAAAATTGATATGAAATACGAATTAGTATCTCATATACTAAATATTAAAACTTGAAATGAGTCTTCTAAAATCGTTCCCGATCAAAGAGATCCAGTCGATTCAATTTGGCATCTCTTCGCCGGAAGAGATTATTCGTCAGTCTGTGTGTCATGTCGATAGTTCTAAATTAAACGGACCAGGAACGGTTTACGATGAACGCATGGGAAGCATGGAACAAGATGAGAAATGTGTGTCATGTGAACTTACTGCAAAAGAATGCCCGGGACATTTTGGTCATATTGAGTTAAATACCTTTATTTTACACCCGATGTATATGAGGTACATTACGAATTTCCTGAAATGTATTTGCGTGAGGTGTTTTCGCGTTGTGCTTACCGATGACCATATTAATTTAGACGGTCTAAAAAGGTCATCGGGTGAAACCCGATTTGAAAAATGCGTTGAGCGTCTTGAAAAAGTTGACTCGTGCTATCACTGCAACGGCCCTAAACCGAAAATCACCTATCAGCAAAAGACAAATGACATTTGCATGAGATTCAAAGATAAGAAAATTATTTTATCCGACAAAGAGATTAAGAAATATTTTGATAATCTTCCAGACGAGGACGTTGTTCTTCTTGGGTTTAACCCTGAATTTATGCACCCTAAACATCTTGTTATCTCCGTATTGCCTATTATCCCGCCTCGTGCTCGTCCGTATGTAATTACAGACAATGTTACGTGCGACGACGATTTGACGATGACATATGTTGAGATTGTAAAGGCAAACAAAAATTTACTGGATCCAGAAATCACAGAAACAAAACGTGAGAAATCGATCCAGACTCTTAAATTTCGAATCAAAACCTTGATGAATAATTCACAGGCAAGAGCGCGTCACACAAACGGTAGGCCAATTAAAGGAATCAAGGAACGATTGAGTGGAAAAGATGGATTGATTAGGTCGAACTTAATGGGTAAACGTCGAAACCAGTCTGCGCGGTCTGTTATTTCGGCCGACCCGACTGTTCGTACAGACGAATTGGTGGTTCCTGAACAAGTTGCGAGTAACTTGACAATGCCTGAACTAGTTGCCGCTTTTAATCTTAAATATTTACAAGGTCTTGTTAATAGCGGTAAAGCAAATGTTGTGACAAAAGCAGATGGAACAAAAATCAATCTAAAATATGCGATGTATAAAAAAGGGACAACATTGTTATGGGGGGATAAGATTATCCGGAATGGCAATGAGATTGACCCATTTACCAATAAATATTTCGAGTTGCGTTGCGACGATGTTATTAAAAGAGGTGACGAAATGATCACAGATATTGAGACCACAAAAAAACGAGATTTTAAAATAGAAATTGGCGATACAGTCGAACGTCATCTCAGAAATGGAGACGTTGTTTTATTTAACCGTCAGCCGACTTTACATAAGGCCTCAATGCTTGCTAAGAGAATCATCATTCGTCCGTGTAAAACATTTCGATTTAACCTGGCCGCAACTAAATCATTTAATGCAGATTTTGACGGAGATGAAATGAATGTGTTTCTACCACAGGATTTAGACGCGAGAGCCGAGTTGTTGATGCTATCGACAACTCGGAGTAATATCATGACGAGCCAGTCTACAAAGAATAATATCTGCATTACACAGGACGCGCTGTTAGGTTCCTTCTTAATGACAAAGAAGGATGTTGACATGGGACGAGATATGTTTTTTGATATTTGCATGAAAGGGGACGGATGGACATCTGCTCACATCTTGGAAAAACTGGATCACATTAAAAAAATTCGGGATGAAAACGGTTATAAGTTTCCTCTGTATTGCGGTAAGTCACTTTTTTCTATGATGTTTCCGAATACTCTTACCTATTCAAAGAAAAACGATTCTAGGAAGGATGAGCCGGTAGTTAAAATTATTAAAGGGGTATTAGTAGAGGGTGCTCTATCTAAGACCAACCTTGGCCAGGCCCATAATTCGTTAATTCACGTATTACATAAAGAGTATGGATGTGATATGGCAATTGACCTATTAAATAATTGTCAGTTTATTGCGAATCAGTACTTGTTACATCGTAATTTTTCAGTAGGAATTAAAGATTGTCTTTCACATATCGAGCAACAGACGGAAGATATTGCGTATAAATGTTTTATTGAGGCAAAAGATACTGAGGCTACTATTTCACATGAAAGGATTAGAGAACTGAAAATCTGTTCGATTCTTGACAAGGCTCGTGATTTATCTATGAAACTTGCTCGAAGTAAATTGGACGACGACAATGCGTTTGTTGCAACAGTCACAGCAGGTAGTAAAGGAGAGTATTTTAACATCACACAAATTACTAGTATGCTTGGGCAACAGATGCATATGACTAAACGTATTCAAAAGACATTAAACAGAGGTCGGAGAACGCTTCCTCACTATCCGTCTGAAAATTTGACAATTGAGCAAGAATTTGAGAGTAGAGGATTCATTAAAAATTCGTTTCTTCACGGTCTTAATCCGCAAGAATTTATTTGGCATGCGATGTCAGGTCGTGAAGGGTGTTCTGATACGGCGATGAAAACGGCCCAGAGCGGCTATATTCAAAGGAAGATGGTGAAGTGTCTAGAAGATGTTCAGGTAAAGTATGATGGGACAGTTAGAAACACAAATAACTGGGTCGTACAGTGGGCGTACGGAGGGGACGGGTTCGACCGAAGTGAGTGCGCCTTTTCAGACGGCAGTGTATTTTTCTGCGAACCGTCAAAGATTGCGGAACGTCTTAATAATCAGTATGAATTAAATGCAAAATAATTTATTTTATTAAATAAATTATAAATGTCATCTGATGTTGTCGCGAGTACCGCGACTATCGAGAATGTCAAAGATGCAGTTGTAGACCTATTAGCCGGGCCAACAAGCGAAACTGGCGAAGAACAAGGTGTTTTTTCTAAAATAAAACAAACTTTTTCCGATATTAGCGATGCTATGAAAAATAAAGATATTGCGTTTGACGTATTTGAGAAAAATTTATTGTTTTTAAAGGGATTCTTTCTTTTTGTGTTTATTATCTTGGCACTAGTTAATTATTTCTCCTATAAAAATGTAGGCCTAATCTCAAAACGACCAGGACTTTTTGCGGTTGAGTCAATGGTTTTCGGGTTAAGCGGTGTTATTCCATTTGTGATCTTGTGCTATTTACGAAATCAAATTTTTTCTACACGACAAATTGTGATCTTGTCGATAGTATTGTTTGTAGCGTTCTTCATTCTTAATTACTTACTTGAATTGGGAGGCGTATATGCGGCTACTTTCGAAGAGGCGGATGAGAAAGAGATTGAAGCTGCCAACACAGTTAACTCACTAAATAAAGATCTTCCATATTCAAATAAATTATCGTCAAGTGTAAGTAAGACCTCAAATATAGTAATGGCCGGTATAATAATTGGGTCATTGTGTGCGCTTCTGTTTTCGGCATTCTGCGTAAAAGATTTTTCGCCAGTTTATACTCATTTCGCAAATCTAGGACCGTATGCTGTATTTTTCGTGGAAATGTTACTGTTTGGCGTTATCAGCGCGGTTCCGATCTTTTTTATGGCGTCCAATAGAAAGGTATTATCAAAGAGCACAACAAAGGAGTTCTTTCTTATTGTCGCTAAATTCGCGGCGTTGCATTGTGTGTTACAGGTTTCTGGATTCTATCGCCATATGTTTACTAAAAAACCATAAAATGAGACGGCTTCGCCTAATTAGTTATATAAAAAATAAAATTATATAATAATAAATGTCATTGTCCCCAACTGGAACGTCATCACCAACAAAGTTCCAATCTGGTACAGATAGCTTATCGTCGGGTAAACATCTGATTTGCGATATAAAAAATATCAAAAACGAGTCATTGATGAATGATATAAATGGTCTAAAAAATATGCTGGATACCATTTGTGAAAGATATCTATTCACTATTTTAAATAAGGCAGAACACTGCTTTACTCCACAGGGGATCACCATTTTATATTTATTATCCGAATCGCATATAAGTGTTCACACGTTTCCTGAACGTAACTATATTGCGATGGATATTTATACATGCAAAGATTATCCAAATAATGATGTTTATGTGGAAATTCAAAATTATCTGACATCGAATTTTGAGTCATCTGACGATCGTTATATTATTATCGACCGAGAGTATTAGTATTTTTATAATCTTTTATAAAAATAAAAATGAATTGTAACTTTTAGTTTTAACTAGCTGATAACTTAACAATGAGCAAACCATTTTATCATTCATCAAAGACCGGTCAGGTAAAGAAACGTCATGCTCCAAAAGATGAAGTTGACGTTGATCAATTGCAGCAATTAAAGGCCCTTATGGCTGGTCCCCGCGATAATGCCGATAAAGAGAAGAACCATATTTTTTTTTACAGTGATGTCGACCAAAATACATGCCTTGATTTGAACCGTAAAATTAACGATTTGAACAAGGAACTTCTTAAATACGCGATCGATTATGACTGTGAGCCTCCTAATATTTATCTTCATATCAATAGTAACGGAGGATGTCTTCTGTCGGCGTTGTCGACAGTTGACGCAATTAAAAATTCCAGAATTCCTATTATTTCAATCGTCGAGGGGTGTGCGGCAAGTGCTGCGACTGTTATTAGCATGGTGTGTCAAAAACGTTTTATCACGCCTAACTCTTTTATGCTGATTCATCAGCTATCGACTGGAGTCTACGGAAAATATGAAGAAATTAAAGATGATTTTATTAATGATACTAAATTTATGGAGCGCATGTATGCATTGTACAGAGAGCACACGGACATGAATGATACGAAAATTAAGGCTGTGATGTCTCGTGATATCTGGTGGGATATGGAGGAGTGTGTTGATAACGGTTTGGTAGACGGAGTGTGGGATTCCAATATGACATCACTACATATCAAGAATCTATTTCAAGGCAAGAAGTTTGAGACGAATACTCACGTTTCTATGGGCGAAAAGTCTTCTAAGAAGCGCCGAATTACAAAATCAAAATAATTTAAAATTTTTAAAAATGATGTAAATGCCAAGAGCATATACATCTCATAACTATCATAACCATGGAAGAAATCGTAATCGCGCAGCCTGATCGAATCAGCATTCCTCTCTTTTTACACCAGCTCAAAAGTATTGAAGAAATGGAGAGACTGGAACGTACACACGAAATTGAACTTACGTCTTCTATCTATATTACGACAAAAATTGGAGTTCTTGGAGATTTACCAGGATACGGTAAGAGTCTTTCAACGCTTGGTCTAATTAGCAGAACAGTGGATGATCCATTGGATGACACGACAGCTGTCGAACAAAAAACTGTTTTCCAATTTGTGTCTCAAATTAAAGTTGAAATGTTACAGCAGGTAAAATGCACTCTTATTTTAGTAAACGTCTCCTTGATTTCGCAGTGGATTCAGGAGCTTAATCGGACCCTGTTGAGGTTTACCTCTATTTACAAGAACAGTGAAATCGAAGATATTGATCTGAATGCATACGATGTAATTCTAGTTGGTAACAATATTTATAACCTATTTTCACAAGTGTATAGGAAGAAATCATGGAAGCGATTTATCATCGATGAACCTGCTAGTTTAAAATTGCCTGCAATGGAATCAAGTCACGCACAGTTCTATTGGTTGATCACAGGAACTCCTAATGAACTCTATCAGAAGCGTCGTACAGGGTTTTTGAACGACCTGTTGCCACCTGACGATATGGCAGATATTTTTCAACATCTCATAATCAAAAATGATGATCAATTTGTAAAGAGTAGTTATGTGATGCCGACAACTAGACATCTGTACTATAAATGCGCTGGAAACTTATCTGAATTTTTCGAAGGAATTGTACCAGATAGTATGCTTGAAATGTTACAAGCTGGAAATATTTCAGGTGTATTTAATATGTTAGAAAACGGTACACAGGAAACAACAACTCTATTTGATGCCTATAAGTCCAGAAAGATGAAACGGCTGACTGAACTGCAAAAAGAGAAGGAAATGGACGAAAAAATCATCGAAAAAATCGAGGCGATTCATAATTGTATAAATTTGTTAGACGAAAAAGTATTCAAATATATCCTTCACCAACCATGCATGATTTGCAATAAACCACATACAATGGAACCTTTTGTACTTTCATGCTGTCATCATATTTTCTGTGGAAAGTGTGTGACAGACATCTGCCCAATCTGTAAGACAGTCGGTGTACAAAAAATGCAGCTTGCATTAAAGCAAGCAAATTCGGGAGAAGAGGCAGTTCATTACTCACATTTTTCACAATCTTATTCGAATACACGTTGTCCCTACAAAATGTCAATTCTAATGGATATTATTGGAGATGTTACGAATAAAAAGATCCTTATTTTTAGTAACTACAACGAGTCGTTTGTAGTGGTTAAGAAATTTTTGGAGGAAAGAAACCTGTTGTATTTAGAATTACGCGGTACAAAAGAAAAACGTGATAATACAATTGATGCGTATAAAACAGGTGTGGTAAATATTCTTCTGCTCAATACAATTCATTCGGGCGCGGGGTTGAACTTACAAGAGACGTCGGATATCATTCTATTTCATAAAATTCATGAGTATCAAAGAGTTCAGGTGATAGGGCGAGCCAACAGAATTGGGCGTAAGATACAACTTACAGTACATTGTCTTGAATAAATTTAATTTTATATAAAATTAAATGGATGAAGAAAAAAAAGAACCTTATAAAAATATAGAGAAAGATGTGATGTCCTTATTAGAAAGTATGAAAATGTTGAACAACGCTGTTAATCAAAAGCAAGAGACAATTGATACCATAGAAGATTTTATTGAATCGACAAAATTAGATGTTGAAAAGGGCGGGGAGATATTGGATGACACTTCTCAGTATACTTACGCGTATACATCATACATAACAGGGGGTATCTCTATGGCTATTGCGTTTTTCTTATTTCGAAATAAATAATGTAAATGTATATAAAAAGAATCAACTTTTATATATATTAAATGTATCAAAATTTTAAATGTAGCAACAAATGTTGTAACTATACAATTACACCTTATCAAGATCCTTATTCATATTATCCGTCGAAATCGATTGACTCAAAAATAAAAAAGGCAGGTAGTTTTATGTACGATAAACAGAACAATAAAATTTTATTAGTACAATCAAGAGGTCAGCTTTGGGGGCCTCCAAAAGGAAGTATTCAAGACAATGAGAATCCGCTTGAATGCGCATTACGTGAAGTTAAGGAGGAGACAGGTATTGAAATCAAAGAGGCAGAATTAAATAGTGGGTCAATCACAATTAAGACAAAAGCTCTATATTACTTTATGGAAGTAAATATGGACAAGTACAATGTCGAGCCGCAAATTCATGTGAAAGATAACGATGCCAATGGAATTGGCTGGTTTAATGTAGATTGTTTAAATGAATTAATCGATAAACGTCATATTTCCATTAATCAACATTGTAGAATTTTAATTAAACGAATTTTTAATAAAGATATTGTTTTTAACGCTTCAACCCAGAAACGTAGACTATTGCAAACAATAGAATAAAAAACGATAAACCAACAAGAAATAGAGTTAAACCAGAAAATCCGTCTGTGCCGCATTTGGGTTTTTTGTGCGTATAGTCTTTATCGTCTTTATTGTCGACGGGCTTCGCGCCGGAATTTGTTGTTTCGTATTTTTCTACGACTTGTGGAGATGGGGATGGTGATACTGACGGAGAGGGAGTAGGTGATTGAGATTGAGATTGAGATGATGCGCTTTCGGAGAGCACACCTTCGTAAAATGTAACAGCACCGTTTGTGTTAGGGTAACCATTCCATGTAAGACTTAGCGTCATTAGATAGAGACCAGTTGCATTAAAAAAGTTTTGGCGACATTCTGGCACATCGCTGGTTTTATCGAGAATGGCAAGTGGCACGGATCCTTCGTATACCGGATGGTCGGTTCCGTTGATTTGGACCATCATTGTGCGATTGCCATTTGAAGTGTTTCGATTCGCAAATTCAAGGAGCGAGAGGGTTGGTTTAATATAGATAGAAGCTTTTACATTACCGTATTCATCGTTAATTGGGTTCCATTGTAAAATGGGAAGACTCATTTATTATATATTTAAAAACTTTTTCTTTCTTAAAAAGATGAGTAGTGAAATTATTGCATTTGTTACAGAATTGAAAGATTTATCGCTAGACATCAAGAGAAGGGCCGGAGAACTTTCCAAACTTCGCAAACGAAAAGATGAGATCGAAAAAAAGATTTGCGAGTTTTTAGTTCAACAAGACCAACCCGGGGTAAAATATCGAGATGTTGCTGTAATTCTTGAAAAAAATAAATACAAAAGACTTCCCAAGAAAAAGGCACAGAAAGAAGAAGACGCTGTTAATGTTTTGAAACACTATGGTGTAGGAAATGCCGAAAAAATTCTGGCAGAGGTAATTGAAACAATGAAGGGAGAAGAAGTTCCTAAAAACTCTATTCGCCTCAAAAATGTAACCCATACCGGAAATATTCGATAATTTTTTACTTTTCGAAAGCATCTTGAATAAAATTTAAATATTTTAATTTAAATTTATTACTCCTTTTTTTCTTCAATATTTAGGCCGCTCATCATGGGCCCCATCATACTCATCATAGCGCTTAGATCGGGCATCCCACCCCCTCCACCTCCGGTCGAACCACCGCCGCCTCCCATGCTATTCATCATGGGCCCCATCATACTCATCATAGAACTTAGATCAGGCATTCCACCACCTCCACCTCCCGACGATCCACCTGCTCCTCCCATTTTAGTCATCATTGACTGGACGCTTCCCATAAGTTTTCCAATATCCAAAGAACCATCCGACAGGCCCGTTTGCATACCATTAATTAGATCTGTGAATACACCCGAACTCATTAAATTGGATACAGCCGCCATAGGATTAGAAGTATCAACACTGGACTTGTCTCCTACCGTCTTTTCGACTTTGTCAATAATATCGGAAAGAAACTGCGATTCCTTATCCTGGCCATTTGATTGTTGAATGGATTCCTGTAAAATACGCTTAGCCTGACTTGTAGGCTCAATAAGGCCCCAAATTGTAAGAAGGTGTTTCCAAATAATCGACGCGTTGTCTGGTGTTGATTGTCTCAGAACAGTTCCAACGTCAACGTACACTCTATCGCTATAACTGATACGATGTTCAGTAAATAGGTCTGCCTTTTTCTCTTCCATAGCCTGCCTATTTTCTTTATAGAAAGTTCGAAAGCACTCAATATGCTTATGGATGGGACCAACGTTCATGATGCCAGTCTTTTCAAGAAGACGATTGTAAAGTGCAATACTTTTATGTTTAGTTCCAAAAACAGTGTGTAAATCTGAAATAAAACAAGTGATCGCTTTAAAAATTAAAACAGAAGTGTTATCCATATTTTATTTATATATTTTATATATAATTTTAAATCATAATTTTAAATCCATAAGTCGGTCGTTCCCTAATTTACATATGTATAAATATGTAAATATATAAACTTATTCATCTTCTAGAATCTCTTCGTCCTCTTCTTCTTCGATATCATCGGCCAAGTCATCATCGTCTAGAACCTCTTCATCAATATCTTCGATCTTAACGTCATCCAACGTCTTTGACGTGTTAAGATTTTCCGGGATCTTATACGGAAATTTATACTTTTTGCACAATTCAATATCATCGGCAGTAAGCTCAGAAATTTTACCGTCTTCTAACTGACGCCCAAACACCATCTTATCAGTGTTAAAGACAAGAGATGTTTGTGTGTGCTCAAAATTACCAAATTTGTTCTTACGAATAGCAAGTTCGGCCATCCGATCTTTTACAGCCTTCACAACAGGCGGTTCTGAGTTCTTCTTGGGAGGTTCGACCTTCTTTTCCTTCTTTTCAGCCGAAAGTGAATCAACCAGTCGTTGAATAAGCTCATCCTTTTTACCTGTAACTTTAACACCCTGTTTCTTACACATCGCAATCAACATATCCTTATTAGCCGAAAGGATCTTTTCACGCGTGATTTCAGTATCATCATTACTAGCGGCTGGTGTGACCGAAGCCGTCGACGAAGACGATACCTTTGCCTTGACTGGGGAGGCCGCCTTTGACGATGAAGGTGACGCTTCCGAATCCCATAAACGGTAAACTTCGTCCGATTTAATATTAAAGGTGGACGCTACCTTGTCGCAAAATTCGCGCACCAACAAATCAAACTTGTTATTAAAAGACATGTTTGATTTTTGATTCAATAAAGTTTATCCAATTCATTTTTATTTTTTTAACATAATTATAAATGACACTCGCAGAAATAGTTACCGAGTATATTAGAAGTCGAAAAGGACTGTTCGTGTCATATGTAATAACTTGTTGTATTGTGTATATTGTTAAAGTTCTCGTTACTTCATTTGTATACAGCGACTTGTTTAAAAAAGACGCCGACATACAACAAGTTTTTAAGAAGATATGTGTAGTGTGGATATTGCTTTGCGTATTATATGTCGTAAAATCCAGAATCGAAACCGTTATTATTCCCGACCTACTATCCTTTTTCCGATTGAAATTGTTTTCTAATTATATTCGAAATAACGAAGTTAACTTTAATGATACAGACGTGACATCAGATGTAACCAAAATATTAGAAGTCACGAGAAATATACGCGACGTATTTTTGTGGATCGTATCAACATTTATTCCTACGTTTACTTTAATGGTAGCAATTAACGGATACTTTCTTGTGAAGTATCCAAAAATTGGGATAGTAAACATAATTGGAAATTTGGTAAACATGATACTTATATCGCAATCAGGCCCTGTGCTGATAAAACGGTCAAATGAACGCGAGAATAAATTTATCCATATGGTAGGAAAATTAGAAGAAAATTTTAACAATCTCCTAAATATATATCTTAACGATAAGACAGAGGAAACTATATCTGAAAATGAGGATATTGAACGTAAATACATTGATATTTATCAGATTCAAAATCAAGAACTAGAACAGTTTTCAGGAAAACTAAAAGTAAACAATTATCTGTTTTCCTTCATTAGTATGTATATGTTATACAAACAGACAACCGATCGGTCAGAACTGATTAACGGCCTTCTTATATTTACCTTTTATCTAGGCACACTGGAAAATATGTCAGAAGATATCCCGTTTTCGCTAATGACTCTCGGAAACATACAAAATATCGAAGACGCACTGGCTGTCAAAGATCCAAATCACGTACGTGTACGTCCTGTCTATCATAAAACGAATGCTATGCCTCTTGTCGAATCGGCTATTAAAGGGGCAATCGATTTTAGCGGAGTTTGGTTTCGATACAGCAAAGACTCGGATAAATATGTCTTGAAAAATTTTTCATTGAATATTAAAAAAGGCGATAAAATTGCACTGGTTTCTCAAAGCGGCTACGGGAAAACAACAAGCATGAAATTGTTACTTGGATTCTATAAACCAGAAAAAGGCACGATTTCGTTGGATGGAGTCAATATAAACGATATACCTCTCAATCAATTGCGTACACATATTAATTACATTAATCAAAAAACTTTTCTATTCCACGATACAATTATGAACAATATAAAATATGGGAACACAAAAACGTCGGAGTTTATTGTTGATTTTCTTACCAAAAATAATTTATTAACGATTTTTTGCGACGGTACAGGAACAGCATTGGAGTGTCTAAATAAAATGGTCGAAAAGAATGGTACCAATATTAGCATGGGAATGCAAAAAGTCATTTTTCTGATACGTGGCATCCTTAAAGATAATACATCTGTGTATATATTTGACGAGCCTCTTACGAGTATTGACCCATCCACTCGCGCAAAGGTATTAGACATGATTAAAAGTGAGACATCGGGAAAAACGGTCATTATTATCACACACGACACGGAAGTTTCTAAGATTGTCGATAAAGTTATTAATTTGGCTGATCTTAACCAGTAGCCATTTCTTGCAAAATGTGTGTGTTGTATAAATTATCGATATGGGTAAAAAGCAACTTGTGATAGCTTGTATAAGGGTTTGCAATATCTCCAAAAGATTTAACTAGGTCGCGTAACCGAATACGGTATTCATCTTGATGAGCAATTGCAACTTGCGGGTCAATAATTGGAATTCGCGCTACTTTTTTCAAATCGAGATATGCATTTAATATATCTTCGGGTACTGTTTTTGTCATATTACACCTAGTAGCTGCGTGTGAAATACGCTGTATTTTCATATTATGCAAGCGATTTTTCAATGTATTTTTGGCTGAACTCGCGGAATTTGACGGAGTAATGTCTACAACCTCGATTGTTAAACGATTCTCTTTTTCGTTTAGGGCTTTAATTCGATATCCACAACCTGGCTTGAAATACTGGCCAAGAGATGACAGGTCTGTAGCATTAGATTTATTCAGTTCTCTCAGTGTGTTCTTAAACCGTTCTACTGAATTCTTAGAAATAAATTTAGAACGATCGCCTTCAATATGAATCGAAGTAGTCTCAACTGGAGACTCTGAATGTGTTGTAGAGGCCATAATTGCAAATGCTTTATAATTTAATCTTTATCTTTATATCAATTTTTATAAAGATAACTTGCGATAATTAAATTTTAAAGACCTGTGTTTTATTTAAAAATGGATATTACTTACAAAGTATTCCCTTGCCATCCCCGTAAAAAAAATAAATTGGAAATTTCAGGAGATTATGACAAATATGAAAAGGTTATGAAGACGATTGGGTCACGTCGAAATAACGCGCAAGATATATGGCTTCTTGAAAAAGACTTTGAATTTCGTTTGAAAAACCTGATTACAAAACTTGGAGGAGATCCTGAAAAACAAAAAGTAATTGATAATAGTACAGATGATGAAAAGAAAAAAATTGCTATTGTGAGCGACCCTAAGTCGAACGTGTCTAGCGCGCCTATTACGTCGAGTGTTCCGATCGTGTCGAGTGTTCCGAATGTATCGAATGTCATGTCAAAACCCCATAAAGATGAACCTAAAAAAATCATTGAGCCTGAAAGTGAACATTCCGAATCAGAAAGTGAAAGTTCGGAACATTCTCGACATTCTGATGAAAGCCACCATTCTAATGAACATTCCGAATCTGAAAGTGAACGATCGGAAAATTCTCAACATTCTCAACATTCTCAACATTCTCAACATTCTGATGATGAAAGCGACAATTCTAAACAGTCTGATTCTGAAAGTGAACGTTCCGATCATTCTCAACATTCTGATGATGAAAGCGAGCGTGAAAAAAGCGAGTCCGAACAACCAATTAAAAAGAGATATACACCTCCCGCGCAAAAAAGAGATGTTCAAATCAACAAAAATTTTGACCGTATAATGGATGTAAGAAAAGATAAAGAGAATCGTGTAGAACGCCCACTAGACGTAAGAAACGAGAAGGAAACTCGTCGTGATCACGCAAAGGAAGAACGTCCAAGAGACGTAAGAAACGAGAAGGAGACTCGTCGTGAACACACAAAAGAAGAACGCTCACGAGACGTAAGAAACGAGAAGGAGAGTCGTCGTGATAACGCAAAGGAAGAACTTTCAAGAGACGTAAGAAACGAGAAGGAGACTCGTCGTGATCACGCAAAGGAAGAACGTCCAAGAGACGTAAGAAACGAGAAGGAGGCTCGTCGTGAACACACAAAAGAAGAACGTCCAAGAGACGTAAGAAACGAGAAGGAGACTCGTCGTGATCACGCAAAGGAAGAACGTCCACGAGAAGTAAGAAACGAGAAGGAGACTCGTCGTGATCACGCAAAGGAAGAACGTCCACGAGAAGTAAGAAACGAGAAGGATACTCGTCGTGACCAAGGAACAAGACGTGAATTGAATTTTGATAAAAAACTTCCTAATTCTGACGACGAGTCTAGTCGTTACAATATAATATACAGTAAAGACAAAATAAACTACTACCGTTCGTTCGGCAAGCAGCATTTTGCTGATGTTGACGATAGCTCAACTGATTATAGCGAAAGCAGTGATGATTTTCCGGAACCATCGCCTGTCAAGAAAAAATATGACGAGAATGTAGAACACATGAAAAGACGGATTAAAGAACTTGAAACAAGACGGTAAGATTTTTATATAAATCATTATATAAAACGAAACAGATGACATAAAACATGGACTCATTCCCCTCTTCTTTACATATTTCCAATAAAGAGATGTTTACCAAAATGCTACATGCCGATCATTTAGGGCGTCTTCGTCGTGATATTATGTACCATATGTTACATCAAAATGAAAGTGATTTTTTTGATCTTGATATTTTCAATCGTACATACGTAAAAGACACACCTCTTCTTATGAGTCTTGTGAATATAGTTACAGGTGAACTAAATAAGTTAGGATGGACGACTTATTTAGGATTTGGCGATACAGGCCTATATATTTATAGCACGTCAGAAAAACCAAATGGAGTTTATTAATTTTATTTTGTTAATAATAAAATGACAAATCATTCAAAACAACAGAAAATGGATGATCGTAACAATGCTCAAATAGAGCGTGAACAACGCCAGCTAGCTGCTTACAATAGACTAATGAACGAACGTAATAATGCAAGAAAATCGGCAGAACGACACTTGGGTCAAAACTTGGACTGGGATGCTTTACCACGTTTAAGTTTTGGTAAGTCTAGATCTAAGCAATCGAAGAAGTTGACAAAGTCTAAGAAATCGAAGAAGTTGACGAAGTCAAAGAAGTCAACGAAATCGAAGAAGTTGACAAAGTCTAGATCGAAGAAGTCGAAATCGAAGAAAACCCTTTAATAAGACGTGCATAACGTACAATACTCGACCTTATATCCTTATCATTTCTATCTGTTGTTGCAATGTATTTTGTTAGTGTAGTTAATATACCATCGTTTTCATTTTTCCTCTTTTCCTCTTCTAACCCTTTGTAAGCAGCATATCCTAATACTAACATATCAGGATTTTTATATTTCAAATGTGGAATACGCGTCACAATTGGTTTTAGTGTATTTTCGATTTGAACATTTCCTATACTATTATTTTGACGGTGTTTCCATCTAAACTGTTTCATAAGTTCTATAATTCTGTCATTGTCATCCATTAACAATAATTCTCGCCAATTGTCAATTTTGTGAAGTGGTTCGTCCGGGTCATTTGATCTTGCGTCCCACGGTTTTTGGAATACTTCTTCATCATCATCGTACTCACTCATCTTTATTTTAAAAATGTTTTTAAAAGATATATTTTGTTTATAAAATAAAATGGATACACTTGATGTGACTCCCTTTTTTTTGGACCTTCTTACCAACATCATACACATGGAATATAGCGACTTAAAGGAAACCGACGGGTTTAAACTTCTTGTAGACTCAATTGAAAACGATTGGATATTATCATGCACAATCGACGGTATAGCATATGAATTCAATGATGTCAGTGACCTTTTTAACAACACACGACAAATATGTCAACACTCGGCTCCGGTCTCTGAAAAATATACCTATAAAATATTACTAGATCAAGCATTCTATAAAATACAGTCGTTTATAGGCCATTGTGAAGATGCCGACAATTTAATGGCATCATTTTATGGAATGAGTGTATAAATAAAAATGAAAATCGACTATAAAAATATTTAAACATTCAAACCATTTAAATATATAACATGTCTCGCGTTTTTCACACATCTCGGCTGTCTTACAAGATCTACAACGCAACTCGGAACGAATCAATGAAGCCAAGTGGCGATACCAAACAAAATCTTGCATGCACAATTGTAAAGAATGGCCAAATCGTTGTGACTGGTCGGAATTTTCGTTCGTTTGGAACTACGCAAACATGTTGCTGTCACGCTGAAATGGACGCCATTTACCAACATCTTAAGATTTCTAGAAAGTGGGAAATGTTTCATTTCATTCTCAAGAACGCGTATCGAGCAACTTCGGGACCTCTTACCCGTATCCCGGGGAAAGCTAGCTAATCAAAAAATCCAGAAAAGTATTGACCTAATTAAAATTCCCAAATCACCGAAACGAGTTAAACGTGAGAAATGTAAATTATACGTGTATAGATTTATCTCTGGTGGTAAACTGGCTAACGCAAAACCGTGCGCCGAATGTTCAAGGTGGATTCAGTTGGCGGCGTGTGTAGGAATTGACTATAAAACATATTACACAGATGATGATCAGTCCATTCAAGACTATAAATACGATTGTAACCAGTATTTACCGTCTAATACGTATTTTTAACTACTTTTTAACTAGTTAAAAATTAAATCGTTAGATTTTCGATTGTCTCTTCAAGCATTGAAACTCTTTTTTCCAACCTTTTTATCTGTTTGTATTGTCTCTGTATTTTTTGAAAGCAGTAAAAGAGACACATAATAAGATTTATAATAAAAAAAATAAATTCGTCAAACATACTATTTTATTATCTTATATTTAAATATCTTATATAAAAGAAATAATATATGCCGTCTTTTCGCCAAAAAACGACTGACGAACGAAGAAATGAAGTATATCGGTTGCTCAAAAAATACCCAGACAAAATACCTCTCATAATTGAGAAGAGCAAGTCTTGTAATGTGATCAACGATACAATAGTTAATAAGCTTCTTGTCCCCGCTGAATTAACAGTTGGCCAACTACTTTATACATTACGCCAAAGAATTATGCTAACACCTGAACAAGCTCTTTTTATTTTTTTCAACAATCAAATTGTAAACACTACGTATACGATGAGACAAGTTTACTTGGAACATTACAATAAAGAAGACGAAATGTTGTACGCTATCTACTCATCCGAATCAACATTTGGTTAAAAATTTTAAATTATTCTTAATATTTTTAATATATAATAAATGAACAATCGCGATTATATGACTAAAGTAAATCCTAATTTTTTACAGCTTGGTAACTATTACGGTCGTCCAGTTGATACGTCTATCAACTATAATTTTGCGAATGGCGTACAAATCGTGCCTGTATTCCAGGGTGTGTCGTACGACAAA